AGAAATAAAAATGCTGGAAGCTTAGTAAATTAAGGCTTCCAGCACATCACAAATAATCGGAGTAACAGGATTTGAACTTTTATACCAATATTTTAACGTGAGTTTATCGTACTTTTAAAGATCTATGTTAAACTGTCAACAATTCTGTCAACACAATAAAAATAAGGAAAGGGGATAGCATCGTGTACGCTATAATCTTTTCGTATATTTATAGTATACAATCTTTCAAACTATGGTATAATCTACACATTAGACCACATCAATAGGAGGAGATATTATGCCACGTGGAGTTCGCAAATCACCACTCGTAAAACTCAGAGATGAACTAAAAGACACACAAGATTCGATAGAGCAATATAAAGCCTCAATCAAAACGCTTCAGGAAAAAGAGAAGCAAATACAAGATGAAATTAAGTTAGAAGAGTTTAAAGAGGTTTCATCAATACTAGAAGAGCAAAACATGTCCTTAGCTGAATTAAAGGAATTACTTATATCCAAAGCTGAAGTTGAACAGGGTAGCTGAATTTATGCCGAGAATCTTCGCAATGAGGGTTTTCGGCATATTTTTTTGTGAAGAGCAGAACATATGTTTGCATTTTCAAATTACATATGGTATAGTACCATATAGAAAGGTGGGCATACCTATGAGAAATATAAGATTGAGTAAAATACAAAAGCAAATATTTGATTATGTAAAAGAGTCAATAAATAATAGAGGATATCCACCAGCAGTCAGAGAGATTTGCGAAGCGGTCAGTTTAAAATCAACATCATCCGTCCACTCTCACCTGGAGACACTTGAGGAAAAGGGATATATTAAAAGAGACCCAACCAAGCCACGAGCTATCGAAATTATGGAAGATTGTTTTAATTTAGAGCAACGGGACGTTGTAAAAGTTCCGCTCCTTGGAACCGTGGCTGCTGGTCAACCTTTATATGCTGAGGAAAACATTGAAAATTATTACCCTATACCATCTGACCTTCTCCCAAATGCCGAGACATTTATGTTAAACGTAAAGGGGAATAGTATGATTAACGCAGGTATTCTCGAAGGAGATCAGATCATTATAGAACAATGTCCAATGGCAGAAAATGGAGATATAGTTGTTGCGTTAGTAGGGGACTCAGCCACAGTAAAGCGATTCTTCAAGGAGGACGGACATTACCGCTTACAGCCAGAAAATGATTCAATGGAACCAATTATAGTAGATCAGGTAGCGATTTTAGGAAAAGTTATAGGTTTATTTAGACCGGGTATTCATTGATAAAATATAAAAACACAAAGGAAAATCAACATGGTATTCTCTATAAATAAACAAGCAATCGAAATAAAATCAAGATTTCAAGGGATTACATTGACATCTGTTAATGAGTGTTGTTGTGCGATAGGAATCTTGGCGAAGATGTATGGCCTTCCACTACCACAGAAGCATGAAAACTTGGAGAAAATAAAGGAAGAACTATATAGGGGAATCGATGGAAAATCAGCGCCATCGGAATATGCATCAAAAATAATTGATATGCTTGATGGATATAATGGTATGGGAACTATTACAAATGAATTATATGACCTATTGCAATATGCTTATAATGAGCAACGCGGATTTGAACCGGCATATAAGTAAAAAATAAGGAAGCAAATAATGCTTCCTTTAATTTCCACTATCAAACGAACATACATTCGAGTACAATATCTCTAGAGGTGATTATGTGAATAAAGTAATTTTTCATATCGATGTAAACTCCGCCTTTCTAAGTTGGGAAGCAGTATATCGGATACACCATTTGGGTGGGAATTTAGACCTGCGAAACATACCGTCAGCGGTTGGTGGTGACGTTACAAAAAGACATGGTATTATACTTGCGAAAAGTATACCAGCAAAGAAATATAATATAAAAACAGGAGAATCCGTACCTGAAGCATTAAGAAAGTGTCCTGACCTCGTTCTTGTTCCTCCTAATTATAATCTATATCAAAAATCATCAAAAGCTTTCATAAATATTTTAAAGGAATATGGCCCCGTTGTAGAACAATATTCCATCGATGAGGCGTACATGGATATGACTGGCACAGAATCATTGTTTGGAAAGCCAGAAGATATTGCAAATAAAATAAGAGAGCGTATTTATAGAGAACTTGGCTTTACGGTAAATATTGGAATTTCAAATAATAAAGTCCTGGCTAAGATGGCATCAGACTTTAAAAAGCCTGATAAGGTGCATACACTGTGGTTAAGTGAAATAAAGGATAAAATGTGGGTGCTTCCTGCATCTGACCTATTTTTTGTTGGTAGAGCTACTGCGCGTAAACTTAACAATCTAGGCATTAAAACAATAGGAGAGTTAGCACAAACTGATCTATCAATAATTAAATCTCATCTTGGTAAACACGGGGAAGTAATATGGTCTTTTGCAAATGGAATTGATTTCTCGGCAGTTGAACCTGTACCGCCACCAAATAAGGGCTATGGTAACAGTACCACAATCGCATTTGATGTTACGGATGTCAATACTGCAAAATTAGTTTTACTTTCATTAGCGGAGACAGTTAGTGCAAGATTAAGAGATAACAACGTGAAAATCAAAGTAATATCTGTTGGAATAAGGGATTATAACCTTGGGTATTACAGCCACCAAAAGAAACTGAAAACTGCCACCAACATAACAAGAGAAATCTACGAATCAGCTTGCCAAGTGTTTGATGAAATGTGGGATAAGGTTCCAATCCGACATCTTGGTATTCATACCAGCCAAGTAGTAACTGAAGATACAAGACAGCTCAACCTATTTGATGATATGGATTATGAGAAACAGGAGCGTCTAGATAGAGCGGTGGACGATATAAGGAAAAGGTTTGGCACAGATTCCATTGTAAGAGCAAGTTTTATTAAGGCCGATAAAGTTGACCATATGAGCGGCGGAATCAGTCGTGAAAAGAGAACCGTGAATTATGAAACTCAAAATATATTATAGGTGGTAAGGTAACATGAGTGCATTTGGGATTGGAACAAATGTAAAAGAGATTGATAGCGGAGAGCTACACGGTAAGAAGTACAATATTGCTTGCAAGGCTTGGTTTACCGCTAATTGCAGCCCTCGCCCCCTAAGTTTCAAATTTGAAGGCGATGATGGCGTGATACAAACAATATCTGATATAATTATAAAATGCACTGAAGATAAAAATTATAATGGAATTCCATCAAAAGAATTTCACTGTGATGCAATCATTGGCGGCATACGTCATGAATTTAAACTGGTTTTTTATATGGAATCGTGTAAGTGGATCATGGTAATATAAAGTGCATGTATAGGATTTTCGGTTATTAGTACAATAATTAGATCACTGATAATATGGCAAAGCGAAACAAGAGGGTATAATGGATATTTTCGATGAAAAGGGTATTAAGCCCATGCTTATATCTGAAAGAGTTGATCCGTATGATGATGTGGATTCTATCTTTGAGCTTAAATTTGATGGGATCAGATGCATTGCTTATAATGATTATAAATCTACCGATTTGAGAAATAAGCGAAATATGAGCTTGTTGTCAAGGTTTCCGGAATTAGAATTATTGTTTAAGGGCTGCAAACAGAAATGCATACTCGACGGGGAGTTAAACGTATTGGTTAATGGGAAGCCGGATTTTTACGAAGTTCAAAGAAGGACGGTTTTAACTGATCCCTTTAAGATAGAACTAGCGTATAAAAAACACCCAGCAAATTTTGTAGTTTATGATATACTTTACTATAAAGATAAACAAGTAACTGATTTACCACTAATTGAGCGTAAAAAGTTATTAGACGAAGTAATATCTGAAAGTGACATATTGTCAAAATCTCGATACGTTGAAAAGAATGGAATTGCGATATACAATTTTGCAGAGGAAAATGGCTTGGAAGGAGTCGTTGGAAAAAAGAAGGCAAGTCTATATTGGTTTGGAAAGCGATCTAGGGATTGGAAGAAGATCAAAGTGCTTAAAGAAGAAGATTTTGTCTGCATAGGATATATTCCTAATAAGAACAGTATGACAACGCTGATTCTGGCGAAGTACAATGACGACGATGAATTAATTATCACTAACCACGTTTCTCTTGGCGTAAGTATCGCTAAGCTCAACCAACACGGAATGAGAATTTCTAATTGTCCTATAAAAAACTTAAAAGGGTATGCTGATGCGACATGGATGGAACCAATGGTATGTACTATTGAATATATGCCTTCTGAAAAAGAGGGTATTCGTCAACCAACGTTTAAAAGTGTGAGAGAAAACAAGTTACCAAGAGAATGTAGAATTAAAGAAGATGACGCATGAAAGAGTGCTTTTATATAGTAAAAAATAGGGAATAGAAGAGTATTATACTCAACTATTCCCTTAATGTTATATATGCATATTATTCTTTCTTATACTCTTTTCCGATGACATTCAGGTATTCTTTTTTAGAGATTCAGTGTATTACCCTGAATGCCCAAACCTTAATAAGGGTTTGCTGATGATCCTCCGCTACATCTAACCCTGAATATATTTGACGCTGAACTCGTTGATATAAGATATATACTTGTATATCCATTCGATCTGTTATACACCAACCTATAGGCTTTTCCATCCTCCACGGCAAATAGAGGTTCTGATAAACCCTCGGCAACAGCGCAATAGAGTCCAAAATTGAATCTTAGAAATACTACCGGCCACTCTGGGTGAATATACCCTTGCCATAATAACCCGGTATCCCATTGTGCTCCTTCCAAATTGGTTAATCCTGAGACAACGTATGGACTTTTCGTTATATCAACAATAACCTCGTTTTTTGCAGGTTTATAAACCCAATCGGTTGATCCGTTCATATCTAAACATGACTGTCCTTTCACCATTTTTTCTGCTGTCAATCCAATAGCACTCGCTACTTCTGCTCTTGTACTGTAAACCCAGGGGTTATTAGGATCTTCTGCATAATATCCTTTTGGAATATGGTAATATAATCCCTGAGTATTAAGTCCCCTTCCAACACTAGCAATTGCTGTTCCTTTATTCGGTATGGTTCCCGTCCGCTTGGTCTTGGGATCGGTGCTGTAATAAGTACTCCCGGCCAATACCTGACCATCTGACGCATTTCCTGTCAATGCCAATGTCCCGGTTATTGGATTCCCATCCTTATCAACTATAACCTTTGAAGCCAATACATCGCCTGAGCCGGCAGATATAACGCCAAGATCCAACTCTCCGGCACCTATTTCATCATTTGTATCTGCGCCAACATATGTTTTACCCTTTAGCACCTGTTTCTTTGTAGCAGTTAGTTCATCAGAACCAATTCCTCCGCCACTAATATTTGTAATGCCGCTTTTTGCCATTATTTCCTCACCACCCTTATCTCTTTTATCATTAGTTCTGATTTGGGTAGTTTATTTGCTTTAAATGTAATGTTTCCAGCACCTGTGTCATCTTGTATATAGATTAAAGCTTTTGATGCATTTAATATGCTTGATGATACAAAGTCAATTTCTACCCGATCATTTGCCAGTATTGCAGAGTTGCTATATACATAAGTCAAATTACTTCCCCATGAACTTATTGGAATTTTAATATTAGACGCGATAACCACACCTGAAAGATACTCTGTTTTTTCTGCTGAATAAGCATTTGTCTTCTTATCATTACCGGTAGCCATATCGTTAATTCCAATTGTGTTCTGAGCAATATGAGTTACCATGTTTCCAACGTCATCTTTATAATATTTCTCAATTGCCTTAATTGCGTCTTGTAGTGAATTTATTCTATCTGCATTTATTAAAACCTTCAATAAATCCGGATTATTAGTTATCACATTCGCAGCGGTTGTGAAATCCTTATTTGTTATAGCCGTTTGATAAGACACCATAGCACCAACTAAAGCTGCTGTAATATCCTGCATATTATCAAAATTATCTATTGCATCAGGAAATTGACTACGTGGATATTCTTCGTAAGCCATTTAATTCCTCCTTTCTAGTTTCTATATTTTCTATCGTAAACATAAGAAAAACTCTCCATAAACTTATAGAGAGTCATTGTCATTGTTCCATTGCCAGAATTCCAACTTAGGTTTTTTATAATATATTGGCTTTTTTTGTTGTTATATTTTGGCGTATATTCGATTTTTTTATTTACGGTCAACCATGGAATTACCACCAGGTTAAGCATAATTGTATCCATCATTGCTGTGGTTTGATATGTTAAATACTCTGCTTGATTATAACAGGCTGCATCGTCGCTTAATGTATCATATTCAACTGACCTTAATATTTCATAGCCTAGTTTTGTTGTTGAAAACGGACAGTCTTCTGATTTTTCTTCGTATCTACCATAGCATTGAAAATTTCCGAGTAAATAAAGAGAGTTCCCGGATATAGAGCGCCTATATCTAAACACGTATATAGTATTATTTTCAAGTGCACCCGCTTCCAACGTTTTTCCATCTCCGTCTACAATGGGAATAGCGGCATATCCGTTTATTGAAAATTTAGGAGAATCCAAGTTTGTAGTGGATACTTTAAATGCTAACTGTGTTAGATTATCTACATCGTCCCAAGATGAATATCCAGAAAAAGCAACAGTGTAAGTATTATTTGAATATGTAGAAGTGGAAGAGTACCGATCTTTATTTTCAAGTTCTAATACCTTTCCCCACACCTCTGTAACATTATATATCCCAGAAAAACCACTTGAGGTTTCCTCATTTGTCACCAATCCTTCTAACACTCCATCATTCAAGATTACATCTTCTTCTAAGCAAGTTGGTATTTGTCCCCATACAAACACTCCATCTTCATCAAAGAAGAATTCCCAAGAATCATATAAGTCACTTATCTTTTTCCATATATCGGCAAATGTAGAACCCGTACTAAAGGTTAAATCGTAAGGTATTTCTTTGCCTATATCTTCTACCACGTAATTGGTAATTCCAGCTAATTTAAGTGTCCCAATAATCGAAGTCCTGATGTCCTCACCAGCTGGAATGGACAAACTTTTAATAGTATAACTCGGTGAGCCATTTGCGGAGCCATAACCTATTAGTTGACCATTTAGAGTTCCATCATATTGAGTCATTAAATCGGCACAAGTGAGAGCGAGTAGCTTTTGATTCTTCGAATAGGTATATTTCATGCTGACATAACAGAAAGTCCCCAATTTATACCATATTATTTCTTTACTTCTTTGGCTTCGCAAACCATAATAAACTCTCAATCTTTTATCTAACCAAATCTTCTTATCGCTACCAATAATGAAGGTTGAATCTAAAATTGCCATATCACAAGAATAGGTTCTCCGCTGAATTGATTCAGAATCTTGTGAGAAATTATCGGATATAATAACCCCCTCTAGCGAATCCAATGTCTTAAAATCCTGATTCAGTAGTTCTACCTTGATTCTTATTTCTTGTTCGCCTTGGTGTAAAATATTAATATCTTCCTGTGTAACAACGTATCCCATATTTCACCACCAATCTATCCATCTATATTTGTATCAAGCAAACCATTATAATACAAATCATTTGTGCTATATGCATCTCCACATTCTGCAATACTAAACTTAGATATTACATGGAGTGGATGATCAGATTCCTCAGTTATTTCATCACTAGTAACTCCAATCAACCATACATTACCAAAATAATCCTTGAGAATTTTTACATTGCTATTCGTTAAGAAGTCATAAATGGTATTACGATAATCCCATGACGTTTCTGTTTGCCACACACAATTTGTGTTATCAATAAAGCAACACTCAATGTCTCCTGTAATGTAATTTGTTCTTCCACCCTTGAAAATAATGGCTTTTTCTCTGCCAAGTGGTTCAATCAGTCCTGTTCGCTGAATGCGCTTTTTATTGAAATTGGTATCCAAAACCATTGGGTATGATACATTATTTTCACAAATAAAATAAGAGTCAAATTTTGACTCTACTGTGTTGATAATATAATCACTTTCTCCGCCTGATATTACTGGCACATATGCAAATGATACAGAACCAACAGGAGCATAATAGTGCATAAGATCTATTGCAAAATCTTCTTTCGTTGTAATTGTCTTTTCGTAAATCGTTTTGTATTTGCTATCTTTAGATGTTTTCCGTTTAATTCTCACTGACTCAACTATATCTTCGGTAAAGTTTACGTTACCTGCATATAAATCTTCTTGGAAATATGCATGTAATCTGGTATCATTATCCCATGTAGACGGTATAGAGCCATCAAAATCGTCTGTCTCTATGACTTCAGACGAAGCATACATTTCATCATAAATCGCCGATTTTATTGTAATATAATCTATCGCAGTCGAAGCGGCAGGAGATGTACTAAATGATTCTTTTGATGCCGCGAAACTGTATCCTAATATCATAAGTTAAATCTCCTTTCATTATAGTGCAGTCCAAGTGTAATTAGTATTGTCTGAAATATAATCAGAAGGAGCGGGTGTCCAGGGAGTTGCGGTGGAACCTCTCTCTAATTTTGGACTATTAATATAGAACTCTCCTATTTTGTTAAAAATAATGTATATAGAATCGTGAGGTTGGCTTAGGTTTCTAGGTAGTTCCATAGTATACTTAATCCACTCATTTGTAACTTGTACTATTTTATATGATGAAGTAAGCCCCCACCTCGCAGAAAGAACACATTCAACATTGGATTTAGCATAGAACGACAAAACACAGTGTTCACCATCATTAGCTGTTATAGCAGTCTTAAACTGTATATCTTGGCCAGCCTGTCCCGCAGCATTACCTATTATCTTTAATGATTTATGCCCATTAGTAATATTATCGTCGATGGATAACGAATAAGCACTCCCCCTTACTGAATACCAACTTGAATTTAATTCTTTAAAATCGCTATACCTTAGTAGATTCCTTCCGCTACTCTCCCACAACGTAATTATCTCGTCTGGTACATCACAAACTCCAACATAAGCAGAATTACTTTGTTTCGTGGTTGTCATATTACTACCATCTGCACTTGCGGAATATCTAATTACTGAACTGACAACCTCTGCTTTTAAATCAAATAAACCATTGACTCGATTAATCAACAACGAATACTGGTGATAATCGTCTGAATGTGTAGCAACGTATCCACTATTTGAAATATAATTTATCCCACATGAATTAGCAACTAGTTCAAAGTATGCTTTTTCACCATCAGAATCCGACCAACTCCCAATACGATAGTACACATTTACAGTCAAACCATCTGTGGTTCCGAATGTAATAATTGATTTGTTTCTGGTTGCCTTGCTAAACTTATATATTTTTGTAAAATCTCCATCTAACAAAAATCCTTCCTTAAATATTACACTATTATCACGCAAATCTGCCGATTCGCCATCTATGTATGTAACATCCGATTCTGATTCTCCTTCGGCTGAAATTATATTGCTTTTTATTTCAATCGCACCAGTATCTGATATATTATTTAATTCTAATGTACTGAAAACTTGGGCAGTAGTGTATGATACAGTGACAAGTACATATCCTGTATCCAAGCTCATTCCGTTTACGGTTTCCCCTGTAGCACGGATATAATATTGGGTTGCATTTTGCAAATTACTTACGATATAGGATAGATTAGTCGTGTCATATATTTGTCCAGACGAATCAACAAGTGTCTTTTGATAACTATACAACGTAATATTAAACCAGTTTAATAATTCACTTTCGACCTGCGAATAAGTTAACCCGATAGAATATGATGATGCTCTGATAATGTCTCCATTTGAAACTGATAAATTGAAGGTTGGGGTTGTAAAACAATAGAATGGAGTACCTATATTCTGTATTGTAGATTCATTATTGTTTACATCAAATACAGTGATATAGGCTACGTATTTTGTACCATTTATTAAGGTGGGAGTGGGTGGAAGAATATAGACTTGCTTCATTGTATCTATTGTACTATCGTATGCCGTTACTCCCGTAGCATTATTTTTTATGATACATCTCACTTTATAGATTTGATTACCAGACCAAGTGAAGTTAATATTTGTACCGACAGAAGAATCAAATGGAGCTATTGTATGTATTGTTGCGTACATCGGTCGTACCCCCTTATCGCTTCATTAACGCCTCTTCAACTGCGGCTCTCCATGGTTCAAGAACGTCATCTATACTATATTCGTCATTTATAATCATATTTACATATAAATCTACCATTATTCAGTACCTCCTTTTAATTCTGTAATTAGCGCTGCAAGTTCAATAATTGCAGAGTTTTGAGCTTTTTGGCTAGCTCTTAAATTTTTAAGCTCCTTTTCAATTAAATCTATATCTTCCAATGTGAATACTACGAGAAAACCAGATATTTCTTCGTCATCGTTCCATGTTATTGTCACGGAAGTTGACTTACATCTTTTATTTGAGTATGTAGCAGAAATAAGTCCTGAACTATTTTTTATAGTATATGAACTCAGATTTGTTTCAGTAAGTAGTATGAGTGTTGTATAAAACTCATCAATGGAATTAAAAGATTTTGTAAAAGAATATTCGGAACTTTCCTCCTCTATTTCAATTGATGTTGAATCATATAAAATTAATTTATCCATAAAATTTCCTTTCTATTGTAAAAATAAAACTTAGTTAAATAGCAATTTAAATAACAAAGCTGATAAAAGCGATTTAATCGGAAAAGTTACTGGTGGCTTAGATGCATTAGCCAATGTTACATTTGGACGTGCAGGCGATAGAACATACATAAGGTTCACCGTGTCAGCCACATCTTTTTACCAGCTTGAAATTTACGACGATGGTCCGCTTGTGTATGCTAGAAGTATTGATGGTGTCTGGGCTACTGTGTGGACGAAATGATCATTTCCATGCCGACCATTCTCCAGCGCTATTCCTGAACCTTTTAAGTGATCCATCTGCATAAATCTGTTCTTGAGCTATGTAGTTAGAGGTTGCATATACCAAAAAGATACTGGGACCTTTAAAACCGAGATTCAGCATAGTCGACCCTTCCGAAGATATGATCTGATAAATGCCAGTTTCTGAATAATTATTTGCGTTCCCTGACGCATAACCTCTAAGCATCAATACATTAGTCAAATTGCTATTTACCGTATCAAGCTGATCCTTTAAACTCTTTCCCATTCTGCCGTCTAATACAGTGCCAGCTACGTTAGTGGTTAAATTGTTTACAACCTTATCTGTGGTGACTATTCGATCCAAAAACCCATTATAACTTTGCACGAATAATGAATCCCAATCTCCTCCGGGTGCACATACCCATACTATATCTCCAATAATCAAGTCATAGTATGATTTCACTTTATATTCTGCATTTTTATATAAAACCTTATATACTGTGTCATTTATTTTTTCAATTATAGTAGCTTTAAATACTTTAGTTAATTTCAAATTGCCTGTAAATAAATCAAAAGCATTTACTAAATCATCAGAAAATTTATTGAATACTTCTTGCCAATTTAAATTCAATTCATCACCTACCATTCAAAAATGAGGAATCCAGATATCTCCAGATTCCTCTTAACATTTTATCTTTTTCCGAGTCTTTGTCCTAATGCCAATGCAAGTTTACCATCTAATATTCCTTGTGCTAATTGATCTGGAGCATCACATTTCTGAATGTTGATATCCCCAAAATTAAACTCTTGCTTTGGAGTCGATTCTCTTACTGTAATTTGATTTAGAAAACTGCCATAATCAGGAATATTAGGCTTAAAACTATTAGCAGACGCCAAGTTCTTTAGAAGATTATTCTGTTGTTCATCATTAAAGATAGCCTCTCCCTCATGAGCAAGTATTGGAACTTCTCCCGGCTTCAAATTATTTGTAGCAAGATGTTTGAGCATCTTTTCTCGCTCAGAATCTGTAGATTTCCCAACAAGTCCATTTTTGATGCCATCAGCATATACACCAGGGCCACTATTTACGTAGTCGCCCTTTCCGGGAGTTCCGGGACTTCCGTCTTTTCCTCCTCCATATCTAGTATTATCATTGTCACGATCTCGCTCATAATCATAACTATCTTCTAAATTGTTTCTGACTTCTTTTAGCACTTCAAGCATTGAAGACACGTTGTCGGTAAGTTTCTGCCAACTAGACGTATATTCAGATATCATTCCAGCATTCTTATTGTACTGTTCTAAGGACTTTAGTAACTCAGTGGCAGTATCTTTCAATCCACTTTGGATACCCGTCAGAATCGCATCTGCGTTAGCAGCCGTGTCATTTACGGTACCTAAATAATCAAAGATATTCTTCAAATTATCTGTGGCAGACATTTTCTGATTGAGCTGAGATAGGAGATTATTGATACCTTTTACGGCTTCATCGTAAGTGATTGTTCCTTCCTTATATGAAGCAATGTAATCCTCTAACAATGACTGAATATTATTTGTGGAGTCTATTTGATCTTGATACTTTTTGAGCTGTTCAGCGGTGTTTGCGTACATTCCTGAGAATGTATTAAATAGGGCAGTGTCATTACCAGAGAGTATCTTGTCTTTCCAGCCGGCGCCTAGAATATCATCGGCCTTTGCTTCGTCCTGTGCAATTTTGATGTTCTCTGCAATTTGTTTCCATCGATCTGCAATAGTTTCAAGATTCTTTATCTGTGAATCATATAATTCATTCTGTTTTTCAAGCGCTTCATCGAGTGCGTCAATTTCATCTTGAATCTTTCCGGTTTCGAGAGCGAATTTTGCATCTTGAACTTTTTCGAGAGCTTCTCTTTGCTTATCTGCGTTTACCTCATAAACTTTTTCTCCATCACGAATTACAGCCTCGGTGGCTTGCTGGTTCACTTTTTGAAGATCATATAAAGACTGTTCATAGTCGGTCTGTCGCTTTAATTGGGTATTCTGCTTTTGAAGTAAGTCAAGTTTATCCTTTAAACCCTTCTTCTGTGATTCGTTAGCTTCCTGGTATGCGTTTTTCTGGTCGTTAATAACATCAATCTGTTTCTGAATAGCGTTCGTGACTGCCGAGATAACTAAATCCTGTTCTTCTTGCACCTTGCTTAATGCATCTGCTACTTTCTGCAACTCTGTTGAAAAACTACCGATATTTTCAAGCGGAAGTTTCAACATCTCTTCATTTAGCTTACGCATGTTCTGGACGGTGGTAGACATTTCAGAGTTAACAGACCGTAACTGATTATAGAGTTCAAGGTAGCGGTCACTTCCCACTTCATATTCAGACATGGTATCTTCAATTAATGATGCTTGTTCTTTCAAATTATCTACGACTTTTGCACTATTAGATATTAAACGCTGGTAATATCCTGCGTCCAATTTCTTTCCAGAGGCCTCAACCTCGGCTCCCCAATCCGAAATAGCGGTTCCAATATCCTGATACATCGAAACTAATGTGGAGAGGTGGTCTATTGGCATTTGGAGTAGTTGGTTACTGTATTCTTCCTGCGCCTTTTTTAGAGCATATACATTATTCTCTGCATCAGCAATTTCACTTTTCAGATCAATATACTCTTGTGAGGACTTGTCTGCTCCATTAGCAAGCAGATCCCTTAATTCCGCTCGTTTATTACTAATTGTATCTCTGGCATTAGAAATTAATCCTGACGTATTCCGAATAAGCCTGTCGTAAAATGAAGAGTCGATAACAATACCAGATGACTTGTAATATTCCATCTGGCTTTCTAGTATAGAATTAGAATCTTTTAATTTATTGTTTTCATTCTCAATAGATTTTGAAATAGCATCATATTTAGACTTTATATCATCTAGATGCGTTTTTTGTGCTTCAGATTGTTCCTTCTGTGTACCAGCGAGTTTATCATAAGCGTCCATTGCTGATTGCACATTTTCTAATTCAGTACCAGAAAGAGTGTCTACAGACATAGACCCATTTTCTATTTTTGCTTTGTTTTGAGCCGATATTTTACTAACAGCTTTATCATATTCCTGCTGATACTGATTAACTGCGTTTGCATATTCGTCAATGAGTGTTTTGTCCAGCTCCAGAATTTGATCATGCGTAGCTGTGGAAAATGCAGAATAGGTGTCAGAAATTTTACTGACCAGTTCTGACCTTTTATCTTTAAGCAATTTTAGCTGTCGCTCAATCCAGTCAATAGGTTTCTCGGTGTCTTTTTTATCTTTTTTAGAACCAGAAGAGGGCTTGTTTGTTTTTGTACCACCTGTATACGATGCGTTGACACTTGAACCCTTGCCCTTATACTCAGAAGCAGCCTTTATTGCTTCATCTACTTCCTGTTGTGCGTTTCTTACAAGAGCATCATAGCCTTCTTTTCCCCCAATATTGCCTCCTACATTTCCACCGGCTTTCAAGGTATTTAACGCTTTGAGTGCTGTATTGGCAGTACCGATGACCCCGATAAGAGAGATGATATTTTGAATATCTCCACTAGTATCAAGTGCATTTCCATTGAAAAATTCCTTCTCTAATACCAGCCCGGCAAGCGCAACCTTAGCGATATCACTTTGAGTTGCCTCATCTATGATTCCTGGAATCTCACTGGCGGTAGCATTTGCGAGGTCATTACTTACTTCTGCCGTATAAGCTTTTTCAGCAGCTAAATGCTCCTGTGCAATTGCTAATCGAGACATTACAACTTCTTCCGCATTAGCAACACCCATGTTCTGAAGCATAGCAGTAGCAAGATTGGCGTTTTCGTCTGTAAGTCCATTTAATACACCAGAACTATCAATCCATGTAGTTACGAGATCATTGAATGCAGATTTTGTGATATTAATATCTTTTGGTGAAGAAGATACTTTTTCAACGAAATCGGTATATGATTCTCCCAAGTCTTTAAAATTATCTTTGAACTTTTTGTCATCTAGTAGAGCATAGTCAAACGGATTATCTTTGTCGGATATACTCTTCATAATTTTATCTAAAGATTCAAAACCTTCAGATAGAGAGTTGATGTTTGAAATTACTTCTTGCTTGGAGAGAGGAGTGAATGCTACTTCACCAGATTTTGCTACATCATCTTGAACAAATTTCAATCTGACCAATTCATCAATGACCTGGTTAATACTTAATCCATATTTATTGGCAGATTCAACAATTTTATCAAAACTATCATCTTTTCCATCATTTGCCATGGATAATACATCTGTTTTTGATAAACCTTTTAGATTTTTAGCATAATCTTTGATATTATCGTTATTTGAAGAGAGCGCATCTCTAAAATCGTATAGTCCAGTATTAGCCTGATCGAAAATATCAGTCATTACATTTCCATATCGTTTCCAGTTATCGCTTGTTAAATCAATGGAATTTTTTACTTCCCTAAGATCATCTCTTGCCGATAATATTTTAGATTCGTCACCAGAAATTAGTGCATCGTTATATGCTTTAACGGCATTTGTAGCCTTATTATAACCTTCTGATAGTTCGTTATCAGTGGCAATTTGAGACATCAATGCGGAGTTATATATTTCATCGTATTTATCTAATATTTTTTGGTTCTCTTTAAGTGCATTTGTTGAGTTATCTAAGAACCCATTGATGAAGTTGTTGTCTTCATATTTATTTCCAAGATCTTGAATCTCATTGGAGAGATTACGTATGACTTTTTCTGCATTTTCGGCATTTCCAAAAAACTTGATGGTATAGGCATCTACTCCGTTATTTTTAAGAGACTCTAGTTTTATACCCTGGTTAGAGTATTTTGAAGCTATACTATATATTTCTTTTGCATAGTCGTTTGATAAATTACCAGTGCTGCCAAGCGTATAGGTACGGTCTTGTTCCATTTGCTTAGTCGCATCAGCTATACCTTTTCTATTTTCAAGAAGGTAATTTTGTGCAGCGGCTTTATTTCTTGCCAAGATTGCATCGGTCTGATCATTATAAGCATCTGTAACAAGATTTAATTTTCCGTACTCATCTCCGTACTTATCGTTTAATTCTTGTTGGAGCGCAAGAAGATCACTTTTTATTTCATGCTGTCGTTCTTCGGTAGTGTTTGCCTTGACAAGTTCATCGTGTAATTTTTTATACTTTTCAGCATAATCATTAATTGATGAGGTGGTTTCGTTTAATGCGCCCGCCGCATCAGCTGAAGCTTGTCTTGTTTTTTCGATGGACTGATTATAAATATTCCATGCTGTTGAGATAGCTGTTACGGCCATTCCTATTGCAATTAAAGGATTTGCCATCATGGTTGCCCAAAGACCTTTAAGGGCAGTACCGAATCCAGTTGTAGTTGCTGTTGCAGTGGTCTGTGAAGCGGAGAGAGTGGTAGTGGAAATTGCTGCTTCTAATTCAGTCTTAGAAAGACCTGATACAGAAACCATAGTACCATCAATGTTGGTTTTCCATATGGTACCTGAATTTATTGCATCCAGTTGTGCAACACTTAACTTTCCGCTGGCGAGCACACACTTTTGCATACTTACTTCAAGAGCATTAAAACTGTCAGCTATATTGTTACTACTATTTATATTCTTTAAAACGTTTGAAAGATTTCCGAGGTCTTTAAGTTGCATTAAACAATAAATAGAAGTATAATATGCATAAATAATAAGTGGGGGAATATATTTATGGCTTTAATTAAATGTCCAGAATGCGATAATAATATTAGCGATAGTGCAAAATCATGCCCACATTGTGGCTTTAATCTTGATCTAATAAAAAATACAGTAGAATGCCCTTATTGTAATTTTGGGTTGCCTAATAAGATCAAGATGAATTATTCAATAAAAAATAATGAATATATCTGTCCTCAGTGCAATAGAACAGTAGGTTTAGCTACTCCTGAGCAAGAGGCTATGTGGGCGGCGCAAAAACAGGTAGAAAATAATATTCCAAAATGCCCCACATGTAGCAGCACAAACCTCTCTAAAATATCCGCAACAAAAAAGGTCGCAAAGATAGCTGCATTTGGAATTTTCGGCATGGGAGATAACGGTAAGACTTGGAAATGCAATAATTGTGGGAGTAAATTTTAAAGAAAAAAGACCTTTGTTGATAAAGGTCTTTTGAATTTCATATTATATCAATTAACTGTTTGTTTAATTGAGGGAATCGTCGTGGAACATTGTAATATCTAAAGAGGATATTGTGTCACTTGTACCATCCATATAATCAATAATAGCTTTTGTGATTTTTATTTTATATATATTGCTATTATACCAAACATTTTCCCAACCTGGCATGTTATTAAATGTCTTTGCATATGCTGCCTTTTCTAATTCCCTCTTTTCGAAAGTGCGTGATGTATAATAATAAGGGTGATCTGTATCATGATCAAATATTGGTACCAGTCCAGAAGTAATTGAATATGCTCCTTGTCCAACACCCATATCAGGAGCGTATGGACCCGTGGCTCTACATGTTGTTGTTGAATAGTTTCGGATTGTACAATTCACAGGATCTCCAACTCTGTTATAAGGTGTCATTTCAAGGGTTACATATTTTATATCTTTACCCGAGTTGTTTCTAAAAGCGACGCTAGGACTTATTCCACCCACATAATTTTCAACAAAGCCGCCACCTATTATATCGACTGGATGGACTAGATTAAGAAAAGCTTCATTCGATGTATTTTCAACCCCGGCTCCATCGCTTCTTGTATCTGATGCTGGTTGCTGTATAGTAATCTTTGCATTTTTATCAAGTTTATTAGCATAAGAGCCATCGCTTCCATAATAACCATGATTTCTTGCATAACAATCATGCAACATATATCCGTCAATTCCTAACCAATAAAGTTTACCATTTACAGTAATATCAGTATTTTTAGGGTAAGAACCGTCTGGGTATTGATACCACCAACCATTTGCATCTTGTCTCCAACCATCAGACGTATGCAATAAAGAATAGACATTATTTTTAGTAGTATATCCTATAACTGTTCCTTGAGAATCTGTTTGATATCCTCCAAACAGTGATACATTAGGGGCTACATACCCATCTTGATTAATATAATAAAGTTTTCTATCTTTCTTTATAAAACAGGAAGAAGGATATGTTCCATCATTATATCGATACCAAGTTCCAATATCATCTGTGACCCATGCTCCCATATATTCTTCGGCAGAAGACGTCATGAGTAAACTAATAGAGAAAATAAAAACTAATACAATTGATAATAACCTTTTCATACAATCCCTCCTGTATCTCTTTTAAAAATTATTATATCATGGAGTGGAAGAAATTTCCAGATAGGTATAAAAATTTTGAAAACAATGAAGCTAGTAAGACGCAAGATTGTAGTATAAAAGAGGGGTTCAGCTTATGTTATTTTAATATACAGCTTAATGACTAACTCAATATTATAAATGTCGAAATATGTCGATTTTATATCCTCATCGACAAACATCTGTTTCTTGTTTTATTGTATTGACGATGGTAAAATATTCCATATGATACAAAGGAGAACATCATCATATGGAATTGCTTGAAGAATACAAAGACTTATATTATAAGGAGATAGAATATTCCGATAGATTAAGTAATAAAATTAATACTTGTATTACGTTTCTTACAATACTTGGTAGTGCACAAATATTACTTTGGTCACAATTTGTTCGTTTTTCTTTATCATGGTGTACTATTGTTTACTTGATATTTTGCGCTTTGTCAACGATTTTATTTATAATTTGCTTGCACAAGTTTTATAAAGCATACTCTGGCTATAAAATGAGTTATTTCCCAATTAAAGATATGGCTGTTGCGATCTCACAAACATATCAAATGACAGATAAAAAGCATATTAAAAAAGCAGATATACATGTAAATAATATGCTCTGTGAATGTTTTATTAATGAAGCCATTCATAATAGAAATGTGAACATTACAAAGAACATGAAACATAAATCGTTGAGTTATTTCATATGCATCACTTTCGCAGTATCTATTTTATCGTATACATTCGGTGTCGGTATTGATTACTATGAGACCAAATTTATAAATAATAATAATATACAAAATATTCATATAGAAGGAGGAGAAATAAATGTCAGACGATGAAAATGTTATCAAGATGACAAGTACTAATAACACCAATGAAAAAGGAGAACAGTATCCAAGTACGCCTAGACCAGAATATGTGGTAGAGATGTTCTCAGAAATTAAACATGTTAATGATAACGACAAAAATAAAAAGAACGAGGAATAAGGTAGTCTATTGACTACCTTTTCATCATTTTAACTATCTTTATAAACATTACTTTTATAAAATTGATTATCTTTCCATCAAATATACCCATCTCTATCATCTCAGAATCTGGAGTTTTTGGATATCCTAGAGCTTCGCCTTCTTCGGTCAAATTAATAATTTTTTTCGTCATATTTCTATACATCTCCATTTGATTTATTGTATTATATTCAAACAATATATAGGATGGTACATTATATTAGTATTCAATCATATAAAAAGGCGAATAAATACTTTATTTAAAAATATGGGAGAATCTACATAACTATTTTGATACATAACATAGAAACGATTAACTTTTCCATATTACGCTCAATGATAGGCTGTAGCCCATATCTTTTACAACATTATAATATCCAGCGCCTCGTGAAGCGTTGATATCGTGTACACTTTGGAACATGCGTTAACAGCACAATGAAATATGGCTTTCATGTACTGTGAGGAGTGGTGCTCTCTGAACACTCCCTATCATTAATGATCTTATCCCGACATTGCTTGCGCAATTGTTACCATCGGATTATACATCGTGATACACAGATAGGGCTAGCTGCTTCGTTGGTGATTGTACATCTGTCGGGAATTATTTTTTATCCCTAGAAATCTCACTCCGGTGTGTAAACCGTTTGACTTATTTACCTTATTTTTCGGTTTCTTCTAAAATAGAAGAGTAGTGAGCATTACACTTTCAAGCAATTAATCCTCTTTTTATTTTAAAACTTTCGTCCCATGGAATTGTTTATATCGCCATTATGATATATTCTTCCCCATGATAGGCCAACTTAAATCCCTCGGAAATTTAAGCGTAACTCTTATTACAGAGTTAACCGTAGTTTTTAATGAATGCCGCTATACCAGCACCGGAAAGCGTAGTAGACAAAACACCAAAGCCGTTTATTGTCTTATCTAATACATTATTAAATGTCGTACCAGAATCTATAAGAAACTTTAAGAAATTTGAATTAATAATAGTTTGTGATAGTGACTGGAACGAGGCTTCGTACTGTTTGGTCTTCGCCTCAATTGATTCCATCCATTTTTCTTGTTCTTCATATGCCGATCCTGCGGATTTTGTTGAAGCTTCAAGAGCCTTTTGTACTTGACCAGATTGGAATGATTGAATTAAAGCTGCAGCACTGTTGCCGCGTTGTTTGCCTGCGATAACTTCTAAAAGGTCAGCCTGGTCGGTTTGAGAAATTTTATCCCATACTTCCGATATTCCCTTTAGTATTTCATATGTAGATTTGAAGTTTCCATTATTGTCAAATATATTTACTGTACCGCCAGTACGATTCAAGATCTGGGTTTGTATTTTTGATATTGACTCCACATTGTCATATTCTTCTCCGAGTGCTTCTAGCTCGCCCTTCATACCTCGTATTCTCATACTTAGTATTTTCAGAGCATTACCCATTTCTCCTGCGTTTTGAATAATTTCTGTACCACCTGTTAGCATTGCAAGAGTTTGATTAATATCATTTCCAGCAAGACGTAGAGAAGATGCAGAATTTTTAAGACCTTCACCTAACGAAGCGGAATCAGTAGCAAACTCATTACCTAGCTTGTTAAGCGAATCTACAATTGTTATACTGTCTGAGCCAGCAATGTTAAAGGCTTTCATTGCGGTTACTAAATCAGAAACAGCAACGTCATCTGATACTTCGCCTACGTTAGCATAAATAGAAGATACTTTTGAAAGTTCAGAAGATTCATCTATAGTAAAACCAAGCTTTTTCCATGTTGCAGTTTGTTCAATAAGACTGGATACAGTTCTGCCAAGTTTTTGAGCCTCCACATTAGAACTTTGAAGAACCTGTCTATATTTTGAACCAGTTTCATCGGATACTTTATAGAGATTAGTCAGAGCAGTATCTATGTCAACGATAGAGTCCTTCATTTTACGTAGTCCACTAATGGCAGTCATGATTCCGCCAGAAGGAAGCAACCATGAAGCAAATTTGCTTGCGTCTGCCTTAAACGAATCACCCCAGGTCTTACCAAGTAAATTCATATCTCTGGACGCTATTTTAATCCTATTAAAATCGGCATCTAGACCTTTAAAATCAGACAGCGAAAGATTAGCCTTTCCCATTTTGGTGATGATGTCCTGAATCTGATCACCAAACATCTTCATGGCTTTAGTGTTGTTGTCAGCCCATGTCTTAATTGTATTAACTTTTGACAACTGCCTAGATTCAGTTACAATCTTCCCAATTGCTGAAGCGGTTTCATTTAAATCCTTTTTTGCCTCAGAAGTACCGACTTTTATTTCCGTTTTTAAATTGGCGTCTTTTTGTAATTCCTTTAAAATGCTATTTAATTCATTTCTCGCTTTTGCTTTATCAAATATAAGTTCTACGAGAGTTCTAAAATCAGCCATATAATTCTCCTCTCAAAAATTTACACAATAAAAAACTCCCCTTGTGTGAAAGGAGAGTGGGTTAATAAATAAATGTTGACTATAATATGGTGGAGATTTTATTTTGTATCTACGCCCGCCCTTTTAAGTTCCTCTTTGAGAATTTTCAGAGCGTTGTTATCACAATAACTTTCAAATTCATCCCAGTATCTATGTTGTACTGACTCTTTAGTTGTCCAGCCACCATGAATTCCTTCATTAGCAGCGGATATCTGAGTAGCGCCGTCCCATGACCAACCCCTTCCGCTAAAAGGATAATCCATCTTGTCTGGATTCATAAAGATCTGTCCACAAGTACTAGTAAGCATTTCTGTCATTGCTGATTCATAGAACTGCATAGTTCTTTGGTACTGTTTGGGTTCATACGCATCATAGTATTCTGACATAATTAATTCTTGCAAAGTCCCAAGTAATCTATTGCAAGTTTTCTTTACGGCATTTTCACATGCTGAGTCAATAAAGTTTTCCATTTCAATAAAAGATTTAAAAGTTCTAGCCATTACTTATCATCTCTATGTACATAATCATGGACGACACCAGCAAACTCCTTAAGAAATTCACTTTTTACTTCTTCGGGTGTCATATCCTTAGAAGCAACAGCCAACTTTGTGAACATCTCTAAATAATCTTCGCTGTGAGATAACGCTTTATATAACTCCATCTTAAGTTTCGCAAAGAATAACTTTGATTTAATATAATTAATCATAGATTTTCCTCCAATTTAAATAAGAGCCGACCATCGCGATCAGCTCTTAAAATATACTATTATTCAGTTTCACTAATTTCTACCTCATGTGGCAACAATAACCATTTAGCATTTCTATGTAGATTGAATCTAGATTTAATAAATTCATGCACATCATATAATGGTATAATAGCCTTTTCTAACACACGAAACTCGAAAGCTCCATCATCAGCAAAACACACTACTTTTACAGTTTGTTTTTCAACCACATCTTGTATTGGATTAAATTCCACACCTACACCACCATCAATAATAAATTCAGTCATCATAAAAACCTCCTTTGCAGTCCACCATGTCGTTTAAAGTGACGCCAAGAGCTACGCATAACCTACACAATATATCAATAGACGGAATCATATCCCCAGATTCAATCCTGCTTATTGTAGATTTGCTAATCAAAGCTTTTATTGCCAAATCTTCCATAGACATGTGTTGTTTAATTCTTAAACTGCGCAGTTTAATTTTCATGCAATGCCACCTTTATAAGTTTTATTTTATGAAGATAGTATCTGCATTTACTAATAAATTTATTATGTACAATATAGCACATAATGCGTTGCGGTTGTGCAACCTTACATAAGCGTTGGTTATTCTGTCTTAAGCGTTGTTTTGACAATTTCCTTTGTGTAGTTTTACCAATGTTGGTATCTTATGGTGATGTATATTAAACTCTGTTATTGATAGAGCTTTTCTTTATTCGTTTCCGTTCAGACCTTGCTTTCTTAACGGTTTCATATTCACACCAGCCTCCGTCAATTTTTGAATAACAAATCCATTTATAATTTACGGTGGGGTAGTGGTACCAAAACAATTTCCTCTTTAAAGTGGCGACACTGTCTGGACAACCTTTTGTATCTATAACTTCTTCATGCCCATCTTTATAAACAATAAAAAAGTCAGCCACATATTTAATTGGCTGAACTGATTTCGTATCGTGTACGAACTTTGGTTGTAACTCGTATGGTTTTTGCAATTCATAATTTACCACATCACCACTCTTCACCAGCGGTAATAGAACGTCTCTGTAGTATTTCATTTCTAATACTGAATCAAACACGATTCCATCATAAGTTCTCTTATCTATATCTTTGGATACATTAAATTTAGTTCTGTTTATAACTTCACTTCCTTTTCTTTTTATAAAATGCTATAATTCATGTATCAATATTAAGGAGGTGTCACATGCTTCAAACGCAAGAAGGCAAACAACTCGCACATCAGCTTACAATGGAATATGTTAAGCAAAATCGATTATTAAACTGCAGTCAAATGAATATTCCTGACCAAATAGCAGAGATTGCAAAGATATCCAGTATTATATGTGATGCGATTGAAAGTGAATATCATAACATTAAGTTTCTATAATGTGATCGGGTTGAGATCTTCAATTTCATCTAAAATACTATTAAACAAAGCTCTTGTTTTGGATAAAGATACTTTTTGTTCTTTAAGAATATTGAGTATCTTTTTCTTTGACCCGTCGAAATCTTCATCTAACGATATATTCCACTGCATTTCTCTAGGTAAATTCCTATCAAAATTCATATATTTCTCCTTTTTCAGCATAATAAAAACTCCACCACATCAACTAGTGGAGTCGTGTCTATATTTTTATTCAGTCACTAAATCGCAATCATAATACCCGTCCTTGCGAAGAATCTTACGAATGTATTCTAATCCCTTTTTAGTAACATATGTAACGGGCCTATATTTCATATATAGACCAAACTTTTGCATCAACTTATTGTCGGTGAACAATTGTGATATAAATTAACACAATTTCTTGCTTCGCTGACCTCGTAACCTACTATCTCCACAAGCGTAAATTCCGACAGTTCCTGCCGTACTAATATCATCTAAGATACACTTAATAGCCTTAATCCCTCATTTAATATATTCTTTGCAGCATTAACGTCTCTGTCGTGAATAGTTACACATATAGGACAAGTCCATTCTCTAACAGATAAATTCTTTGTGTCTGGATTCTGATAACCACAATTAGAACACAACTGACTACTTGGAACAAATCTACCGATTTTGATATAATCTCGATTATTCCAATCAGCCTTATACTGTAATTGTCTCGTAAGTTCATACCACCCACAATCAGTTATTGCTTTTGCAAGATTGTGATTCTTTACCATGTTTGAAACTGCCAAATTCTCACTAACTATCACTTGGTTATCGCTGATTAGTTTGTGTGTAATTTTATGTAGATTATCAATTCTGGTATTATGAATTTTTTCATAGACTTTAGCTACTTTGATCCTTTGTTTATTCCAATTCTTACTACCCTTTTGTTTACAAGAGAGTTTACGTTGTTCTTTCGCCAATTTATATTCATATTTTTTAGTGGGGCGAACATTATCAAACTTTTCTCTATCGGAAGTGATAAGTAAATCTTTAATGCCAAGATCTATACCTATCATATGACCAGTAGATTCCAGTGGAATATGTTCTGTTTCTATTAATATAGATACGAAATACTTACCAGATGGTACTTGTGAAATTGTTGCTGATTTTATTTTACCTATAAATTCTCTATGAATCTTTGCTTTTACCCATCTTAGCTTTGGAAGTTTAATTTCGCTTTCTTCAAAAGAAACTTCAATGGTTGGTTTTCCACAATAGTTACAATTTGTTTTATATGAATTCCTATTGTTGTGTTTACTTTTGTACTTAGGATACCCCGCGTGGCTTTTAAAGAACATTTTATAAGCAAAATCAAGATCAAATATCGAATTTTCTAAAGAAAATTTATCAACTTCACTTAACCACGTGTGTTCTTTCTTTAAAGTGCGACTCATATAAGCTTTACAGTCTAATTTACTTAATGATTTTCCTTCGACTTCATATAGCTTTTTTCTATACGAAAGAGTCTGATTATACACAAACCTGCAACTTCCAAAGGTTTTCTGAATAAGATCTTCTTGTTGTGCGTTAGGATATATTCGATACTTATACGATTTAAACATTTAATTATCACCTCCCATCTTAATATTCTCCGTTTTGATATACCAAAAGAGCGACTTCGAAATGAAATCGCCCTTTCAACTTAAAATCCATTCTTTAGTTTTTCCTTATATGACTCGTTTACAATTTCCATTGATAAATCTACTTCTCCGTTAGTCATATGATTATCTTCAAGCATCTTCTCATATTTTTCGTAAATTCGAAGACAGTGTTTGTAACTGTCCTTATTGCAAGATTTGCCCTCCGAGATTTTAGTGGAAAAATTAATTATTTCCCACCTCATGGTATCAATTTCTCTGTCGATAAACATAGTTTTTAATTCAGCCAAGTCTGACCTGATTGCCACATCATGTTTAATAGATTCTTCTACATCTATATTTCTTTGGTTTCTTAACTCAACCAACTCGCTAGCCGTCTTCATCAACAATTCGTGATCTTCACGCTTTTTTCTAAGCCACTTAAATTCCAGTCCAGTCTTGTCAGCTACCCACTCTAAAAGAGTAACGATGCCTTTAAATCCCGTAAAAATTATAAGTATACTTGAAAGTACAAGTGGGAAATCAACTTGTAATAGTGACTTTAATTCGTTCATGCATCATATATCCCGCCTTTCGTAAACATCACAAATCACTTCTTTTCTAAATACTGTTTAAATAATTCGTATCCGCCTGTTGCAGATAATCCTGAAATTAGGCCCGATAATACAATCTGAGGAGTAATTACCCAATTGCTAATCCAGATGGACAGAAATACACCAAGTACTGCACAAATTGTAGGAATAAACTTATTATCAACATCATCCACCCATTTCTTTACAACAAAACCCACACACAAACAGATACCTAAAACCACTGGTAACATAAATTCATTTAAAAATTCCATAATAATTCCTCCATTTCGAGATAGAATAGGAGAGTAGTAGATTCTCGACTATTCCTACATATGCTGAGTGTCATGTGGTCACAAGTATATCTCATCTACTTTTACGCTCATTGTCTTGAGCAACCTATAATGTCTGTTACTAATTTTCGTATTTTCTATCTGAGTACATTTCAGATAACGCATCCCATAAAGATTTACACTTCCTGTATTTCCAAATAGAGATTCCCTCATTGCTTGTATAAACCCACGTATAACGAATACCTTTGGACTTTAAAAAAGCAACCTCATTTACGAAAGAAGTTGCATACTCTTTATCCCACTTACTTTTATTTTCCATATTTATACTAGTCGTAAAAAAATGGGATGCATAAAACCTCTATCCACAGATTAAAAGAGTTTTATGCATCCCATCTCTCTATTCAATCTGCTCGCTTTCCTTGTTATTCTCGTTTTTAGAACTATTCTTCTTGGACTTTAATTCTTTGGGTTTGTCGAGTTCTCTGGCGGTCATGACTTTTTTCAAATATTTTTGACCACATTCGTACGAACAGGCGACAGTTCTCCAATGAAACGCGACATTATCACGTTCACAATCTCCACATGGAGTATATAGATTTCCACATATTTTACATGGTTTCTGTACTTTATACGCCATAAATCTCCCTTCTTTACAATAATAAGAGAGGGGTTCCCTCTCTTAGGCGTGGATTAATAGACGATAAAGTCCCATAAATTTGTAGATCCAGAACAACCGCCAGCAAGAGATTCTGCTTCAATAGCGTGAACAGTGGGATCGCCACCCATAGAAAGGTTAAATTCTCCACTGAAATCGGCTCTGTTGATGATAAACTGACCGTGGAATAACTGATCACAGGGATCGGTTGCTGTCACGTCAACATACATTTTGAGAGTCTTACTATAAGTCTCAGAATCATTGGAAATTTTTGCAGAAGTCACTTCTTCGTCATAGAAAACTACGATCTCTGCTCCATCGGGAACATCACCAGCAAAAAATGTAATTTCTTTTGTATCATATGCAAATTTCCCCGTAGCGGAAGCAGTTGCATCCTGTTCAAATTTCTTACCGAGAGAGCCGCTTGCATTCTTTAAATAAGCATACCCAATTTCTGCACCGGCAGTTCCCACTGGGGTGCCCGTCAGTGTCGCTTTATTAGAACTAACGGTAGCGATTTCTGTCTTTCTTACCTTAAAACTTCCCTGTTCAATAGCTGTACCAGTCTGAGCTGCTAGAGCACCCCCTACCAATACACCGTTAGTGGCAGTAATTGTAACGGCTTTATTCTTTTTTAAAGAACCAATCTTACGTCCTCCGCGTCCGGTGATGTCTACTTTTTCCTGAGTACTATTAATTGCTCCTTCCTGAATTTCATCCATGATAAATTCAAGTTCACCAGCATTATTAAAACATGTAATCTGATCAATTTCAGTAATGCTCAATTTACTTACATCAATATCTGCCATTTTAAATCCTCCTTTAGTTATATAAAAATAAGACCCGCCAAAACGGATCTTTGTTACTTATTGTCAATCCACGATAAACATGACTTATCGGTCATTTTCGAAGTGTCAACTGTTCCAGAATAAACACCTATCATGGTTTTATCAAAAGTAATACTTTTTTGTATTTGCTTAAAACTTTGATTGAATTTATGTATTGATAAATCCATCACGCTTTCATAGTTATATTTAAATTCTGGTCTATTTACCAATGCGACTATCAAGTTTTCAAGATATGATTTATACGGTTTGTTGGCATTGCGTTTCTGTCTCTTTCTTTCTTTTTCTAGTAAATAACGTTTTCCTTCTTCGTTACCTGGTTTTGATTTAACCTCTTCTAAACCGTTGATTTTTCTAAGCGCCTCTACGATTTTAAGGTATATGAATTCATCAATTTTATAATCCATTCCATTTGTGGGACTATACAAAATATTTGTATTGTTGGTTTGATCTACATAAATACCATAATCATTTGTATTCATATTGAAAAACAGCATCGACAAATCTGATTTACCATACATAGGAAAAAGTGACATAAACAACTCATAATTCGATATTTCGGTATAATCAATCCCCATATCATCTAACTGTACCATGTACTGAAATGGAACCGCAGTGAGAGATGAAATAGTAGAATAATATGCCTGTTCATCTTCGAGAATCTCTCCAACTTTGGGAATGCGAAGTTTTATTTTATCTGTAATATTTACATGGTCAGATATTAACAAACTCTTTTTATCTTCCATATTTAATCCCATTATTGAAGTCTTTTACAGTGAATTTAATTAAACGACCTTTAAACTTTTGTTGTGGCCAATATGGTACGTTGCTAACCAAAGTAGTTGTTCCAACTCCTAAAATATTTTTTTCTGAAAATATGTTATCCAATTCACAAACCACCTTATCGTACCAGAGATATGTTCTTTCATTCTCTTTATATCTTATTGCATCTTGATGGCAAATTACATAGAAGGATATAGTCAAATCCTTATATACATCATTCTTTGGATCAATCAGGGCGCTTATCTCAAAATTAATAAACCTATCAGTTTTGGTAATGGTTTCAGGTATATACTCATGCGGAAAAGACCATTTATAAGGGATAACATCTTCCGGATATTCTTCATCGGCAACGCCTAGTAATTTCACCAATTCTTTCGATCTACAAATTTGATCCATAATCAATTTACGATACTCAATTATTTCATAGCTTCTTGCCTTACCTATGATTTCACCTCCCTAAAAACTTTCTACAATAGTAATATCAATTTCACCAATTTTTTTGCCCTCTACCCAAATTTCCAACAAAAAATGACTCCCAATTAGAGAATCATCATCCACTTGCAATTTAATTGTATTCCCAGAAACAGTCTTTTTCACCTTATCAGCAAAGTCACCCTCCACATTCCATTCGAAATCAACGTCCTCAACGGCAGCTCCATCTTTGTCTGTAAAATTAACCAAGTAACTTCTCGAATATCCGACCTTTAAGTTGGTATTTCCGCTGATATTTGCAAATAAATTCGCTGTTTCATCGGGTGGATCTGGATTAGGTGGGGCGGTAGCTGGTTCAAAATAATTGCACACGCCATTTTTATCGGTCTCACGATTATAAGAGCTATCTTGTTGTAACGTTAATTCAATTAACCCTTTGTTTCCGTAATTAAAGGTAGTGTTGTTTACATTTGTGACTGCATATGTGGTGTTGCCATATTTGTCCAAAAAGAATCTTCGATCTTCTCTGATTAATTTTGTGTTCTCATCAAATGGAAGCTTGATACGATGTACACCATTTAATGTTGTGAGAGTCGTATCTTCATCAGTTCCCGTTGTGTTATTCGAATTGTCAACACAAGGATATGAGAGTATAGCCCCTTCTGGTGATTGGAATAAGAGAGTATAATTACATAATGTAAGTTCTCCCTGTTTATGTATTTCACCAATATTAAATAGATTTGTACACAACCAATATTCTTTAGTATTGCTATCAAATATAATATTACCTACCGAAAGATTGCTATCTAATAATGTTTGAATAGTAGATATAACTAAGTTTGAACTTTTTTTTCTGCTAAATATTCTACAGTCTAGTTTATCGTCAGATTCCCAAAATGATATGTGTGGGTTAAATGATGGATCATCGTAAAATGTAGACTGTAATAATATTTTACTGTTTTTAATATTTTCATCTCTCATAGTTAAACCGCTAGAATTTAGCACTCTTTTCTTAAAATTTTCTAAAGCGCTCAATTATCCACACCTCCATTCTTTATATTATTTTTGCTTTCTCCATGAATATCTTGACAATAATGTTTCATTTTCTTTGAGATATGTATTATGCATTAACATTAACTTGTCTAAAAAATTTGCGGGAGAAAATGCGTTAAAATCTTTAGAGGAAAGACTTGCCTTTAGAACTGTAGGAACTCTAATATAGTTTGAATCTATAAAAGATAAAAGCAAGTAATTGGATAATATTTCTATTTCCATATCATCTAAATCATCGTTGAATTTACCTTCTGCTTCATTTTTACTTGATAAATCTTTTTTACACGTGTGAAAAGCAACAATTGCAGGTCTTAAATGTTCATGCAACATTTCATATACTTCATTTTCTTCCATTAAAGGAATATCAAAATCTTTTAGCTTTGGTAGCACACTGTCATAAATTACTGTATATAGAGTTGCCATAAGAGCACCTCCTATAAATCAAGCAAATCAAATAAATCTATATTCAACAGCCTTTCCAAACTTTTAACTACCTTAACATCGGAAATATCTCCGCTAACTACCATGTTCTTAATTTTTGTTACGATAGTATTCTTAACTCCCCTTGGAGGTAACGCGTCAAATTTTTCTTTGATATCTGACATATTTTCGATAGTGTAAATTGAGCCATCCATTAAATCTGCATAATTTTTATAAACAGAAACCAATCCAAACGCTTTGACAACTCTATCATCTTTTGGCTCCAACCATAAATCCTTAAAGTATGATTTATAATTTCTATTCATATCCTTTAAAGCAGAATATGTCATGACTTCTTCGTGGCCAACTGTATCCCATTCATAAAAATCATTGTTCTTAGAATCTTTGTATGAAACATGAGGAATCAATGATACGACAATAATATCATCATCATCTTTTAGTGTTTTAGTATCAACTGTTTTCTTTTCCACAACTACGTCAGAAGACACCACTGTAGATTCCTCTACAATAGTGTCTTCGGTTGTTGTGGTTGTAGTCTTTTTGCTAGTATTAGCCATATTTTCTAACCACCTCTTATATTATTTTTTATGCATTAGGCAAAAGTAAATACACCAAAATAAGGAGGAAGCAGTAACCCCATTCCTAATTTTGTCTGAATCTGAATATCTACACTCTGGTCGTTGTTCTTTTTACCAGTTGTGTCCATATCAGATCTGGTATCACCAATAAATTCAAGCTTAATTGGCTTTACGTCTCCGCCCATAACAAATACCTTTGAATCATCAAGAGCTAATTCAAAAGTTCCTGATTTCAATGTCTGAGGAATAACCATCAGAGTATTACCTTCCCAGTCACCGATTGATCCAGTTGCTGCTTTTGCCTGTTTCTGAGAATCTGCAAACATCTTATCAGGAACGGCATTTGCAAGTTTCCTTAACGCCCCCTTAGTACCGGCTAATGTCATAGAGCTATATCCACCAGCACCCTGTACTAAATCTACAAGAGAACCAAGTGCTGATTCATCGTTTCCAGACTTAGAAAATTCATCAGGAACAGAGTTTGCAACATTCTGGAACTGTGCATATAATCTATCCTGAATATACTTATTAGTAGATTTATAAATCTTGTCCATAATCTTTTCAAGACCAGTGATGCCAAGTAAGAATCTTTCCAAATCCTCATAAACATGAATATAAATCCATTCGGAAGGAAGTGTAATCTCAGCTCCTACATCAATAGCCTGACGATTTGTATCCCAGTGATTACCTGCAAAACTTGCCACAGACAATAATCCACCTTCAGAATAAAAGGCTGTCATATCATTAAGTGCTCTATTTTTAACTTCAACAAATGCATCAATGAAAGGAGAATTTAACACATTCTCACCAATGGTAATATTTGTGATTTCTTCCATGATTTCAAAAAGCACAAGATTATTTCTTCTGTATGCCTGATACAGGCTTTTACCCTGAAGCATATCTTTATTAATCTTATCTCTAAGATAATTTTCTAAGTCTACCCTAGACAGCTTTTCAGAATCAATATTCTGTGTATAATCACCCCTTGCTAGATCAAGAGTTAAATCATAAATCTTTGTTTCTTCTTTAGAAAAAGTTAATTTATTTCTATTCATAATTAAATATCCCTCCTTTAATAATTGAAATTAAGCCAGTGTCGTAACTTTAATCTCATACATATCTCTTGAATATCCATATGTATTTGCGGCAGTTACGAGTGTTGCGCCCTGTACACGTTTTCTTATTACAGTTCCCTCAAATGCAACATCTGCTGTTGTAGTAGCAGAAGCTACTAATTTTCCAGTGGTAGCGTCAATTGTTACAAATGCATCAACCGCAAAATTAGCTACAGAAGCAGTAGTAACACATGCTGTATTTACTGCAAATTCATCATTATCAGCGATAACTCTGACTCTGAATTTTGTTCCAGCCGGAATAATAAATTTATCTTTTCTCTGATTGGACTTGTATGTAGTATCTGCCGTCCAAGCTGGCTGATCTACAACAACAATTTCCTTTCCATCGGACGTACCGACTGCAAAATTATAAACAACACTTTCTCCCGTTGCTAAACCATTTAAATATCCAAATGTACCGTTTTCAATATCTGTACTTGCTACACAATCAAATATTCTTTCTGCACCACGAGTACTCTTCTGATTTACTGACTCATATACTCCATAAATAGCCATAGTTCAATATCCTCCTTAATTATTTGCTTACTTTAATTGCGCCATATTTTGTCTGAACGACTCCCTCATCATTAGATGAATAATCAACAATATCAGCGGTTAAAGTGTCATTGTTTTTCTGTTTCTTTGTAAAATTTGTACTTAAAGATTTTTGTGTAAATAAAATTGCACATTTTGCCTCAATCTGATCCAAAGATAAATTATCTTTCTCATTTTTAAGTGCGGTATATTCATCTACTGTACTTAAATGTTCATCAAATTTCGCAAAACACTCATCTTTTTTAAGTTCAACAGCTTTCTTTTCATTTTCAGCTTTTTCTTTAACAAAATCTTCATATTTCGGTTTGATTTCGTCATACTCTGATTTAATAGAAGAGTAGTTTGTTTCGGCGGTTTCTTTCTCGGTTGTCAACTCACCAATCTTTTTATCAGCGGTTTTACAGAAATCTTCCACTTCATTTGCAAAAGAAAAAGCACTTTCAATTACCTGAGTGCCTTCTTCAAAATTTGTGTATTCAATTTTCTTTCTTGTTTTAGTTGCAAAATCTACAGTCGGCTTATCTCCATTCATTGCAAATTTGAAGCCGAAATAAGTATAATTTTCTGCCCTATCAATACAAATTACTTCATCATTCTGTAAGTCTACAGCAGAATATCTTACCCTTAAGTCGCCCCAACGATCTCGATACTGTTCATGTGCAGAAACTATATTATCTATTTCACTAAACTGTTGCATTGCAGTTAAAGAGAAATCAGTTTTTGTTTCTTCTGGTTTTGCCATTTGTGTACCTCCTTTATTATTGTTTTGTTTAACATAATCTGTGTAAGTCTTTAATTTATTTGACAATTCACTTTGAATGCTTTTTACAAAATCACTCATTGTAAACTGGACTTCAATTGTGGAATTGTGCATACCTGGTTCTTGGTCATTGCCCAATATACAAGCTGCTCTAAATGAAAACTTGGTAAAGTGGAATAGATTATTTTCGTCTTCCCACCCTTCAATAGAATCCCATAATTCCATTGAATGAGATTTAACCAAATCCCTATTGATAATTTCTGAACTTTTATCAAACATGTTCCAAATAATTCCATCTACGACTAAAAATGTACGCGTTATGCCATCGTCACATAGTCTATCTTCATAATGTGCGTTATTATCTTCGGAACTTAATATGACGCCATACGCTGAACCGGCATATTTTTTTTCAACGTTTCCATCTTTTTTCGTGATTATGTATCTGTGATCACTAAAGTCATCTTCACCCAAAGAATTTTTCTCTATAAAACCGACGATCGGGATGTACTCAATTGATGGGATTGCGTTGTCAACGACGGGGCGTTCAAAAATTGATCCGTTATAATTATCTTGTAGATGCATCATCCAGATTCTTACTTTAGTAAATCTCCCATCAGATGTATCCATCTCATTTAGTTTTTGGAACATAACAGGAACAGAATAATTGTCTAGTTTTTTAATATCCATTTTGTCTATCACCACCTTTCGTTATCTTTTTGCATTCCCATCACTATTTTCTGTTTGTTCGCCAGCGGTATCTAATGGTTCACCTTTTGAAGCGTTTGTAGGTCTACCACCGCTGTCTTTACTTTGAGTGTAAGAAGATGAAAGTGGTATCAAATTATTTTGGAAGTCAAATATCTTTTGCTGTAAAATAAAAGAACCATCAATCTTAGAAGGTGTCATATCCAGTGCAGCAAGCCATTTTGGTATAACGGGTGCGCCAAATGAACAACTAGACTGATATCGATCTATAACCTCTTTTCGGTTGTATATAGTAATATCAAGCAAAAAGAATGAAAACTTATAATTCAATTTATTGTGCTTGTTTAATTTGATATATCTATTTATCCAGCGTTCAAACTGACGGTAAATGCCGTATATTAATCCAGAATCATTTTCTATTGAATACCCCAACGCCGTACCACTAGATGAACCATTAAACATTTCATTTGAAACACCAGCAGAGTTATAGGTATCAGTAGTAGCATCAGCGACATTATTTCGAGTATTGCTCGAATCTTTAAAACTAATAGCTTCTGCTTGTGAACCTAAAGTATGGATTAATCCAATATCATCAGACATGCTTTCTTTATTCAATTCTGCAAAAACAGCCAGAGTATCAGGTGTCAATAATGGCTTATCAACGGTGCTTTCATCTATTGGAACCTGAACTAAAATTGCTTTATAATTATCTGTTCTAGCTGATTGTAATTTTAATTTTTTATAAGTGTCCAAATCAAAAATATCCCTTACTATAGAAATTAGTAACGGATACGGATATGTTAGATGACTATTTAATTTTATACATATCTGCTTGTCTGAAGGTGGGATATACCAATTAATAATATCTCCATTACGATAGTCAATATAAGCTTGCTGAATATAATCTGGATAAGCACCTATATTTAGAGGATTAATACTTGATAAATCAAATTTGAAATTGTATAATCCATCCTGAACCTGTCTTAATTTACAATGACGGTTATCCAATTGCTGAATAAAAAAGTCAGTAGAATTCTCTAAAATAACTCCATAAAAAACATCTTGATAAGGTAGAACTTTCATAATCTTGGAGAATTCATGTTTCAAACTCATTTTTTCAAGTTGCGCCGCTAAAGCAAAATAACTCTTTTTTAACGTATCCAAGTTATAGCTTTCTTTTACATCATATAAATCAATTCCCCAATCAAAAAGAGCCATGTTACTGTAATATGTATTTAATCTATTATAATGAGGCGAAATACGCATAAGAAAATCACTTGTAGATAATAAAATTTGAGACGATGAATGTGGATGTTCTAAAGCCAAATTAATATCATCTAAAGAATAATTTCCGCAGCGATATGTCTCTATTATATTGTTCAAATACAAATCATTTATCATGAGACGCTTAAATCCAGACCAATCAACAGGCTTGTCCCCATTCATAGATTTATTGAAATTTGATTCGTCCCGTTCATAGATTTGTTGTGAATTAATAGTAGAAGAGGGGAGTGGCGTAGTAAAATTCTTTGGCTTGTTTTTCGAGCCTTTTGGTCTTGGCATATTTGTGAATCACCTCCTTTATTAATAGATTTTTGGTTTTTTGTTTAACCTAGACAGGGATTGAGCGTATGACTGGGCATTGAATGAAAACGTAGGGATACTTATTAAATCAGTACGTCTTAATAAAGCTAAAGCATAAGCCCCCATAGCCATAGTATAAGCTGCATCATCATGCATACCTTTTTTATCTTTTGATAATTCGTACTGAACACCTCCGTTTGGGGTATCATATCTACACATATAAGATAATTGCATTTTTGCAGTATTCATATTTGCCAAAGCGACAATTTCTTCTGTTGTTAGTTCAATCGAATCGAATCCGCCGTCTTTATTTTCCATCATGATATACTCTTTGTTATCATAATCAGCAAATTCAATTAGATTTAGTTTTACCATCTTTGATACAGCATCGTACATAATTTTCTTATATCCCTGTGGGTCTATCAAATGAACAATAGGCATTGCATTTGTATATTTCTTTCTGGCCGTTTCATATTGTTTGTGATCTGGGTCTATGATACCGCGATGTTTATTACCCAACCCATCAATCCAATCATCCATCAATTGATCCCCGACAGCGGATATTCCTCCGCCGCCACTTCCGCTATCAATATAAAACTCTATATTTTCCCATTCTGCGGAGCGTCCTCCGTTATACTTAATCATCAAATCTTTAATTATTTCTAATTGTTGCGGCATTGGCAGAGGGGTTTTATTTTTGGTGTTTCTGTCAACCATCGAAACGACATTGACAAGCTTCAATTTATACCCAACTTCTTTATCATCAATTACTTCAAAAATACTAAGAACACTACCGTCGAAGTTTCTAGCTGGATCATAACAAAAAATAAATTTCTTCTTACCTGTGTCATTATAGAGAAGAGGCTTTCTTACAACGGAGTTTCTAATAAGTTCGTCCATTGTTACAACAGCATTTTGACCTCCACCTTTTCTGAATTTGTTAAATAATTCAACATCGGCGTTATCAGGATCTTCTTCAATATCCTTCATTATCTTGTCTTCTGTAAGATGCGATTTGATAGGTTTTCCATTGATTGAAGAGTGGTTTAAAACATCGTATGCGTCTATGTCAAAGCAAAAATAATTACTATTACCCACTACCATTTTTTTGAAAAATGTTTTATATTTATCAAAGAACGGGTAAGTTACATCTCCAACAGATGATGTATATAAGATTTGCAACGGCATTTGTTGAGGTTCATAATATTGAATCTTTTCAGTAGAAGTGGAAAAACTGGAATCTACATTGGCAAAGTTTTCTACAACAGCCAATTCTTCAGCAGTTTTCCATGCGGTTTCATTAAACCAAACGGCTCCACGCTTACCACGAATGGCTTCAAGATTAGAAGATAGGGCTTCCATCTTCGAATTGTTATATAATCTAAATTTACAAGTTGGAGCTTGTAAAAAGCCAGTTTCGCTATTACTACCATTTTTATCAACTTCTCTTGCGAATATATCAGTAGCACTTTTGAAAGAAGGTATTCTTTTTAAGGCAATGTCACGCAATTTAGAAAATGACTCAACAGACTGAGCGTATGTATTTGAACTGATATATAAATTGTAGTCGGGAATTAAAGCAAGCCTTGTCATATAATAAGCAGCCGCAAGAGTGTCCTTTCCAGCTCCACGACATTCTGCCCATAAAGCATATTGAGCAGTCCACGTCTTCATAAAACAATAGCTTTGATAATCTATAAGCTGAAGTCCATATACTGTCTGACAAAATTTAACTGGGTTTTGCCGTCCCCACTGAACAATTTTTGCCATTTTTGAATATTCTTCGATTTTACGCTGACTTAACTCGCGGTCTGAAACAGGTACGTATATCTCCATCTACATCACCTCTTCCGAACTTCTAAGTCAATAATTTTATTTTTTAGATTCCTATTTTCTTCCTTTAAAGAATCAATTTCTATTTCAAAGGATTGGATCATTTCACGCTGTTCTTTTACTATTTCAGTGTAATCGTTATTATCAAAAGTGAGCTGATCCATAATACTTTGATTGCTTAAATCTGCAATCTGTTTAAATGCTTCACTTGTTTTGATATCAAATAAATTTACTTTAATCATTTCAAAATCATTTTCTTCCATTTCTTTCATTTTAGAAGTCAATGAGTTTTGTCCTTGTTTTGAATTTTTGTTATAATTAGAAGAAATGTTATTGTCTTTGGCAATAGTTGCGATTGAAGAAAGAAGAGAAGACTTAGATGAGGTTAATTTTTGAATTTTCACATCATCAACATTTTTGTTTGATAACTCAAGATTCATCGCTTCTGTTATTTTCTTACATTGGCAGTAGAGCATTGTCATCTCAATAACGCCCTGCATTTTATGCCCATCTTCGCTAATTCCATCAGTATCACAATAACCAGCTAAAATATTGTAACAATACTTTCTATCTGCATCTTCAAGTCCAATATCTTCAAAAGGATCATATCCGACTGTAGAAAGTACGTATTTCATATTTTGCTTATCTTTTTTTGTCCATTTAACATTAGATTGATCACCAATTTCTGACGCATCGTCAGTATGTATGAAATTTACATCATCATATTTATTTGCAATTTTTCGCTTAGTATCTTTTGTAGTATTGCTTGTCTGATGGATGAAATTATCATTTTCTGAGTCTTCATATGATTTATACCGGTCTTGTCTAGTTGCACAAAGCGTAAAATATGCTTGAAGTATCTCTTTGCCATAATATTTAATTTCATTTTTTTCTACATAAGAATGTTCTTTCAATGTTCTGTTTATCGCAGATTCGATGGAATCTTTATAATATGGTTTATCAATTTTTCTTAGAATTTTATTTAACTCAATATCATTTATTGTCCCATCTTTATTTAACGAACTGCCAATGACGCATTCCTTGCAAATCGGGACACGTTCATCTAATGAAAAAAGTGGACTTTTACTTATATAAAAATCTGTAAGTTTTTTTTCGTCATGGCAACAAGAACAGATTTTTTTACCTTTTTGCTGATTAGCTGGCGTTACTGTGTCAGCTTTTTTAATTCTTGTCAATAACACCGCCTCCTTTGCTGCTTGCATTAAAATAAGCACTTACCGCCAGAGAAGTAGTGCTTGTTGATAGTTTCTGTATTTTTTCCAAATGAAAGTGCAGATTCAACCCAGAACGGGAAAATGATTACGTTAATTGAAAACCTATAACCACATGACTTTCTTTTAATTTATCAATTTGTTCATTACTTAGTCCAGAACACTCATCAAGGAATAAAATCTTATTTTTTGCCTGTCTTGAGCTTAAAACGTCCCTATAACTGTAAATTGGTACATTGAAACCAAACTGATTACAATTGTTTTTTATTCCAAACGAACCATTAGTTCTTTCGGATACAACAATACCATTGTATTTATGACATAGACTTGCTAAAGCATAAGACTTTCCAGAATCTCTGCATTCGTCTCCATATGTACAAATGTAAGACTTATTATCCTTTATACAAGATTCAAACTTTTCAATCCATACGTTTTTCTTATCCATTGAATCGTCAATATAATATTCTTTTAGGTTCCTAATTTCTCCACAATGATTCTGTTCCCAGATTTTCAACTGCTTACCAGTAGTGGTTTCTAATTCAGAATATTTTAGTTCCCAATCATATTCTTTAATGAGTGAGAGGGTATCCTTCAGTAACCGCATAGTATCTAGCGCGCTACGAAAGTCGTTATTTTCTTGACACTTTGAAAATTTTGCTTGAAGTTTCTTTGCATCTTCGATTAATGTTTTTACAGTTTCTTCAAATACATTTTTGTTTTCCATGATATTTTCTCCTAGCGGTAAGTCGCAACCTGTTATTTTTATAATAGAAAAGGGCGGTCACTACTGCCCTTAACTTGCTTTATTATGTAATAATTCATCGATATCAACATTGTTCTCTCGGCATATTGAAACTGCCGTACTAATTGCATTTGGCAATTCTGAATCCTCTATCATACTCAACGTTTTTGGTGGTGTCTTTTTACCAGTGCTTTTCTGATACTTAGTAATTCTTGAATTTAGATTAATTCCGTATTTATACAATAATTCCTTCTTGAAGGTATTCCATGCTTTACCAAAATCTCCGATAGATGCGGCATATGCTCTTACTAAAGAATTAATCAATGGCCTGTCTGCCCACTCTAATGCTTTCTGTACAAGTAAATCATTCTCATTTGACAATACTTTGTTTTTGTTTTGAAGTCCTTCTATGTTTACAAGTAATCCTTTTACAAGAATTCTCTGTTCATCTGGGATATCGGAAAAATATGTATTGACCATCAGATCAGCATTATTGATGTACCCACCAGTTTTCCGAATTGTGGGTAGAACCTCATCAAATACCCACGATTCAAATTTTTCTGCTGATTCTAGTTCGCTATTTGATATTAGTCTATATAAATCTCCCTCTGGTATAACATTAACATTTAGAGTTTTTGTATTATTTTGTGGATGAGGTATATAACGTTTCGTTACCCACCTACAATGATCCTTTATAGCCTTACTTGAATTAGAATATCCAAGCGCTTTTGTGATATCACTTGCTACAAAATACGGTTTTCCATCAACTTCTACAGTTCTGATTTCTCCAAATTCTTCATTCTTAAAAATTTCCATTTTTGACATATAAATGTCCTCCTTATTTTTTGTTTTTTTTAAGCCGTTATGTGCTTATCAGAAAAATCCTATATTTTAATTCTTTTTCAAATGGCAGAGTATGAGTAGCTATTCCCACACCCTGCAAGGCTTAAAATAGTGGTTAGGATTCCACTGGTAAACACACAAGATTACTAATGTTTAATTCTCCATATCATTTTCAAAACAATACAAAAAGAGCCACCTTAATTAAAAGACGACTCTTTAAAAATCATAGTGCTCACAGGTAGGAGATGGTTATTTCTCCATATTAATGCGTACCAATAGCATTAATTTACGACCCTCCACACTATATAAACAGCGTAAAGCATATGCAACTAGCTGTTTTCCGGTGTGTACATTCACCAGTTTTGAATATTTTTAACATGGCCTTTGCAAAATATTCTGCTATGATTGTTGTGATTTTTATACGACATAAGAACCCACTTATGCCTAAAGGAATCACATAAACCTTTTTGATGTACCAACGACACGTACTTACGATTACGTTACATCTTCCAATAAAATACTCATTTCTTACTTTACTAATCCCTTATAAATCAAGGCTCCGTCACTTAACGTTGATAGTAATATTTCACCCGTCACCATCTTACCATCAGCATCTACAGCATAAATCTTTCCGGAGTTTGCTACTAACTGAGATGTACACATGGCGCCGTCAGGCCCTAGATAATACCACGCTTGGTTATACTGATACCATGTATTTGTCACCATAATTCCAGCGCCATTAAACCAATACCATTTATCATTATCAAATAACCAATTATTCTGGATTGGCTGTCCAATATTACCGAGATAAAATCTCCAGCCGCCTACTTCCTGTATCCAACCCGATTTCTTTACTGGTTCTGCTACTAAAGCAGTTTTAAATTCCTCCCAGGTATGGTCAGTATGATTGTAGACATATGGATTCGGACAATTGCCGGTAATAGTTATAACTCCATCTTGTCTTACTGCAATAAAGCCACTCTTGACACTAACACAACTTACGGATACATCTTTTTTTACACTTCTCTCCATGTTTGAGGTTACGCCTCTCGTAGAGTTGAGAAAACTGACCCAATATAATCCGTGATTGTCTTTTCGAATGTTACATCTACAACCATGAGAAGAAAAAATCATTTGAACTATATCTGCGTTCTCTTTGTTCATTGAATAGTAGTATCCGCAGTCGTTTTTGGTGTGACCGTCTGCCTTTGTAATCTCGTTTTTAAATACTAGAAATTGTCTGTCAGACATATTTATTAAAGATAAAGAAAAACTCTTATTATTTAAAAATTCAGGCTCATAAATATTTAAAATTTCATTGTTGACATTTATTTTAACTGTACCGTCAGAATTGTTATATGCTTTATAACGATAACCCAATCTTTCAAGTAATTCACAAACAGTTTTTATTTTTCGTTCTTTTTTAAAATGAAAAGTAATTCCATACTCATTTTCATAATGACCGTCTGCCTGAATCCAAATTAAAAACCTCAACTCATCGTCCGATAAATTGAGGTCTCTATTATTCGATTTCCATTCGCTTTTTATTTTTTTTGTTGTCGTTCCATTAAATATATCTATCCATTTTGATACAAGAAATTCTTCGGCTTTAGTCCTTCGTTCCGTCCAGTAAATGGCTCTATGGTCAGAGGTTGCTTCAAAATCTGATGTTTTATATGTTCTCGTCTTGTATGGAGGCACTTTATTTAAAACCGATGTAAATTCACAAATATTTAACTCTGGTATGTATTGTAAAACTGAATTACCAACTTCTATATCCTTTAACTGCTTCCAGCCCTCTGGTGTATATAATTCTGTACATAATGGTAAGCAATTTTTTCCAGTAACATCATAATGACGTATTACGTGATTAGCTGGGATTTCATATAATTTCATTAAATACTTAGTAAGTTCAATGGCAGAATTAACAGTAGCGTCCTCAAAATACCAATCTTTACTTGTATCTGCTTTGCTTCCATTATTCCTTACACACATTTCGATGCTAACGCAATTTACATTTTTGGCAATTCCGTATAATGAGCCGCCACCCGTAGATAATTTTGAACCGCCGACCGCCCAACAATATCTCTTTTCAGGATCGGGATTATACTGCCAAATATCGCCGGCAAACCCCACAAAAAAATCAGCTGACGCATTAGTAGTGGTTGGCTGATTATAGTAGTTTACGTTTGCTTTAGCATCGCCAGTGGCACCAACGTAATGTATAACTACATATTCTATTTTACCGGGACGTATAGATGTGTTATGTGTCCCGAAATTTGTATTTTGATTAATGTTCATGTTTATTTCACTCCTTTCGGTGAGATAGGAGAGTAGTATGCTCTTCTTATTATTCAAATCGGCCTTTCGCCTTAACATTAATTTTGCATAATTGACTTCACATGCAGCTCACCACACGCCTTTACGCTGTGCTATATTTCACCATCGTGTTTAAAACACGTTTACATGCAAGGGGATTAGTGTTTCCCATCTTATTCTACCAAGGACTTCACCGTGAGCCGAGAGTATTTCAATCTCGTTTTTGTAGTGCAAAACTACTCACTCATTTTCTTTAACGTCCTATGCACAAAGTACACGCCTTGGAATTCCGACCGCCAATTACAGCCGTGGTATGTTATCTCAACCGGACGATTTAATAACTCAGTTATTTAATTATTGCTAATGTCTCACCTTTCGGCTGACAAGATATTATTGGCTGCTTTGCGCTCCCGAAGGCATCTACTACATTTAATCTGGATAAAATGCGACACCAGAACCAATAATGTGAATGGTTTCTTTCTCAAATACTCTCTTTGACGTATCATCTAAGAAAGCTTTATTCACATAATATATTACTTCACCAAAAAGCCATATATCTTATGGAATCCCGATAGCTTCTTACAGGCTCCTGCTATCCCAAGGCATTAAATACAAGACTAAGATTCTCTTCTGAACTTGTATCTTCTCCAACTTTCTTCAATCTCAAGGTAGATGTCCCATTTTGATTTAATCTGCCATATAGAACGGCTGGCTTGGTTCTCCAATATATTTTTATTACTTACGTACTTATTCTCTGAATGAAAGGCGGATTCTATTGATTAAGAATCCATTTTATCAATAATTTCCTTTTGCTTTGCTTTAAGAAGTTTGAGCTTTTCTCTTAAATCACTCTTTGAAGCAGGACGAATGTAACTTTGCTGAGTTACCGCCGAACTTTTGTGATTTGCCCACTGTGCCGCTAAATTTAAATCGCCCGTTTCTTCGTAAATATTATTAATTGCCGTCTTCCTCATACAATGCGTGTGAAAATCAGGAATCCCAATTATTTTACCGAATTTAACCATTCTGTCGTATATCATACCACCAGACCACGGAATCCATTTATCTTGATATTTATGTACAAATAAAGCATCGCACTCTAAGAAATCAAAGTCATCTTTTCGCATTGATAACCATGTCTCAATCATATCTTTACATGTTTCATCTATAGAAACTTCAACTCTATAACCTTCTTTCTCCCTAATTCCCTCAAATACCATTTCATCAAGGTTTAAAGAAGAAATTGTAAGTTTTTCTAAAGCACCAAGTCTATTTGCAGAGAAAAGAGAAATCTCAAATAATAATTGATCTTGTATTGTCCATTTATTGTTTTCCGTTTTATATAAATCTTTTCTGATTTCTGCAATTTGTTCTTCTGATAAGAAATAATGATTTAACACTTGTTCCTCATTTGCCTTTTTCATTCTGTCTAGTTTCCCATCAAATGGATGAAACTTTACAAATCCTCGTTTCATAGACCAGATATAAAATGAACTAACGGTTGATACTTTCATGTTTATAATTTTCTTACGATTAAGAAGCGTTTCTTGACAAAAGAGCATATATGATTCCATTATGTCCACTGCATTATCCATAAAATCATCTGAATACAAACCAATATCCCCATAAAATTCTCCGAGCCACATGAGAAAATGTCTAAATAACCCCTCATATCTCTTATAAGTCGTATCTTTAACGTCCTGATTTTTAATAATATTTGACTGCAAATATTTCTTGTATTTATTCCAATTATCTTGATTGATGTATCTTTCTTTATCTTTTGTAAAATATCTGACTTTAGTAATTTTTTCTTTTGCCAAATTATCACTCCCTTTCATAATAAAAAGAAGTGGGTGATAACTAAGCCACTTCTTTTAAATATTTACTCATTATTCTTTTATAATTGTCTTCGTTCATATCGTCTTTTAGGAGAATAAAATATTTTAAATGATTGCGTTCAAATATTCCTCGTTTTAAATTTAGTTTCCTTCGATATTCTTCTTTTGATTTTGATTTTATAACTGAATTATTTTTGTAAGCTTCTTGATGTTCTTTATTTCCTAGGATACCGGCCAGCTCAATATATGTATTCATACCATTGAATGTAATGTAATAATCACAATTCATGTTACCATTATATTCTGAATCTAATTTTTTGTAGTATATATTCCTAAAGTAATCTTTGTTGTAAACTAATCCGTTATCTCTAAGAAATTTGCTAAAATCATATTCATACTTAGAAACTACCTTTTCGCCATCACTAAAAGTATAATTAAACCCATTACCAGAACGCTGCATTTTACAACCATATAATTTAATAACATCATTTAAATCTAATCCATCCAGATTACAATGCCTGCGAACAGTAGAAACCTCCGATATGTTGGCATATTTATAAAAATCAGAATACATAACCGTTGCTCTTCCAGATTCTTTTACTTTATCACATACGATTTTTATAGAATTTATTATTTCAGAATGTGGTTTGTAATTTTTATCATACGGTTTGTAATAATAATCATGCTCTGGAAGACCAAGATCACTAACCATATTTGTGAAAGTACCCCATATTCTCCAAATTACTCTTATTCCAATGCTACTATCAGTAGTTTCTATACCTTGAAAATCTCTTTGAAGAAGAGGTCTTTTTAATTCGTTATATTTATCATAAATTATTTGTTTTGCTTTTTCTTTTGTCATATGTGATTCGTCAAATTTATTACGTTTTACGTCTTCATAATTTTCTTTATACTGAAATGTATAATGCTGTAATTGATTCCAACTAATTCTATTTATATTTCCACACGAATCAATCATGTCAAGTTTTTCTCTGGCATATCCAACCAAAGGAAGCCCATGTCCTTCGACTCTCATATTTATGTTATTGCGTTCACAAAACCAATTGATGTTTTCATACGTATATGGATTATTATAAAAGAATCTATTAGGATTTCTTATTTTACCAATTGTATTTAAAATATTATTGTAATCAGCCAAGTATTTATAGCCTTCATTGTCTATAAGATTTAATTTGTATTTCCTACATTTCATTTTTTCAATATAACAAACATCAATATTGTTATTTAGCAAATCAAGCGTGACTTCTTCTGAAAATTTCATAGGGAATTTGCTTAAAATAATTTCTAGTTGTTTTTCAACGTTCTTTGTCCCCATAATTTATTTCCTCATTTCTCCTCATTCGATAACATAAGGATAGAAGAGTGGCGAATGAGGTTACCAACTCGTCAGGGTAGCTACTCCCAAACGTCTTCTATCCAAAATCCCAGTATCAGCAATGACGCACAATACTAGACACTATTTATTTCTCCGTTAAACATAAAAAGAAAAGACAGAATTAATCCGTCTCTTGAAATTTCTTATATTTCTTAATTATGTAAATTTGCCCCTTACTCTTTTATTTTATTTAATAAAATTTAATATTTCAGGATTGTGTCTAATACAATTAGAGTCATAAGATTCTAAGATTTGATTTGCAACGAGTTGTTCAATAATTCTTCTGATTCCAAGTAATTCTTCGCCCTTTTTTACTCTTATAAACGGAATTAAGTATTCGCATGTTGGATCAACACGTTCTTTATATTTGTCTCTCAACCATTCCTGAATATATTTTTCTCTATATAAATCCACCTCTGTTTGACCAACATGATGTTCTTCATCATATTCAACTGCGAGTTCATAGCCTAACATAAAATCAACTCTATATTTTCCGTTGTCTATTAATATCTGTCTGTCCCATTTATACCCAGTTATTTCATCTAACATTTCACCAAAACAAATCTCGAATCGTGGCTTATTAACATAGGACTTACATTTATTATTTCTCAATTGATGTAATATATTTAGTATTTTAGATGTATCTCTATAGCGAATTTTTTCACAAATTTGAATTGCAGCATCAATAGATAACTCAAAGTCCTGTAGCTCTTGTTTTGCTAGAGTATTATAAGTTTTACACCCTAAATAATCAGCACCTTCCTCAAATCCGTATTGTAATTGCCGATCAAACCAATTTGAAAATCTTTCTGTACTTCCTACAGATTTGTGTAATTCTCTCGCTGAAACTGTTTCATTCTCAAAGTTTACATTAATAATTTCATTCATTCGCATTTCTCCTTTTATTTTAATAATATTTTTTGTGGTTATTGCCACATATTTTCAATAAAAGGAGAGGACTTAGCACTGTTATCCCAACATGAGCCTCTCCAATTTCTACCACATAATTTTTAGTGGTCAGCGACTTAATTCACTTATAAGCCGGTAAGGAAGAGGATAAGGATTACACTACTTATTTCTCCAAACAAAAAGAGAATCACTGAAAAATCAGCAATTCTCATAAAAATAGACCCTACACGTTTGACCGCATAGAATCTCACATAATCATAATAGGAACATTGTTCTCAATTATTAGTCTGTTTTGGGAATATTACTCCCATTTGGAAACCTTAAAAACACCCTATATTCTTGATAAATCTCATGATTTCCGCGTAATGATTTCTCTTTGTCTTCCTTTAACTAATTCCATTTTGAATGCTCAAACAATGACAAAATTGTTTTGTTTACGTTATTTCCACGAGAATAAATATACGGATTGACGGTGATGGCCTTTACCAATACATTTGGTTTATCTTTACACCCAGTCTTATGTATTCCAATTACACCCTTCTTAGTAAGAGAAGTCATTGTTTTTCTAAGAGCATCGTACTGTATGTTCATTTCTTCAGAAAGTTCCTTTATGCTCAATATTTTTCCATTGTGGTGTCCACTTTTTCTTAAAATGCAGTCATCATAACACACAAAATCTGCCAAAGACATGGCTATAGTAAATTCACCTGGCGTTAAATGTTTTCTCAACTCATTCACTCCTAAATATAATTTTACAAAGTTTTCTCCTTTATTAAAATTATAGACTTTATCGTTATTTTCATCCGATTCTTTGTAATGAACTACCTTATCTTGTTCATAAATGTCGTCCAAACATTCTCCGGTGTCTACATCTACTACCTTGGCTACTAATTTTCTTTCTTCTGCTTTTGTTTTGCATAAATTATTCATATAACCACCTTTCATATAAATTTTCATATAATAAAAATCAGTTGTAATTAGAATTAGGTGGAATTCTAAAATGGGAGCTACCCACTGTCCAACTGAATTTATTCAAATAAATAATTGACGGGTTCTGCGATAGCAGAAGCAGTTAAAGGTTGTGTCTTGCTTGCAAGGCATAACCTAAAATAAGCCCGTATCCTTTGACAGATACGAACCTGTATACTCAATAATTACTTTGCATACTTATTACATTCCTCTTCGAATGTAGTGCCAGGAAATGTCTCCCAACCTCTAGCCTTACAATACGGGCAATCATCCGGATGAGATTTACCAGTAGCTGGGCCATACTCAGCCATGTGCTTCTTGTAATCGATCTCCTCAGCGGGAGACTCAAAGGTGATTTTCTTATTCTTATAATCGTAAATCATATGTAATTCCTCCTTATAAATTATATTGTTTATGACCATTTGTTTTGGTCAATAAGTTATTTTATTAATTTAACTTTTCCAAAAGTGTTTCAATGGTAATCATTTCTCCTAGTGATACACGTCTATCCTGTCGTTCTTCGAGAACTTCTTTTATGATTGAGATTTCATCATCTGTAAGATCGATGGTTTTAAAAATTTCATCGTATCCCATTGCAAATCACCACCTTATTCGATAAATAATCCCTTAACTGACTTTGAAAGCTTAAAGGTAGGCTCCTGATGAGCTGGTGTCACATATTCTTCGCCCTTGCGATCACCCATCATAATTGTTCCTCTACGTTCATTTACATCTTTCACCTTAAAGGTCCCAAGTCCGGGAAGAGGAATAGTTTCGTCCTTATTTTCTGTTAAACTCTCTGTAACAAGGGTCGCGTATGCAGACAATACAGCATCAACATCTTTCTGTGATAATTCTGCAACGCTGCTTGTAATTTCTTTTAATAATTCTGCTTTAGTCATGTATAAATCTCCTTGTTTTCTTATAATTTTAGTCAATAAAATAGAAGAGTAGTGATTACTCTTCTTAAATATAGTCAGTTCACCTGAGACTTTTAATTAAATTCAATAGGATAGCAAGCTTTAATTCCTTTCTCATTCACAACCAATACGGTCTGAGATGGCTTTCCTGTTAACCTTTTTTGTCTTGTATAATCATCACCAGATCCTCCAAGGCTTCCTGACTGAATAACTTTAATTCCCGATACATCTGTCATAGCGGGATAATGTCTATGTCCACAAAGCACGCAATAAGGAGTCATCTTTGCCCATAATGCTAATTTAGCAATAGCCGCGTCGGAGGTTGAGTCAAAGTCCCCATGAACGCCAAAATACAGTTTGTCCCTGACAAAAAATGTTGACATGGTATCATCGATTTCATCATCTACAACTGTAATGTTTTTGACGTTAGCCAACATTGATTTTACAAACCAAGGAACTAAAGCGTCTAATCGTTCTGATAAGAGAGCATCTTCTTTCTTTTCGATACGACTATGATTACCAGAGACAGAGTGTACTTCAACATGATTAAAATATTTTCCTAATTCATATACAAAATCTGAAACATATTCACAAGCAAGTTTTATCTGTTCTACGACATTTTCCTTATTGGTAACGGAAATAGACTTATGAATGGAGCCGCTGACGCTATCCCCCAATATCTGAATATAGCAGTTTTCTGACCCGTTGGTTTTCTGAATTTCTATAATCTCATTAAGATATTTGTTTAAACGTTCTTTTGCAATTTCAGAATCATATACTCCGTCAAAACCATAATATGTAGCTCCTAAATGAAGATCAGAAAGACAAACAATCATATCGTTATCAGATGCTTCAATGGTGGGAGAGTAGTTGAAATATCTCTCATTAGAAATACTAGATAACATGTCTTCTAATTTTTCTAATGTAGTTTCAAGTCTTGCTTCTTCTCTGAGCCGTCGATTTATATCAAGTCTTTCATCATAAAGTTTACGTTTTTCCTTCTGGATTTCCTGTTTCTCAATCTGTAGTTCTTTCATATGCTTGTCAGAATCGCACGATTCAGCTTTTGCATCTCCGTACCCCTCCAGATAACTCTTCATATGTTTCCGGTGAGCAGATTCGTCATAACACACCCCAAAAGCTTCGTTGCACAGCCTTCCAATTTCCGGATTACTTAACCCGTAAAGATCCTTATTCTTATACAATCTTATCCGATAAGCCTTTGGTTCTTCGTTTGGCTGTCTTAATGCCTTACTGTCTATATGTCAGCCCACCCTTCTTATTCTTCATCATCTTCATCATCAGATTCAATCAGTTCAAGATCTTCATCAGATTTTAATGCCACACCAAATTCAATTGGCTGATTCTTAAACGCATTAAGTAAATCTGAGATTTTTACTTCCTGTTCAATATCATTCTCATCTGTGTATGCAATGCAGGAGCCGTCTTCAGACAGAACACCTTTTACCGATAATTTATCTGTAATATTTCTTTTAAAAACTAATTTACTTTTACCCATGTTTAAAATCTTCCTTTCATTCTCAAAATTTACAACAAAATAGGAGAGCAACACGCCCTCCTTACGAATATATTTCATCAATATTTTTTACAATCTTATGCGCGATACCATATTTAATAGCTTCATCTGCCGAGATAAACCATTCTGTTCCAAAGTTTTCAGCGAATGTTTCTTCATCAATATTTGTATTTTCAAGCACATATGTTTCGAGTTCCTCTATCTGTCTTTGATATTCCATTACCTGACTAATAATTTCATCATATGTACCTTCAAATCCGCCCTGGCCCCTATGAAACAAAAATCCCGCTTTTGGCATAGTATATCTTTCATGACATGCAAGGTAGATAAAAGCACCGGCAGACTGGGCGATCCCCATATTGATACCTATTACTTTTGTCTTGCTCATTTTGATAATGTCAATCATGGCGTTGTTAATATCTAGGCTTCCGCCAGGAGAGAAAAATAATAACCTGATAGGTAGTCTATCTTCAGCAGGTATTCCAACATCCTCTTGATTCCACTGGAGAATGTATTTGCCATATTCAAGAAAATAATCATCAACTGCTGAATCTAACCATAAGATACGTTTCTCTAAATTCTTATAAAATGTAATCAATGAAGAATCTGGTAACTGCAAATTTTCTACAGACTGTGGTATGGCAATATCAAAAATAGCTGTTTGAGCCCTCTTTTTATTCATATATTTTTATTTCTCCGATTTCGTAATATTTCCCTATAACGGGATAATCATATCTTTCTTAGAACATGTTACCTTATAGGTATTGTTATTTTTGGATATCTCTTCTTTTAAATGGTGTTTTAAACAATTCTTTGATTCTTCTGATCCATGAACTAAAACTAGCTGATTAGTTCTGAGCTTACTCCCGTATTTCAATAAATCATCGAAATTGGCGTGGGAACTAAAGGTACTCATTGTAATACAATCTGCCCGATTTAGAACTGGCTTTTTATTGATATTAATTGTCTTATGAGTTTTGCCATTTTTGATTCGATAGGAGAGGTAGCTTTCATCTGTTCCTACATATCCAGAAAAGATTATCATAGAATTGAAATCACGAAGATATTTATCCAAATAAGTTAAGATCCTACCGTTCGTACAAAATCCGCTTGACGAAATCACAATTTTAGGAGTGGTATCAGCCACACAAGCCTGCGAATCAACCTTTTCTCGCACATATCTTACATTTTTCCAGTTATATACTTTATTCCATTTATCAAAAAATTCCCCTGTTAAAACTTCACCATATGTATCGCATATATCACAAGTCAAAAGAGAATCTACGACTACTTGTGCCTTAAAATTCTCATCTTGTCCAAACAATTCGTATAAAACCGTAAGTAATTCTTGTGAACGACTGAAACTAAAAGCCGGTAGCACAAGTGTTCCCTGGCGCTCTAAAACCGTCTCTATAGCCACTCTAAGATGTTCAACTTCAAATTCTCTGGTCTTCTTTGGAGTCCTTGTATTAAGTCCATATGTTGACTCTAGGACAAGGATATCGTTGAAAAAGGATGGGATTTCTGTATTTTCTACATAATGATTTTTCGCTTCTAATGCTCCGATGTCAGAGGTATAGAAAATTTTCTTCTTTTTAATTCCATCATTTAAAATGAGTTGAAGCTGTGCAGCTCCCACACAGTGAGAATTTTTCAACCACTGAAAACTCACTGCGTCATCTAATTGGTAAATTTTATCATAGTCATTATAAACCCAGATATATTGTAAGGTGTTCTTCACATCTTCATCGGTGTAAATTGGCTGATAATCTCTATCATATCGTTTAGATAATACCCTGGCTTCATCAGATAAGATAAATGCACAGTTCAATAATAAATGCTTGGATATAATAGAAGATGGAAGAGTCATAATGATCTTTCCAGTAAACCCTTCCTTAACCAGTCTGGGAATCAACCCAATGTGATCCACATGAGTATGACCTACAAATACGTAATCAATTTCGCTGGGTTTAAATTTGAACTTTTCAGAGTTTACCTTGTAAGCTTCGAGATATGAATTGTCCTGATACAGTCCACACTCTAACAAAATCCGTTTTTCTCCAAATTTAATAAAAATCATAGAACCTGTAACATCAGTGGCATTTGCCCCACAAAACATAATTCCGTCTTCTTTTAATTTTGCTTTTGCAGCGATGGTACTAACCACCCTTCATAAGTTATTTCGTCATTTGACGATCTTACCATTCCTATATTCCTTTAGGCACTTTTTGTTTGGAGTTGATTCACATAAGTAATATGTTCTTGCATTTGAAACCGTGTGGCTAATTCCTTCATAACCATATGGAATACCATACAGTTTATGTAAATCTTTTGCTTCACTTTTTGAAATGAGTAACAATGTAATAATTCACTTCTTTCTAATATGTATTCCGTAAAATACGGTAGCTGACTAAGTAGGGCTTGAACCTACGACATCCTGTTTAACAGACAGGCGCTCTACCAACTGAGCTATTAGTCAAAAACACCAATGACAACACCACCAGAAATAGTAATGCTGCCATTGGCTTGAAAGGAAAAACCTTATTCATTTTTGTAGTTATTACAGCCTTGTACAAACCTAATCGTCAATTACACGACACGAATAAAACTTAGTCAAGGGTTTTATCGAATTTTAGTAATTACGCTTTAAACTTTATAAATAAAGAGTTTTAAAATATAATCTTTAAATTCTGAATATTGAATTTTGAGCTTTTACCATCATATGTATTAGTAAATACATCTATCGTAAGTAATGTATTTGCCATTCATCAATATTTGATAAATTCAAATTATTCTATTAAGAATTGTTCTTGATTTTATTTTACCTATGATTATCCGTAGATACCCGCATAGGTGACGGGGTGTAAGTTTTAGGTTTTCGTAATAACTACAAAATATTTATGGCTTAAAAATCAATTTCAATTTTTGTAATAGCATTTGAAATGACAAGCTGAGTATCTACCTGGCTTTTGAAATTATCAATCTCTTCTTCAAGTTTAACAATTTTGTCGTAAATTTCAATTGGGTCAATAAGCTCAAACTCGTTTTTGTCTCGGTATGGTTTTTCAATAGCTTCCTGATCTTCCTTGCTGATTTTCTTGTCGGAGTCCTTACCAATCAGGGTTGAAAGCAGCTCATCAACCTTATTGTCAACTTTCTTATTTTCTTTATTTACTAATTCACTAGCATTCGCATACTGCCTTTTCATTTCGGACAAAAGGGTTTCTTCATACTCAATAGAGTTTTTACGTTCAATGGCCTCGGCAACCGTCATGACTTTATCGGCTACCTTTACTTCAGTAATAGCATTAGATTTTACAATTGCAGACTTTAAAGAATTTCTATTTGCTATTAAATCAATGGAAGACTGATATGTAGATTTGGCTCTATCAATAAATATATCCTTTGAGACTACACCGATTCTGTCTGATGACTTTTTAGTTCCGCTCACAAATGAAGCATTGGTGATGGCCTTTGTGATTTTTGAATCATATAATTTTAATTCGTTAAGTGCTTCTGTAATACTGATTTCTCTCATATTAAATTCGCTCCTTTTATTTTCGATTGTTTTTTGTTAAAATTATGTATTTTTTTGTTTAAGTAAACAATTTTTCATTAACTCTGTTGTTATAATACTTTGAAACAGATGCTTTTAAATTTATATGTTCTGGACAATCTAAATCTTCAAACATTCCCTTTGTATAAGTCTTTCTACCTATATAATTTCGTTCAATGCTGAATCCATTGAAAACTTTAATATCTATTTTTTCAGTAGGAGAGGAAGAAGATAAGTAGTCAAATATAATATTCTCTGCCGTTTTAAAAATCTGTCGGACTGTTGCTACATTCATATCTTCTTTATCAGCAATCTTTTTAATAATATTTTCTTGCGTAACCGTCAAATATTATCCTCCTATCTGAACGAATTCGATTTGTTAGAAACATATCTTGATTTGTAATTGATAACATTGTATAATTCTCCTTATAGTAGTTATTTGTATGATATGTGTTCTCCATATACACACAAATTTTAATGCGTTATTTACGGACTATTTTATTTTTTATTTATAATTTTCGTCCGTAAATAACGAACTTTATTTAGCTATCTTGAGCTGTCCACGAAAGTCTTTTTCTTCTATTTTTTTCTTTTTCCGCCTTATATTTCCTTCTATATAACAAATAACATTCATTGCATCGCTCGGTATTTGTATCTTTTATATCAACTTCAACCCATTCTCCACAATCAATACACTGAATAAACTTGGTTTTCTTAATCTGAATATTTTTTTCTAAATTATTTACAATATTCTGACCATAACAGAACCATAACAATTGTTTATATCGTTTTTCGTGTCCATATAAATATTCTACCAACATATCAGAGGTAGTTTCTTCAGAGTATCCAATGGCATTAAATCTCTCTCTAATTTCACAAGCAACGTATCTCAGATTGTCAATATATTCATCTTTCATATTTATCATGTAACGATATTTTCTATTCAATTCGTCATACAAACCAGAAACCTCTTCACTGCAAACTATATTTACATCACTCATCAATAAACGATAATCTATAGAACCAAGATTTAGTCCACTAGTGTTAATCGCCTTATTTGGAATTCTATCAAAAATTTTATTAACAAAACTCTGATTTCGTTTTTCTACCTGTTCCTTTTCCTTATCCTTAGCATATTTAAAAAATGCAGGTAGTTTCTTTTTGGTGTATTTTGAAACAACGGGTCTAAACCAATCTGGTCTCTCTGGCATGTATAGTGTCTTGGCACTGTCAATACAGAAATTGTTTTCCATACAAAGAAGTTTTACGGTGTCAATGGCTTCCTTCTGTTCTTTCTCATTTCCCGCTATAAACACATCATTATTCCATATTTTCGAAATGTCGTTACTATAGATCCCGATATTCCCGTGAGTAAATGCTGCATTTAATCCTGTATAAATTGTCTTGTTATTAAGCAATGTAGGATCAGCCTTTCTCATATTGTAATAGAGTGGAACAACCCCATTCATATTTCTTTCTGCGATTCTAACAAAATTAGGTTCTGCCACAACTAGACTCTTGTCTCCATCAACATCAAACTGAAGAATTTTGCTTATCAAATCGTGAACACTAGTATAAACGGCGTTAGTAGTAAACCATTCTTTAATTTTTGATACCCGATCTCCATATCCATCACTTGCCACATTAAACCTTATAGCATGCTCTTTATATAGATGTGGACTTCTTAGGCAATCCAGCTTATCGCTTTTTTTGAACAGATTACAAAAAACTTCCTTATCACTTAATAATCCATTTGGATTTTCTATTCCACCAAACCAATACTCACATGCCGCATAAAAATCCGGAAGTAAGAATGTATATTTGCCAATCACTTCAAGCTTTCCGCTACGATATTTTTTTAAAAGACTATCTTTAACCTCACGAATTACATCTTTCGCATATGTATCTGATAAAAGTGAAGGATAAATTTTAATGGCTTTTTGAAAAGGAGTCATTTTTGTGTTATATGGAGTAACCCCTAGAATATTCATCATTGTATCTTTTGACGTACATACGTTTTCTATCTTTTCGATGGACTTTTCCGTTAATATATCTATTTCAGAATCAGTAATATTCGTAAGAGTTTGAAGCATTTGATAATTGATTTTTGCATTCTTAACTCTATCTTCTTCAACATTACAAATACCAGAAGTACAATTATATTTTTTATAAAAACTCTTATACTCATCCCATGACTCATAATATTTTTGCATTTTGAATTGGCTTTTAGTAAAGATTACTTGGATGTCTTCTTTAATTATGTCATGTTCTTGCCCGTAAATATCTTTGATAATAGGAGAGTAGTGGTTGACCTCAACAAATTTTCTAAAGTCAAATACTCCTAATAGCCCTTTAATCCACGGTGCACGAAACATAAAATTCTTTTGGCTTACACTTGGTAGCATCATTCCAGCTCCGTCCGTGTGAGGAATTGGAACATAATCTGTTTTTCTGGTGATAGAATAATCTGATTCGTCTATGAAATCAAAAGTACCATATACGTTCGTTTCAAAATCATCAATTACTATTGATTTGTCTATCTCGAAATCTTCCCACTGGTCAGTCGCCGAATTAGTAAGAGCCATATAAGCAAGATGTTTGTTTACATTATTCCCGCCTTTAGAATTGATTTTATCAATTGTCAATCCGCACATTACGGTTTTTTCAATACGGTTCCAGACAGATTCTTTTATAAAAACTGCCTTTTTCTTGCGAATCTGCCCGGCAGATGAAGTAAAATATTTATATTTTTCACCGTTATATGTAAACCCATAAAATGAAATATCTTTAAATACGTCAAAATAATATACCTGCACAACCATTAATGCATCTGTTAGCTCATCTTGCTTTATCCCAATCGTTCTGGTGAGAGCGGAATCAAAGACCGATATTACATTATTATCTGTTAAACTATCTTTTCTTATTTTACGTGTATGGTCTTTACCATTTGTCTTCTCATTTTGAGATACCCTATTTGCTAGAATAACAAGCAATTTGTCTTTAGATTCTTTTGCTTTTTCTCTTTTATGCCTTATAAGATTATTCCATTTGATATATTCATGAATAGTATCTATATGTTCTGGCAATATTTCAGATTCGACCTCTTCAGATTTATCTGACCGAAACAATGATATATCGTCTTTAGAGTATCCAAATTCTTTTAACTGTTTTTCTAACTCAGGAAGCTTGTTATTTATGTAGTTGCGTTCTCTGCGATATTTACAATTCATGTCATGAAGATATTTTTCATGATTACTATAAAAATGTCCCGTATCAACAGAATACATGTTAATTTGTACGTCTAAAATATCTGTATCCTCCCATAATATTTTTTTCTATTCAACAAACCACACCGGCACCTTACAATCCTCACCTTCAGCAGACCTATATATTTTGTAAGAACTATACCCGTCAACCAGCTCGAAATTCCTATTCAGTACAATTCTGCTTTCGCAATATCCGTTTCTATGATAAAACTGCCATTTCCTTTTATATTTAGCTGATTTAATTCTTGACCACCTGAATTGAGGAGTAATATGTATATCGCTTAACTTAACCCAATACTCATAACCATGTTCATATACACCAACCAACTTCTTTGCAAATCTAATCAGTCCTTTAATCATTTGCACTTTTCCTCTCTTTCTCCATAATCTCAAAGCCCCTATCGAAGCATTTCAGCTCATACTCATACCTGTCTATGTATTTCTTAAAGAATCCATCTGTAAGAAGATCCGTAACATACTGAGCCATATCCCTTTTGATTGTCTTCATATCTGAATCGATTTCTACGTTTGCTGCCTCTTCAATGAGATCCCACTTACTCACAGTATTTTCATGTAGTAGAAGAGTAGTGTAGTATTTCTTTTTCTCGTTATCCCACCTCGCCATTGCAATGACTGAATAACCATTTTGTAAATCAATTGAAACTGTTACATTTGCCTCTGTTTCGTATCTAAGCATATTTAATTTCCTTTCTATTCATTAATATTGAATTTTTAAACGCATGTTCGTTAGGTAAGTATTTCTCCACCAGTGGCAGTAGAATTTTCTGTGCAATGGTGGTTATTGAAATTTTAAGCATAAAACTGATTCTGTGCAGTTTTACTCACCTGATATTTTCTTCTTTTAACATTGAGCTTACGCATTCTCTAACCACACTTCCCAATATCCATCACGATACTTGGTCTTCAACTGTTCTTTACCAAAGTAAAACTTTGCAAGATCCATAATTTGATATATGTAATAACAATAATCAATCTGCCCAGAGCGAATATTGCTCAAAATATCATTTATATAGCAACAATATTGCTGCCAATTAGTACAACCATGGTAATCACCCTTTGTTTCTTCGTTCCACAAGCCTGATTCTTTTGAGCCTTTGCCACCAAGTTTCTTAACCTCTTTTGAATATCCTTGATTAAACAACTTTCTAACATTAAATTCCTTTTGCCATTTTTCATCTGTCAAGGTAAAAGATGGGCGTCCATTTGTATTTGATACAATTTTCATTTCTCTTAATTCTTCAAGTGTCATATTTTTATACTTTCTCTCCTCATTGTTTTTTACTTTCTTATTTTCTAGTGATGAATGCAAATTATCGGCATTGATCTGATTATTAATTCTCTTTTTATTTGGGAGAGTAGTGTTAAAATCTTCTAGTGAAATTTCACCTCCATATGTTCTATGTTTTCTGTTTGCATATGTATTTGTTCCTGTCATGTAATTTGTAATTCTCCTTCTCATATTCAATTTTTGTTATTATTTCTTGCATCATCGTTGACCGCCTTTCTGGTGAGCCATTGATTGATTTGGTTTCATGTATATATTCTCTGTTGCTCTATGCTCCATTTAGGATTTCTAACTGCTTTGTAATTTCTGACATATGGTCATAATTTTCATCTAATCTTACGTTACCGTTTTCATCTTTGACAAAACGTCTGTAATCTGCAAATACTTTGGGGCCGGTGATAAATCCATAACCTACGTCATCTTTCTCATACCTATTTCTCTTTACTTCTACACACTTCACGATTTTTAAGGATTCTAATATTCCCACAATTCTTCCGATGTATCTCTCAGATAGTCCGATATCATCTGATATTTTCTTGTAGTGGCGATAGCAGCATAGTGGTTTGTCCTCGTTGCGGTTCATGTTCACACGTAGGTAGGATAGTAGTAGGAGGATATAAGCCGATGACATTCTGGATAAATCAATACCACTATCTTTTAATTCTCCTTTGAAATCCAAAATCTTGTCCAATTCATCAAAATATATAATCCCAAAATTATCAGGTACATCAAACTTGGATATATCAATGTTGATTAACTGATACTCATTTGAATTCTTCTTCTCAATTTTCAGTTTTTCAAAGTCTGGGAAATTGACGAAATAGCCGGAATGTGAGAGTGCTTCTAAAACTTCATAATACTTTTGATTAATCTTTCCATCTCTGTAATTAGGTTTTAGATGTGACCAGTGGCATAATTCAGTTGTACTGAACGCCACCGTGTCATCTAAGGATCGCCTTGCACATAAGTATAAAAAGATAATCACTCGTTTATCTGATAAATCCTTGTTGTATATTATTTCTCTTGGTATCTTTACATAGTTAGGCAAGACGTGTCACCTCACCTAATCTTCAAGTTTGCTCATTTTTAATCTTTTGGACTTTGCAAGATTAGAATTATACTCACTTACAAATATTTTTCCGTACTTCAATGATGGTTTTTTAGTATAGCTATCATTTTCTGCATTGGTTTTAATATTTTTCGCTGACATTTTACTAAATACTTTTATAAATCTGCTTCTATCAAAGTCGAAAATATACGCTTCATAAAAATCAAACATTCCTCTTATAAAGTTCCATTTCAAAGAAACTGGATCGCCAATAAAACAGGTTTTCAAAATATCCATACACTCAACAAAGTTATCAATGGAATCACTTTTTTGATAATCTTTGTAAATATTAAGCAAATTTGCAGGACATGTAATTCTATAATCGTTTCCTGGATCTTCACCAAAAATATCAAGTTTAAATCCTAAAGATTTAATACAATTGTAGAAATCTTGCTCATCTTTATTTTTTTCATATGTACCGTGAATTTGTGAAGTAAGGGTACTTTTCCTTGATTGTGGTTTCTCTTTTGTATTTGTAATATTAAACCAGTCATTCTCTTCCTCGATGGTTAGTCCATGTCTTAATTCACATGGAACAGTAGACCAACCTCTTCTTTTAAGAATAGCTATTGTATGTTGCCCGTCACAAACTTTCATAGAACCATCAATACGAACACTGACTTTTACTTCGTCAACTTCATTTTCATCAAAAATCTCATCACTACTTATTAATTCAACACGATTCATATCAATATCTCTTTGATAATCGAGCATAGAGTCTAATTTTTCGATTGGAACATCTTTATGCTCCACTCGAATCTTTCCGTCCATTTTGCTCATAAGTTCTCTTAATTTCATTTTTAGTCCTCCACTTTTAATTTGATTTTTTTTGATTCTTCAATTGCTGACAGCATTTTTTCAACCATGCATTCTGAATTTTTAATGCATTCTTCTAATTCTCTTTTTGTTACACGCCCATCCATATCCTGCAAAGTGCTAACAAATCCATCAAAAAACCTGTTGAATCCTGCGTTTGTACATTCTATGATTGCGATTTTGTAATCCCAGATAGATTCAAGATACTCTTGCGACTTCTCTGTTTTTAAATCAGCACATATTTGTTTTACCTCCTCGCTAATTTGTGGCTTATTATCTGATTTAGTAGAAACTAATACAGGGGGTACATTATTACTTTCTCCATTCTTATTTTCACTTTCCTGTTTTTTCTGGTTTAACTCTTTATACCCCGCACTAATAGATGTTTCACCTGATAACACACGTTTCTTTACTTCTTCATTATCAGAACTAAGAACTTTCGCGCCCATGCGATAGGTTTTCTCCGATACACCGGCGATAGATGCTAATTTCTCGGAAGTGTTAACTGTATTAATAGGGTTTGGTAAATTTACCAAAGGCTTTTCTTCCTTACCAACTCCATAATTTTTTCCGGCAGTAATTAGATTTTCTTTTGCTTGTCTTTCATAAATAGGACGATACTTCTCAGTAACGGCGATTCTCTGAATAGGAGATAGATTTCTACGTCCCAATTGAATATCAAGCATCCATTCCATAACTTCTTCTTTGGTTTCATATGCAAGCGTTCCGGAAATAAAATCAATATTATGCTTTTCACAAATGCTATAGCGGTTATGTCCATCTACTATAAAACCGTGCCACTCCATTATTGGAAAATTTCTATCGAATCCATTTTCGACAATGTTCTTTTCAAGCTGTTTATACTCATCGCTTGTAAGAGGTGGTAGTAGATCTCGTAATTCAGGGTCAATATTTAATTTCTTCAATTTTAAAAATCCTTTCTTATAAAATATATTTATAGTTACTCATCGGATAGTTCAAATAGGAGTGTCCTCATTTTTATCATTCTCTATCTAAAATAAATTTCACCTCATTTCTTTCGTTCTTACCATTTTCAAACCGTACACTTTAGCGTATTAAAGAAAAATGCGTTTGGGTACCTCCCACGGGTACCCAAAAGTAAAATTCAACATCATTTAGGTACCTCCCAGGTGTGGATTTGTGTAGGTCAATATCAAGATAGACTCATATTATCAAGAGAAGATATTTTGCTACGCAATTAAAATTCGTGTTTTGGTTGTTGTTTTGGATTATTTCCAGTATAGTTAGAGAGGGTATTTTGGCACATGATTTTATTCTCTATTCAAATTAATTTTTCTTTTTCCTGTAACATGTGTTATTTCTACGTTTCTGTAATTCAGTCTTAGTGGCATATACGACTAATCCGTCTTTGGAGTATGTAACTCTGTCAATGTAGTAATCAGTCCATTGGTCATGAAATGTATCACCTGGTTTTGGAGTTATGTTCATTGGCAGACTAACTTCTGATGATTGATAATGGTATTGCTTTTGTGGTAGCTCTCTAGTGTAAAACTTCATATTGCTTATCCTCCTTATGAATGTTTCTTTGTGGTTGGGTATCTGATGATTTATTCTCCATTTGAAAAGTAATTATTTACGTTCTTTCTATTTTGGCTTTCAAGCTGCGCATATCATCCATGAGTAATACTTTTTAAATAGAAGGAGTAAAATATATTTCCATAATAATGTTGGGAGTAGTGGTGTGATATGTAGTTCTCTGTTTAGATGTAAAATATACCCCTGTAAGCATGAAATACGCGTGATTGCAATAAGAAGATATTTTCATAATATAGGAGTATTTAGAATTGAAAAACATGAGATTAGGGTATGATTAATATTAAGTTTAGTAATTATATATAAAGATTGAATTCTATTTTCAGTAGATTTACACAAAGATAGTGTCATGAGCATATCATCTTGACGTTAATATTTGGCTTTGTACAGGCTTGAAATGTGTTTGATGATATAATTGTCATGTAAGAGGCAAAATGTCTTAAAATTGATTTTGGTGCGTTGTAGAGTGTATTCACATATTTGACTATTTCTTATGTGGGGAAAAAAGTTGTAAGAGTGTGACTGAGGAGTTGTCTTTTGAAAAGTATTATGTTAAAATATTCCATATTGACGGGAGGAAAAATGTATGGAAATAGTAGGATCAGACATTATTCAACTTACTGTGTCAGATATTATTCAAATTGCAAGTATAATGATTGCCTTGTTTCTTGGTGTCATTTCAATAATTATTTCTGTTGCTGCTTTGAAACAAAACACCAAAATAATAAAAGAGGGTAATAAGGCCCAGATAGAGATATTCCCATTCAAGATATATGGTGATATTGTTCCAAGAATTAAAATACAAAATTTTGGGGCATCTACCGGAATAATTACTGATGTAAAAATCATCCCAGAAATGCCCACTAATAATATTATAATTAACCCGTTTGAATTTTATAAAGGATTATCCTTGGCACCAAGTCAATCATTTACAACAGTGTTTAGTAAAGAAGATATGGCTAATGTTCCCATTGAAGAGTTTGATGTTATTCTTACATATAATACTTTAGGAGATAGGGTTGAATCAAAGTTTCACATAAATTATAAATTTTTAGATGGTTCATTTGAAACAAATTCTTCTTCAAAAGACCCATCTAAGGCATTAGACAAAATTAATCAAAGTATTCAAGGACTTCTGCAAAAATAGCAGCTAAGTCCTTTTTTAATTGAATTTTATCCGCTTGGAATGCATCGATTGATATTGATACATTTATTCCATGTGAGATGATTTCACCTTTTGCGTTGGTGAGTGTTGGTTTCTCAAATGAGAACCGTTGTGGCACGATTGATAATATTGAATTTGACATTTGTGTTTCCCCCTTTCGTTGGAAATTTATTATTATTAGTTTGGCTACATGTATAAATTCTCTGTTTATAATTTTATAGGCGAGCTTATTTACTCACCTGGTCATTTACTTATTTGTGATTGTTGCATTTTAACTGACTGCTAATTTTGAATCAATTTAGACCCAATATTTCAATAATTATTTTCTGTTGAAAAATGATGACTTCGGCAGACGTGTATTTTATGATTCGGTGAATTCGTGAAAAGTATTGATTTATAAGGGATTTATGGAGTTTGGAGAGGTGATATTTGATGTGGTCAATATGTTGATTTTGGTAAAAATGAGGAAACTTCGAGGAAAGCTTGATAAATCAATGGTTTTTGGAGTTTTAGAGGTGATATTTTATGGTTTTGATGAGAATTTGAATTGTCTGAAAACTTTATAAGTACTGATTTTGCTGGGTTTTATGAATTTTCACCGAAGTGGCTACCGAAGTGAAAAAGTGAATTGTTTATGATTTACATTCAATTTTCAACTTTATGTGTTGATGTAACAGATAGGAGCTTTTGGTGAGGTAGGAATCGATCCTAAAATGTAAACCTACCCCCACCCGTCAGGAACTCCATAAAAGCCTTATAAATCAAGCAAAAAAGTGAACTTCTGATATTTCTTCATATTAATATATTCTAATGTCATGACATGTAGTTCTGATAACTATATATAATACTGCGCAATTGTGTTAAATTGAAACGCAATTCAATCTTGTATTAATAGACTAATACAATAATGCAAGTTCGATTTTTGCACGTGCTTTAATTTTGAATGAGTAATCACTCAGTGAAATGACATCAATAACAAGCATATCCACATTCAGTATAAAAGCACATATATTCCATGGTTCATGGCTCACTGGGCATACGTTGCACAGCTGCCAGGAGATCACTCATTGTCCTGGTCTGTCAGGTATCCTTCCCTTTGTAGCTTCTCAATTATAGCTTGCGTTGTCCATTTATTCCGGTTCATTCCAGTGTCAGCCATAGCCTTTTCAACCAATTCATAAATGCCTTTCTGATACTTCACAGTGTATGCTTTCATGTTTTCAGCGTCGTATTTGTCCCTGTATTCTCTTTCTTTCTTACTTACAGCCATTTATCTTACCCCCGATTTAAAACGTCTTTAAATCGATTTTAGCACGTAATACGTGCATTGTCAACCATGTACAAAGTGCACAATTAAAATACGTAATACGATGTAAAATATGTATATTAATTCAATGAAAAACATACGTAATACGATTGACAAATACGTAATACGATGATATAATAAGTACATAAGATAAAGTTAAGCAATACAAAACACACAAACAAGTCAATCATGAAAGCGAGGTAATCACCTATGAAACATATTATCACATACTACAAAAATGAAAAGGCAGTTAAAACTTTAAATTATGAATGCAATCCAAACGCCACAAAATCTGAGATTAGCAGTAAATGTCTTCAGTTTGCAAAACAGAATAAGCCAGCAAATTATGATTATTACGAGATAGCACAAGCCTAAACGACAAGCGTCCGTCAGTGTGCAATTCCCGACTAGGCTATCAACAAGTGGATCACTTGTTTCCATAATGAACGGACATAGGCTCATGAGTAGCAACGCCTCATAGTTGTGCTACCATTGGTAACTACTCCAATAAAAAATTAGCGTGAGCGGGGGAGTCCAACGAGAACGGACGGAAAGGCATGGCGCCGACATGGGTAACACGAGGCGGAATAGGCGAACAAAAATGAGTTGTTGTAGTGTGTAAGCAGATAAAAAGGGATATATCTGAAAAAGCTGGTATATTCTTAGAGGCTGATATTGTCTATGCAATACCTATTCTAAAATAAAAACAAGCGTGCTTTGTGTCAGTACGAATATGGACTAGAGAATATTTCCTTAGAAACTCTAGAAGGCACAAACAAATACAAGTGACGATACTTGCTCCACATAGAACGGAAAAGAGCCTGACAGCTACCAACTGCCAGACCCTAACCAACTACATATTGGGAGGTGATATAAATGCCTAAAGGCTACTATGTTCCTTCCGGTTACATGGGCTTCATAAATAATAGCTACCAACTATTTGCAACAGAAGCCGAGTATCTGGAATACATAAGTTAATCACCAAAGGCGGGAAGCTACCAACTTCCTGCCGATCCCAAAGGGAAACACGAGAATGTGTCTCACTCCAACAAGTTGAGATTATCACATTTCTTGCAATCTGTCAATTCTGGCAGAGAGTTTTCCCAAAGTAAACAGAGAATTACAAATCAGTAACATCATTTCCGATTGACAACGCACTAAGCCGTCAATCGCTTCTCTAAAACAATTCATAGATGGTCCCCATTTTGAAACGTCTAGCTGAAGTTGCATAGACAGGGCATCCGCCTATACGACCTTGAAAATAGAATAAATCCGCAACGTATGAAATATGTAGACGCTATACCGTAAAGGATAGTAGGAAGAAACCAAAAGACGTTAGGCAGGACGTAATGAACCGCTATAAGGCTATGTACCATATTGAGTTGATGTGGCAGCATAGAGGCAGATCAAAAGCGGTATATAAAGTAAATAAGCGATAAACATGAATTAAGGCCGTAAGGCTTGTATTAATATAGGAAGCAACACAGTTTTATCAGTTACACCATGCGGGCGAAAACAATGAAACAAACGTGAGACGTTATAGAAGAATCCTAACCACCGCCAAACGGGACATACGGCAAACTTCTATAATTAGTCATATCCCTTGAAAAATTCTATTTTCGTCTGTATAAATATCTGATAAAAGGAAAGAAGGTATAACAATGAAATTAAAAGCTAAAAAAGTTATCGTAGTAATAGCACTTATGACAAGTGCTTTTTTAATTGGAAGATTTACAAGCGTAAGTCAAGACACTATTGACATGAATCAAGTTGCAGATATCCAGTCTAACGATTATGGTGTACAGATCACTTTACTAGATGGCAACGGCTACTATTGGGAAAGGTAAGGAGGAATAAAGACATGAACAAATATAATACATCAAACTGTCTGTCAAGCCTTGCAAAAATGAAAAGGTCATTTCCCGGACTAGTGGAGAACCGGAAAGAATTTACCAACAACAAAAAGTATCTATATGATTTTTCATTGCTAGATGGCAAAATTCCGGTTGACATTATTGAATCAATTTATAACCAGGCTATGAAACAAACCGGCATTATTGATTGTTTTGCAGTATGTGATGCCATATCAAGTACGGAAGGTAAAAAATATTTTGTCTATCTGGATTTTATCCCATACAAGGTTATAAACAGGAATACAGACAAGACAAGCTATTGCATTATGGAATTATCTGGCTTGCGGATATCTGTCCATAACTTGAATATGTACGGCTATGCAGAGAATATCCAAGCTGATTATATAGAGGCTGGACATTGGAGAACAAATACACTGACATATATCAATGATATAGAAGTAGCTTAGAATATCCATTTCATTAGTAAATAAGGAGGTTTAAAAACATGAAAATAACCGATATTACACCAGAATATAAAATTAAACCAAATAAAACTAGCATAACTGTAAAAGACAATGAAGGGAAAACAAAAGGGGTTATAACTGATTGCAGAACATTCCACAATATGGCAACTAGAGAACAATTTGAATTACATAATCGATTAAAGAAATTTGGAGTTAATAATTTAGGAGTTGCATCAAATTGTGTATTGAAAGATGGAGAAATTTATTTTCTATATAACATATCGTCAAGAAAGTGGGTCGAAAAGTACGGAGCATTTGACGAAAGAGAACAGAACAAACTTAATGAATTAGAGGCACAGGCGAAACAGTTGAAAGACAGTGGTATAAATGTAATTGAATGTTTATTTATAGCATGAAACGATTATTTCATGATAGGGAGATAAAAAGATATGAAAAGAAAATGGGAAATAGTACACGATTGCGATGGAGACAATGGAGAACCTACATGCTGGGTTTTAGAAGTAAATCATAGCGATTATGGAAAATATATCTGGATAACGGATTCTGGGCTAGGGTTTGATGTTGAGCACAAAAGTAAATACAGTAATGACATTGCTCCTCTTGTCACCTGTAAGACCTTAACATCTGCAAAAAGATGGGTTTCAATGAATATAAGATAAAAACCGAATTTTATAGAAAGAGAGGTAGTAAGATGAATTTTTATTTGTTTTGTAATGCCATATTAACAGAAGGGCAAATGCATGTTATATGGATGAAAAAATATATGACAGATAATAAAAACTTTCAAAAATGGCTACAGACTCATCAAAGAATATCATAATGTATTAGCAGAGTGGAGCAGCCTTTTATGGCTGCTTTAATGCACTTGGCACAAGTCAAGCGGTCACAAGTCCGCAAGCATTAATACATAAAAATGGAGGATATAAGATGCAGAACACAAAAATCTTAGAGTTACTTAATAATGGTCAGGTAGAAGAATTAAAAGCTATGATCCAGGACGAAATATTTCAGGACGGAATTAAAACAGTACCGGGAGCCAAGCAACGGTATGCAGCTATGAAGAAATACTTTAAGTATCAAGAAAATAAACAAGAATCGATGCATAAGCCTTGTAAGGTGACTTTCCAAGGGGACGAATACTATTCATTCCTTGATGGCTATTCTGTAGTACTGACAAAAGAATCAGTTGGAGAAATTGCAGAGTATGACAACTCAAATAATGACTATTTCAAGGTTGAACAACTAATTTCATATTCCGAATATGATAGCAAAATGATTGACGTAAATGCCGTTTTAGCAGAAGCGAAAAGTAAAGGGTATAAATTTAAAAAGACTGAAGTCGGGCAGAACAATGCTTTTTCCTGCGCATGGTATTTTGAAAATGCTTATTTTAAAGTTGGAATTCTGGATCAGGCTTTTTCTATTATCAATGATGGAGAAGAAGCAGAGGTTTATTATTCAGGAAAAGAGACAAATATCATTTTCATTAAAACATCGCTTGGAATATGTGGTGTTCTTCCGGTACGTGCAAAGGTAGTGATGGAAAACGAAAAAATACTAGTGGGCATGGAGGCGGAAAGAGTAGCCTAATTCAAGGGCTGGCACTTCTTAACAGGTGTAAGCCTATTTCTTTAAAGTAATTGAAATTCACATTTCAAAAGAAAGTGAGAACAAATATGCCGGGAAGATATCAGGTTGTTACCGACGGACATTGTAATGGCGGGTTTGATGAAAAGTTATCTTATTGCTATATAAATGAAGCGGTCAAATCGGCAAAACAATATTTAAAAGAAGGATACGAAGGAGCTGCCATTTTCGATATTATTAGTGGTAAATGGCATAGCTTCTATGGAGACTTTAGAAAAGAAGCATTATAAGTAATAAAATGTACCTTTATTTTGGTAAGGAATGGAGGACGTATGAAAAGAAAAACATATAATAGCTAATTGAAAAACTCAGAAATGCAAATGAATAAAATGCACGTTTTATTAAAACGAAAGGAGAATAATACACATGGGAGATATAAAAAACGGACGATATGAATGTAAGGACTCACAAGAATACGAAAAAAGATATGAAGATTGTTTAAGATCAGTTTGTGACAGATTTTTAAACTGTGAAGTAGAAGATTTATCAAAAGAAACAAGAAATGCTTTATATCACATGTATAAATGGGGAGAGGCATGCAGTGGACATTATTATCCATTAGGATTAGATAATAAAATGAACTAATGAATTTGTAATTTGATTGGTGATATGAAAGGGGAGTTAAAACAATGGACGAAGCAGGATCACTTTATTTATTTAGAGAATTATCAGAAACAGCAAAACTAAAAGCATTAGAAATGCTTGAAGAGCCTTTTATGAAAGTAGGGGAAGAGACTTGGGACACACAAGCATTAAGAGATGATATTGAAAATATTTGGTTCTATAAGGATGGGACGGTCGCATAAAAAATAGATTGAAAGGATGAAGCTTATGAGTAGGGAAAGAGAAAAAATTAAGGTTTATGTATGTAAATCTTTGAATGGGGCAAAAAGATTATTCGAATTATTCAAGTCAATGGAATTGGAGAACCTAGATGAAAAAGAATTTTTCCATCTATATAAATGCGGAAAAGATGATATAGGATTTACAGTGCGTTTTAATAATTGGCAAGTAGGAACAAAAGAATCTGATTCACTATTTGAAGTAACAGAAACAGAAGTATTTGAGTAGATAAAAAATAGAATTCAAAACCAAAACGAGATGAAAGAAGGACTATATATGACACATACAATAAAGGTTAAGTTATTCATGCAAGACGTCTCAGATAATATAATTTCAGGCACAGTCATTGAACGTGACGGAGTTAAAACCGAAGAAAGTATTTTGGATTGTGGAAATCATGTCGCAGTATGCCGAGATATTGTTTTTGGAAATAGCCGAGATATTGATGATAAAGTGATAACAATTACTATAAGTGAAAGTGAATGAAAAACAGGTTTCAACTATAAAATGAAAAAGGAGATAGAAACATGGGATATTATACAAGATATAAATTAGAAGTCAAGGAAGGTAACTCTTATTTAATGGCGAAAAAAATGCTTGAGGAATGTGATAGTTCTGATAGATTTTATGCCTTTGAGCGAGTACTTGAAGATTTTGTGGAAGATTTAGACGAAAAATCCGGTAATGGTTTTATCCTTTCCTTAGCATCAGACGAAGCGGTTAAGTGGTACGAACATGAAGAAGATATGAAGTCTTTATCCCAACAGTATCCGGATATATTATTTAAACTACATGGGGAAGAAGAAGAGAATGGAGATATTTGGGATAAATATTTCATGAACGGCAAGATGCAGCACTGTCATGCTGTTATGACCATTCCGCCCTTTGATAAGAATAAATTAGTATAGGATAAAAAGCACATTTTATATGCAGAGGAGATAGAAATATAATGAAAAATATACTTACAATTTATTTGATCATTAGCATCATAGCACTAAATATACTATTATTAAACATTAAAAAAGACAGTGCCAGGCTAAAGACAGTACTTAAGGATGCGCACTATGCTACTCTAGCAGTAATATCATTTACCCCAATTATACACTTAATTGTCGTTGCATTAGCGATTTTTAATAAAGGATCTATTGATATTTATGAAATGACTAAGTCATGGAAAGAGAGGGAGTCATGATAAACACTGTCAAAGATTATAACAACTCATACAGTTATCAACGCATGCACAAGCGAAAACAGCGTAGAAATTTCATAATATTGAGCCGAATTATAGGAAGCATTTTACCGATGCTTTCTATTTTTTCGCTCTTTATGCTGTCTGATCGATGTGGAAACTGGACATTGGCAGCTTTACTGATAATTATAAGCATGGCTTTATTTATGCAAACAAAAGGAGAATATTAAGAATGAGCAATGTTAAATTTCACTATCAGAAGAATAAGGAAGGGAAAATCGAAATGTATGCAAATGGTATATACATATCTACATTTGATAACTTTACGGAGATTTTCGCCTTACATAGTCTTATATCTTAATACATAGCCTTGTTGGTGATCCGGAAGGGTAGGCCGTGCTGCAAAAGTAAACAAGGCATTCCCGGCAGTCAGAAAGTGATTGCTGCTTACCACAGATAATTAGTGGTTGATCTGACTTAGGTCACTAACCGCACATAATTAGCGGTAGATTTAATATAGGAGGTGTTTTGTATGGGATATGGAGAATTAGAACAATGTAATGACTTTGACAGACTGAGGGAGGTATTTGATGATGATATGCTTGGATACTTTAAAGGACAGCTAGAGTGCTACTTGAACGGATCAAAGGATAGGCCAGCGGTTGTGTGCTGGTGGGAAGGTATGATGGATACAGATGATTTTATAGAGCAATGCACATGAATGTGTGCTTTCATTTGAAGAAAAAGTTATTTTTTTATATATTATTGAAAGGGGTTTATATGATTAACAATACTTATATTATTAAAGAAATTACACAAAAGGATATAAATAAACTGGAAAGAACATTTATTCAATGGAATTACGAGAATGATGATTATTGTTCAGATACTATAGTATTTAGAACAGAAAAGGATTATAAAGATGGACTAAATCTATTGAGAAAAGTAAAATGAAATGCTGTTTTGAAAGGAGTAGAGTATGGGCAAGAGAATACAAAAAATTCTAAAAGAATGGAAAGAAGAAAGTGGAGTAACAAGCGTAATTCAGTTTAAGTATAGAGGTGGAATGCTGACTATTTATACCTCACAGCCTGGGCGGCTAATTGGAAGGGGAGGAGTTATCGTAGATAAATATCGTGGGGTTTTCGAGAAAAAATTTTTTGATTTTAAAGAACTAAAATTTGAGGAAACAGATACTTATTGGGCGTAACTACATATAAAAGGATGATTTGAGAGGAGAAAAATTATGTTAGCAGTAAATTATAGAGAAGAAGAAAAATATGGATGCCCCAATTGCGGATGCGATAGATGGAGAAGGGATACTTCCTATATGGGAAACCAACCAGCAGGAACTTGTAGATCATGTGGATTACATTATCAAATATTCGCTGATGGAGTTTCGGAATCATCTGTGGGTTTTGGAACTGGAAGAAAAGATGAGAGCGGAGAAGACATAATGGAGTATCCAAAACTAATTTCTCATCCAAGAAGAGGTGTTTCAAAGTGGCATTATGAAACACCAGATGTCCGTCCTGAATTTGGCGAATATTGGAATCCAAGGGGAATAGGATATGATTTAAGTGGATTCGTTAAGTCAAGGCAAGCGGGTGAACGACTATTGCAGCTTGTTATAGAAGTACTTAATAACGAAAATCCTTCATCTTGGTTGGATTATAGAGAACATGAACCAGAATGGATTCAATTTAAGTTTCAAAAAGAAGAATTTGACTTATCCAAGTTAGAGAAGATGGTTTCAGATAATGATAAGGTCATAAATAAGGATATATTGCTGGCCTGCGTCTTATAACGATAGTAGCGTGATTTGAAAGGAGAATTTAGATATGATAGTTGATACACCGGGATATGCAGTGGCATATTTAGATCAAGATGGAGAGGGCTTCTCTCAAACGGAACCATGGATATTGGATTCACCGTCACTGGAACAGTGTAAGCGTGATGCATCTGATCTTATTTTAAGGGGATATCCGAAAGTTATCTGCTTTAAATATGAAACAACTAATTCAGAAGGTATCACATGGGATTATGTAGATAAAAATAAAGTCAATAAATGAGATATTTAATGGAAAAGGAGAAAAATTTATGAAAGATGATATGAGTTTATTGTATATGGAAGCTTTATTATATGCAATGGAAGGAGAAAATCCTTCGAAGGCAATTGAAAATCAGGAAGCAAGAGAGCAAAGGTGGGCACTTCGGGAAATGAAGTTGCCAATAAAGACTAATGAACATAGTGTCCCTGATAAATACAGATTCATTAATGTCTCAGACGATATGGATTATGAAATGAGAAGAAAAATCGTTGATGGCAACAATGCTGTCTACACAAGAAATCAATATTCTAAAATGGGAATAAACATTGTTGAAGATTATGATGACTTGTTTTATACTGTGCAGCTTCCGGTAGGTTGGGAAATCAAGCCAACAGAACATAATATGTGGAATGATGTATTTGATAATAAAGGCAGAAAACGTATGAATTATTTTTATAAAGGTGCCTTTTATGATAGAAGTGCCTTTGTAAATTTTAATACCAGATATACTGTGGGAGTAGTTCCTTTTGATGAATACGAGTCAGACGCATCTTATGAAGAAAGAAGTGTTAAACCATGGTATGGAGTGGTTTATGATTGTAGTAATGAAATATTCAGAACAACAGGTGAAGTAAGTCCAGACGGATCAGTTAAAGTATGGGATATCCAAGACAATCAGAAGAAACTTGCTTTAGAATTTGTAAATAAAAAATACCCTCATTGGGAAGACATTAATTCATATTGGGATTAATTAATAAAAACAAGATTTGATTAAAAAGGAGAATAATGAGATGGAATTGATAACTAAAATCCAAGAGGTATATGCAGATTGTACCACATGTCAGGAGGTCGCAGAGGTATACGCTAAGATAATGATGGAGAATCAAAAGCAAATGGAACTGATGATGGATTGTAGGGTTATTTCTGAGATTGAAGAAGCAGATAGCGAATAAATCCACAATTTCAAACAGAAAAGGGGGAATATAAAAATGAGAATTTTTTACTGGGAGGCAAAAGTAGGCTATAAATGTATTGCTGACGGATACTTATTGGCAGAAGATCAAGATGAAGCTGAAATTAAATTAAAATATGTACCATTTCATGACACCCACGAGGAAGTCAGTATAGATGTTGACGATTGCGGTGCAGATGGTTGCGAAATTGATGAAAATGGAGTAGCAATTAGATGGATGGATTAACTATAAATTCAGGATTTGAAAGGAGAAGGATAATAAATGAATAGATGTGCACTAGAAAATGTAAAGGCTGATTTACTTATAAAGAAGAATAGGTTAAAAGATGCTGAATTAGAAGCAATCAAGGAGAAGCGAATTCCTTCACAAATTGAAATGTATCACGATATGAGCGAGTTATATGGAAAATTGTTAGAATCTTTGAAATAAGTGTTTGATACTTAATATTGATAGCCAGTAGAAAGTGTTGTATACTGAAGCAATACATGTAATGAGATTTAATGCTAAAAAAGGAGCGTTATATATGAATCAATTGCAGAATATTTTTTCAGCAGTCTTAGAAGGAGAAAACGAATGAAAAAGAAAATTATTATGATTGCTGCTGTTTGTTCTATTGGTTTGATTGGATGTACCGGGAAAGGAGAACCAATATCTACTACTAAACCTTCTACTGAATCAAATACAGAAACAAAGAATCTTATCGAATCTATAGAAGCTGGGACTTCAGGTTTAGAATTTGATTATGATACCAAAATAGAGATATTTACTTTTATACAAAGTCAAATTGATTCATTAAATGAAACTGACAAGTCATTTGAGGAAAAGGAAAACGTGGCCGATGAAGTTTGGAAAGAAGCCGAAACGAAATTTAATATTACAGAAAGTGATATTATGTTAATCATGTCTGACGTGGATTTAATTGAAGATTATTATCTGAATTTAGAAGCCGATGGCATTTTGAAAAATCCTACCGATGATAAAGTTGTTGTGGCACGATTTAGAAGTAGTGAATTAACTAATTATCAATATAATGTTGACAAAGGATTTCAAGATATAGTAGTTTTTTTGAAAAATGAAGGAAGGGTTTTTTCTGTACTAAATGGAACTAGAATTAAACTTGTTCATTATGGTTTATCAATAACAGAATTAGAGTTACTTGATGGCGAAAACAAAGGAGAAATAGTTTATGCATTCAGTGAACAGGTTGAATTGAAATAAATAGTATTGCTATGATATTAATTAATTGCCCTGTATAATTCATTTTAGGCAAATACAATGTTCTACAATTTAATTTTTTCTACGATAAATGAATTTCTGATTGTTTTTATACCAAAAGCCAACTATCAATCTGGTGGTTGGTTTTTTGTTACCATGAAACAATCACATAATTATTATAATAAGTATTTTCGGGAGGTAGATATATGACAAAAGGAATTAAGACAAAGGATATAAGGGATTTTGAGAAGTGCTGCAATAAATTGAAAGCCATAATGGATAGAATCACGGATTATTCTCCAGAAGCTAATATATATGTGGATGGTGGTGGAAGCATTAATCTTATGTGCGATTGTAAACGCGATGGTTTTGGTGGTAGCCCTTCACAAGACAGCGTTGTTACAAGTGTCTCTATAGGAAATGTTGACTGTGGTGATTGGTAGTGAAAATTAGGATTTCCCGGAGTACCGGGAGGAAGGGAATTTATGAGATTAATTGATGCAGATGCTTTTAAACAGCAAATAGCAGCCGCGGCAGTCCAGAATGGTACACCGGAAGCTGCAAGCAAAGCCAGCATAATGATTGATTTGGTTGATAATCAATCGACTGTCTTTGATATCCATAATGTCTTAAGAGAATTGGAAAAACGCATTGATACTCAGCTGAAAATTATTACCGGGTTGAATGATCCAGTTTATCAATATGGGTTTTCAAAAAGCATGGAAGCATACCAACAGTGTAAATTGATTTTGGAAGATGTAATTCAGGAAAACTGAAATTTTACTGATGAAAGAACTATTTCTTTGAGTGGCCCAAGATAGCGTGGCAAGAACTTGAAATGAAAGAAGAAATAGAGAATATAAGAAGGAGATGATATCATGGGAGCATTAGCATTTATCGGATTACTTGTGGGATTATTTTTATGGGCAAAAGAAAGTACGACTCCAAACACACCAGCTGAGAATACAAGAGATTTAGATGGGATCATGAGAGATTCCAGTAAATATTCAAAGAAAGAGATGACAAAAAGAATCAACAACGGGCATTACAAATAAATGAATAGAATACATTACTGACGGCCATCGGATTATGAAAATTTGGTGGCTTTTGTATTATGAAAATAGTATAATGGAGGAATAGAAAAAGGACACGGTGGACGGGCATGAGGTCATAGGTAGCTTTGACCGTAACCTCTTTCAGGGCGTATTTCTTTTAAACGCATGGAAAGCGCAATTAATTGGAATTGGAGGGAAGAGATGTGGAAAATGTAGACTGCCCTTGCAAAAGGACGAAATGTGAAAGGCACGGGAATTGTGAAGCTTGCAGGGAACATCACCATAACTCGGTACGCAAACATTTGACGGCATGTGAACGCATAAAAGCAAAAAAAGAACGCAAGGGTCTTAAACATAAAAAGGCTTGAAAGCTATCATTTAAAAAAAGAGAATGTTTAAGTGGCATATAAAAGGATTGATTCATTGAACTAATTTTCGAGGAGAATATATGAATAACGTTAAATCATTTATCATGGAAAACGCAGTCGATGAGGGGTTTTTGAATGACTGGTATCAGGCATCAATAACAGATGACCCGCCGGTATGGACAGATGAACATATAAGTGAAGTGTGTGGAGATTTTTATTTATTACCAAAAGAAGTAGTAGATAAGTTAAAATGATTATTTTATATGTGGAGGATTTATATGTGGAGATTTTTCATTGAGTTATTCATTGAAGGCAGCTATGGTGATTTTGTAGAAGCTGCTGAAGTCCCTGGCGATGGAATACCTGTTTGTAGTGATCCGACAGTGGCAAAAGATTTTGAATCAGTAGAAGAACTGGAAGAATGGGTATGCAATAACACATCTTTGAAAAAAGGCGAATACGGAATCAAAGGGATCTATTATCATGATTACTTTGAGAAAGGCAAGCATTAGTAATTGGAGGAAATATGATTGAAGAATACGATGGCTTTGAGCGATTGGTAAAGGGTAATCGTGTAAGAAAATATTCAGATGCCTCTCATATTAATTATAAAGATGGTACTGTAATAAAGGGGGGCATATAATGACTCATTTTGTTACGTACAATGGGATGGAGAAAAGATATTAGATATGAGTGTTAGCCTATATGATGTTGTGAAACTGATTAACAAATAGAATAATAGTTTTCTGGAGAATGGGGGCGAAATATGATTGAAGTAAGCACTTTAAGGGGCAGTAATAATACAATAAAATATGAGAAAGGCGAGCTTGGATATAATGTTATATGGGGAAAAACACCTTTTTGTATTGAGAGCAGAGACATTAATGATATTCTCAATAATTTTTTTGTGAATCAAAATGAATGGTATCCAATGGCTCCAGGAATGATAGATCCAAAACCAGGTGGATTAGGCGAGTTTGTTGAGGGAAATATAAGCAAGTTACATTCTAAGCACGCTTCAGCAATAGCAGCTATTATGGTTCATGAGGGTTTTCTTGAGCGTAAGAATATAGGGACTGCTATTTATTTGAGGAAAATTACAGATAAAATTTGAGATTCAAGGGGGTAATGTTTTGATACCAAAAACGAAACAGGAATATGACTCAGGAAAATATAGAACAATGGTAGAGGCATGGAGCGATATTGTAAAAGAAAACTGTTGCAACTGTTCTATATGTGGAGAAGCCCCACGACTTAGTGTTTGTTTTAATGGTTGGCAGATTAGAGTAACATGTACTAATTATAAAAAACAGCCACCTCACGGAAACATTTCAGATAATAAACAAAACAGAAGATTTACAGAGTGGTATACTGATGAGGATAATTTAAGAAATGCAATTGAAGCGTGGAATAAAATAAATGAATGAAATCTAAGGTTCATATGGAGAAGGGGCATAATATGTATATAATAAAAGATAGCAATGATAGGTATTTTGTAGAGTGGATTGGTAGCACACCGGTTTTTAATGGGGATATATCTTCTGCAAAGGCACTTAACGAGAGTGATGCAAATAAAGCAATAAGATCGTTGAAAATGATAATTAAAGGTAATTATGAAAAAGTATTGTGCGACGAGGAATTTATAAAGAGGATGAATAGAGATAATCCTGAGTGGTATCGTCAGCAGATAGAAGAATTATTAAAGCAATATGTACAGAAATCAAAAGACACATATGATTCAGATGGAGCGTATTTAATTTACGAACAAATTATTGATGAGTTGGAATCAATATTGCATGAATAAAACTAGGTTTTCAAATGAGTTTATGGGTAGTAAATAGGGCATTGGAGAATAATATACCAGTGCCTTTTATAGTGCTTATAAATAAAGATATTAAACAATAAAAGAGATGGAGGGAAATATTATGTCAGCATCAACATTACCGGTAGCTCATGAAATGGGAGAAGTGTTATACTTAAGTGATTACATGGATGAAAAGGAGCAGGTGCAACAGATGGCTCGCCTAAAAGCAGATGGAACCGTAGATCTCCGATATGAAAATAAAGATAATGGTGGTAAAGCTTCTACTATGGACTGTTTGTACACAGAAGAAGAAATAGAAAGCGTATATAATGTGTTTAAAAGAAAATGTATTAATTCAGAGAGTTTGGCAAAAGCAAAATCAAATATGAGAAATTTGGTGATGTACGTGTGTGCAATAAACATTGGATTACGAGCAGGAGATTTATGTTCTTTGCGATGGAAAAATGTATTTGATGAAGAATGGAAAGTAAAAGACAAAGAGGATTTTGTTCCTCAAAAGACTATTAAACGGGATAAGGCAGGGAAAACAGTCAGTAGGAAACATATCACTTTAAGGTATAATAGCGAATTTAAACGATGTTTATTGGAGTATCTGAAGTGGAAACGGTTTTACGATTATGAACCAGATCTTGATGATTTTATATTTACGAGTCAAAAAGAACATTATAATGAAGACACTGAGAAAATGGAAAATTGTATTATGCCAAAAGAGTGGCATAGTGTTGTACAAAAGGTATGTAAGGAAGCTGGTATTAAGCAGAAGATAGGGACTCATGGACTAAGAAAAACATATGGGCATAGATACTATATGACTTGCGAGAACAAATCAGATGCTTTAATTCAGTTAATGGCCATATTTGGACATTCAGATATGCGAATTACACTTGGATACATTTGCATAACTGGTAAAGAAATTGAAGAAAACCAGGAAAAGGTGTGTATGTTTGGCGATTTGGAAACCATTGTGTGGGACGACTATTCAAAGGTGGTAGATTGAAAGGAGGGAAACTATGGCAGAATACAAAATAACTTATTGTGGAGATAAACATATCGAGTTAATGCATCACATCTAATGGGAATTACTACAGCGTAGTGTTTTGAATGTATATTAACGGAGGATTCTTTTCTATTCCTGCTTGGAATGTAGGTGGAGAATTGGGAGCATTTGATGATGTGTTCTGGAATACTGAGAGTATTGGGCGAGTGTTGAAAAGTAAGAAGACCGCTAAACAAATTGCATTGGCGATTGCTGAGTTTATAAAGAAAGATTGATTTATAGCTTAAATATGTAAGGACGATAGGTTATTCACTATCGTCTTTCTCTTTATCTTCGTCTCGTTGAATTTTATCGGCAATTAAGAGTAATCGGCTGATCTCTGGATCTTCTGAAACAATAATATCGTTGGGGGTGCATTTTAAAATTTTACACATAGCTTCAAGTGTTTCAAGTTTAATACTGGTAGAATCACCAGCATACATTTTATCTACTGTTTTATATGTTACATCAAGACGCTTTGCGAGTTCATACCTTGTAATCCCCTTTTTGTCAAGAATCTCTTTAATATTTAGTCGCACATTTTCACCTCTTTTCATATAAAAGTTATACCTATAGATACATTACTACATATATATTATCATACTTATATGAAAAAAAATATAGGGAATATTATACATATAAGTACTTGACTACTATTAGTAAATAATGTATAATAGGTAATATCAAAGGTAAATATTGTGATGATTACATATCACTAAATGAAAGGAGGAGCATATGGAACTTCACAGATACGATATTATAGAGGCAGAAATTGAATATGGAACAGGTTCAATACAGAAAAAGAAACGTCCATATGTGATTGTGAGCAATGAGCATGGTACAGCAAATGCTCGTATCATCACTATAATGCCTTTAACCCATATAATTAAGAAAGAGTATTTGCCGGTACACGAATGCTTAGAAGCAGAATCAGAAAACGGATTATCAACTTATTCTATGATTCTAGGGGAACAACCACAAACCATATGTAAAGATGAGGTAATTCGGAAACTTGGATCTGTTGTAAATGGTAAACAAAGAAATATGATTAATAAGGTTTGTTTTAATACATTTTTCTTTGGTGAAAAAATTGATTGGGAGGAGATATTCGTATGAACGGAGATTTTATAGTAGTTTCAAAAGAAGAAGCAATCAAAAAGATAATGGAAGCACCTGGTGATACAGTGATTATTGGGAAGTTTTTAATTGTTAATCCGCCACATTACATTCATGATAACCCGGTAAGAGGCAAAAAGAAAGATGGAGAATTGCTTATTATAGCTGCTAAAGAAATAGAATATCAAAACAACAATTATTTTGGAACGCTTTCACTTCACGGCATAAAAGAAGAAGCAGTGATCCATAATATTTTATTTCCACAATTAGAATGAAAATGACAAAAAACGAACATACATTCGAAAAAGGCTTGACACAAACGTATGTTCGAAGTATAATCGAAACAGTTCAGACGGCAATAGTTATCAAGACACAAAAATTGCAGCCTGTTAAGGATCATAGGTGTTGGCGCACCTCCTCTAAACAGACTGCAATTTTTACACATTCTACATAAATCCAGCCGTAGGGCTAGAACTTAAGAAACGTAACAGAATATTACGCTGATTCTATTTTACATAACCTTTTAGTAATAGTCAAGTATTTTCAGGTGAATCAGCGTTTCTGCTAAGAGTTTCCACATTTTAAATAGAGAATTATATAACATAGCCGATTGGTGTAGTGGTAGCACAAGATAATTTGACTGTCTTGGGGTGTGTTCGAGTCGCGCATCGGTTATTAAATTACCAGAAAAATGCAATTTAACGTCAGGAGGACGTGAAATGGAAAGTAGAAGACAAAGTTATAATATTGAAGATCTTGTTGAAAAAATGGATGAAAAAAACAAATTGACTTTTGATTATCCTATACAGAGAGAAGATGGACAATGGGATAAAGGACAGAAGGCGTTATTAATAGATACGGTATTTAATGGATATTTGATTCCAGATATATACATAGTTAAAGAGGGGACAGAAGATTTTTCCCCAATGTCAGTTTTAGATGGCAAACAGAGGCTTACAACTCTCTACGAATTTCGTAAAGATAAATTTGCGCTTCCAAAAGATGCTGACGATGTTGTTATTAAAACGGTGTCTTTCGACGAAGAAAAGAATCCAGTTTTCGATGAAAATACATACGCTGTCGCCGGAAAGAAATTCAGTAAGATAGATCCTGCTTTACAGAAAATTTTCAATAAGTACAAAATTGAGGTAAAGCTTCTCGCTGGTTATACAGATGAGCAGATTGAAGAACAGTTCTATCGCTTAAATAATGGGTGCGTTTTTACGAAGTCTCAGAAGGCTAATACAAAACTTGGTACAGATGTAGCTGCCAAAATCGAAGAGATCAAAAATTGTGATTTCTTCGAGAATAGAGCGTCGTTCACCAATTCTCAGAGAAAACGCGGTGAAGTAACAAGCTGTATTTTACAGACTATGATGTTGCTATCTGGATTTGAATATAAGAATTTTGGTGCAAATGAAGTGTTAAGATATGCAAATGAGTTGAGTGAAAATCCAGATTATGAGCTGATAGAACGCACAAAAGAGCTGTTTGATAAATTATTTATTGTACTACCTACATATGACATGGAAATGGACAAGCAGTTTAAGAAAATACATATACCTACATTAATAATGAATCTGGCAGCCATTGAGGAATTAGATGTTGATTATGAGTTGTCTGATGATGAATATACAGAGTTTTTAAAGAATTGGTTTGAGGTCTGGATTGAAACTTCTGGATACATGGATTTTTGCGGACAAGGTTCTACCAGTAAATCAAAGGTTGAAGGTAGGGTTGTAACGATGCAAAAAGAATTAAGAGAATATGCCATACAGTTATCAATGGAAGGAGAGTCCTGTAGTGAAAGCAACAAAGATGAAAGTTATGGATTTAAGACCACATCCGAAAAATGCTGAAATATATGGTTATAACGAAGATATTAGCGATTTAGTTGAGAAGATTCGCAGAAGTAAAAAAGTCCACACTTTGACGGTTAATTCCGATGGATATATTTTAGCTGGTAATAGCAGACATAAAGCCTGTATTGAACTTGGTATCTCAGAGGTTAATGTAGAGATCATCGATTTTGAAACACCAGAGGAAGAAATTGAATATATCATCAACGATAATGCTACCAGAGAAAAGACGGTCGAGCAGAAGTCAAGGGAAGCTAAGGCGTTAAAAGAGGTTGAGACGTTTCTTGCAAGAAAAAGACAGGCTACATCAACCGGAGGTTCTAATCCTCAGCTTACGCCAGTTTCGGCGGAAGCTGTAGGACAAACAGAGCAGGGAGAGTCAAGAAATATCGTTGCTAAGAAAGTTGGCCTACGTTCTGGACATGAAGTAGATAGAGCAATTACTACTGTTAAGATTATCGACAAATTAGAAAACGAGGGCAGAACAGAAGAAGCGGACTTGGTTCGTGCAGTTTTAAATAAGAGAAGTGTCTCTACTGCCGAAGAGTTAGCAAAAAACATTGATAAGGTAGATATCCCAGAAGATGATATTGAGCTAATTAAAATGGGAAGAAAAAGTCCTTATTCATATATTGAATCTGCTAAGAAAAAGGATAAAGTACCAGAAACTCCTAAACAAGAATCACAAGTAGATCCTAATGAATTCTTAAAAGGAAAGACTACAAAAGAAATTATTGATAATTATGTCAATAACGGAGCAATCATCAAACCAGGAACAAAAATAGAGAAGAGTAAGCTATTGCAGAAGTTAGAAAAACATATTGATATTTTTTCAATGGGTATGGTTGAGTGCATGATGTATCAAAAAGAAATTCATCAGTTCACAGAGAAAGATATAGATGAGCTGAGAATATGCTTCAATAAAATAATATCCGATTTAAACGGATACAAAAATTTATTTTTAGGAGGAAAATAATATGGGAGCAACAGCAGTAAGAAAATTAGCAAAGAGTATCGACAGTATGATTAAGGCGGGTGATAGCAGCCTAGTGATTTATGACAGAATCGGTTTTGACAAGGAATTTCCTAATATCTTTGTATGCGTAGGGAAAGTGGATATCAGAACGTTAAAGAATCCAAGGTTCCAAAGAAAAATTGACCCATTAAGAGTTGAAAACATTAAGAAAAAACCGTCTATGGTACGATTAGACCCTATCACTATAGCCGTTGATGACAATGGAGATAGAACAACCTGCGACGGTAATCATAGAACTAATGGTGGTATAGCTGGTTTAGCAGAAGGATATTGGGATGATCCGTTTGTACCATGTAAGATACTTTACAATGCCACTGACGCGCAGCTCTCATATTTATTTGCCACACAGGACGAAAATAAGAAAGCGATAGACAATCCATCTCAATTAAAGGCATTAATCCTTGCAGAGGGAGAGAATCGGGCGCAATGGGCTGTTGATATGAATAGAATCGTTGAAGAAGAAGGACTTACCTTTGGATTCGGTGAGAATAGAAATAATAACGTGGGAAAGATTGTCGCAATTTCAGCCATAAGAAAAGCTTATCTATCAACATTAGATGAAAGCAATTTTAGAAGAATGCTGCGTATTATGCGCGAAAGCTATGATAACGGCACACGCACCAATGCTTGTTCTGGAAGAATTATTGATGGGTTATCAACGTTTTATTCGGAATTTGGAGATGAAATTGACGATAAGTTTCTTGTAAAGAGGTTAAGGAAAAGATCCCCTAAAGCACTTATTGAAGATTTTAATAAATTTAAGACAACGTTAGATTCTAAACGCCAGTATCTTAAACCTCTTACTGATATTTACAATAGCGGAAAATCAAAAGTAGACAAACTTGACTACTTATAAAGAAAAAATTACATAAAGGAAATATTATGAACGATTGGTTATATTTGTATTATGCATGGTGTTTAAAGTGCATTAGCGAGTCTCAGACTACACCCATAAAATTAAAAGGAGATAATGAAGATGGGAAATTCAAGAAGTGATAGATTTAAAAATAACAAGGAAATTTCTACATATAACGATAAGAAATTTAGAGATTTTAAGAAAATCAACAGTGAAAACATTGTTGAAATTCCGGTGAATAAAATTAAGCTACTATCTCAAGTACATATTGATGGTCTTCGCAGAAATGATATGTCAAGACATATTGATTATTACAAAATCAACGGTTTGAGTATTGGTGGTGTAGTGATTGTACAGCCAGACGAAGATGGTTCTGGAAATTACAATCTGATTACAGGTTGGAGAGCGTATGTAATCGCCGACGGAATTGGACAAGATACTATTAAGGCTATAGTCGTAAATTGTAGTAGAAAAGAACTTAAGAAAATGCTTGGTTGCGTAGTTCCGTATAATTTTGTAAGTACCGATGAATTGAAAGTACCAGAAGCATTCGCAAAAAGTACTGTATTTGCTGGAAAACTGGATACCATTAAGGAATATGATGAAAAATATCATCAACCTTTTAAACCTATCATTATTGATGTTGATAACAATATCATCGATGGATACGCTCAGTACGTGTATAACAAGGCAGCCGGTATAAAGATGAGTCAAGTGCTACGAACCCAGGGACGGTTGAGAAACGTTGCTGCTTAGGGAAGTGATTCCACATAACGGGCATATATGGACATGCTCTATATATGCCTTATCTTTTTTGGAGGAAAGCCAAATGGGCATATGTATGTTGTGTAAAGTTGTAATGATCTCTGGGACAAACTACGATGGTAATAATCGTAGAAGATATGATGAATGTCCGAAGTGTCATGACAGGATTTATAACAAGGGTAAGAATTTTCAGGAAATATTACATAAAGAAATAGAGAATCAAAAAGATAACGTACCGTCAAAGTTTGGACGCCGAGCCGGTACGTTATCTTGTTCAGCAACCAGATAATAACGAGATTACCAGGCGCACTCTTATTATATGTGTATTTCTGGTTCAAATCAAGTGTTTATCTTAAATTTATTTTCAATAGGTAGGTGCATAATGGAAGACTTCGAAAGGGAGCAAATAGAAAGAGAATATTTATTTGATGATATGCGAAAATTGAATAAAATTTGCAAATTTCTTATATTAAGAAAAAACGTTCCACAAATGTATGAAGATGATTTATATAGTATTGCCAGAATTACATTTGTCGAAAGTTTGAAAACGTTTGATTCCTCTAAAAAGTGCAAATTCCAAACCTATTTTATTGGAAACGTTTGGAGGGCCTTTTATGATTGGACAAGGGATAATACTCGCTGGAAGAGGTGTAATTTACAGATTGATAAAGATGGAAAAATTGCACGAGATGAGAAGAACAATCCAATTATTATTCCAGACATATCTATTGATGCACCTACGGAAGATGGAATTGACTTGTCTGAACGAGTGGCCTCTGATTTTAGCATTGAGGAAGAACTGTCAGAAGAATTTGGATATTCAAATGATGATAAGATTCAGAAATATTTTAGTAAACTTTCAAAGATGCAGAGACAAATAGTTGTGTATCTTTCGGAGGGTTACGATTCAGGTGAGATCCAAGACTTATTACATATTGATAATAAAAGGTATCTGGATAATATAAAGGCAATTCGATCATATGAAAACATCAAGGTTCTAATGTAAAAATAGGAGGAAATAATCGTGGCAAAGAAAATCAGAAAGCAAACTTTGGCTCTAAAGTCATATTTGGATAAAGTAAACGAAGAAGATATTAGTGACAGTCAAGATGTACAGCGAAAGTTTTGCTGGGATAAGAGTGCAGTCAACGAGTTGATTGTTACTGTTCTGACCGACGATTATATTCCTCCTATTATCTTGGGTGAAGAAGAACTGGGTGAAGATATGGTTCAGCAATATATCGTTGACGGAATGCAAAGAAGCTCCTCGTTAGTCTGGTTTCGTTATGGCAATTATGAAATAACTTCTGCAATAGAGAACAGTATCATTGAATACCAAGAGAAGAAGGTTGAGAATGGAAAGGTATGCAAAGATGATGAGAACAACGTCATCTGGGAATCAAAGAAATTTGATATAAAGAAAAAGACTTTTTCTGAATTACCAAAAGTTTTGCAGAAAAAATTTGATGATTACCAGATTGAGATAGCAATTCACCAGGACTGTACTATGGAGCAAATTTCTAAACTGGTAAGACGCTATAATAATCATAAAGCCATGAATGCCGTACAGAAGGCCTTTACATACGTTGATAATTATGCAAGAAAGATTCGCAATATCGTAGATTTGGATTTCTTTAAAAATTGTGGGGATTATCCGGAGGTTGAAAAACCAAAAGGAACCTACGAGCGTGTTGTAATGGAATCTGTAATGCTGATGTTTCACCCTGACAAATGGAAAAAGATGCCTAAAGACATTGGAAAATATTTGAACGATAAATCTTCAGACCAGGAGTTTGACACCTTAAAAAATTTACTAATCCGTTTAGAGAATATTGCTGATGATAAGTTCCATGACATTTTTAACATAAAGGATTCTTTCATATGGTTTACACATTTCCATAAGTGTACGCAGTTTGGGTTGTCAGACGAAAAGATTGAAGAGTTCTTAACCGAATTCCAATCTAACTTACATAATAAAACCTTTACTGAATATGAGAATAACTCATTTGACACAATTGATAACGGTAAGGGAACGAAAGATAAAAAGGTTATTATTCAGAAATTAGATATGCTTGAAAAGCTGATGATAGAATTTTTGCATTTTGATGTTGAAATAGAAAATGAAGAAATAGAGGAGGATAATGAGCCGATGACAGATTCAGAATTCATCAATGAAAATGTTGGTGTGGATATAGACGAAGTGTATGAGAATATGGATTTATATGTTGATTCACTTGATGACTTGTTGGACAACACAGTGAAAGACGGTTCAAAGCTGTTAGAGACGGAGAATCGGCAATCTTTGTTGGCAATGGTAGCCTATTCTTATGAAAAGGACAAGGACTTGGACAATTGGTTGACAGAGTATGCAGAAAAAAATTCATCTTACATAAAATATCAGAAAAAGAACTTTGTACATATGGTTTCAGACTTTGAGGAATACAACCGGTTAGTGGACAAGCAAGCAGTTTGACGATAGCCGTGAAGGGAGAACAGTCGTGTATATATTAACAGACGGAAAGAATTATGTGATGAAGAATCCATTGCAAGACGGAAGATATATCAGTACAACTTCGTCAATTGATGCATCGGATTTTACATATAAACAAGCGAGAGCCTTGTTACAGAATAAGAAGTCTGCACTTAAATGGATTCGTACATATTATATGGTGAATAAAGACACCGGGAACAGAGAAGAAACAAATTTGAATTATCAGGGTAATGGTGGTATTTACTGCGAAGAGAAAGATATTGAGTTTGATTATAGTATTATAGAGAACATTAAATCAGAGGTAACTAGTATTATTGGACTTGCTGCATGGGACATTAATCAGCTTAGATCATTTAACTCTGTATTGAGTAGTGGATTATCTTATTATGATTCCGCTATATCGGATATTAGACATGCAAGAATGGATAAACGACCACCAGCTCATGTTAGAACCAAGATTGATGGAATTATCAACGATTTAGAAGAAAAACGACGCGATATCAAACAGACCATAAATTATGTCGATGTGTTGATGAGGGCTATTACTCAGCAATGGACGATTGGCAAAATTAAAGCTGAATTAAGTGCTGCTAAGTATGTGCCATATAAAGGCAGAACTAAATACTACGACATGGTTGTGGAAATGTTGGGATAAAAACGGAATTTCATTTAGAAAAATTAAAAGTAAAAAGGAGAATATATGAAAGAGTATAAGGTAACAACCGCTTATATGGATAATTACGGAATAGCAAAATATGAAAACGGAGAATTCGTAGGAGATATAATTGTTCCGTATTACAAACTTGAAGGTTTTATTGAATGTCTTGAAGCTGAAGGATATATTAGAATGCTTGATGATGATCTAACAATGAACTTCACTGAATTTCTTGGTTATTGTAAAGACGGAAGGATTAAGTGTTCAAAACAGACACTAGACTTATTGAAGGTTTTTGGCGAAGAGATATACAGCTCACATTTCGATTTAATACAAGACCAAATCTTGAAACCAGAAGGGTATGAATTATTGATTCGCAAGAAAAATACTCATGAGTGATGAAATGGTTCTTTCAAAGGAGAATGAACAAATGATGGTTGGTAGAGATTTGTTTTTTCATGACTATGAAAGGTACGGATACTCAGAAGAAGATTTTGATGATAATGTGGTGGCCGATGCAGAATGGGAAGAAGTTGTTGAACCAAAGGAGCTGCCTGAAAGGAGTGGTGTGTAATGACTTATCAAGAAGAAAAGCGGGATTTGTTTTCAGTATCAGACGATTACTATTTAGCTCACTGTATAAGTGCCGATTTTGGAATGGGTAAGGGAATTGTGGTTGAGTTTAACAGACGATTTGATATGAAGAGAATTTTGCAAAGGACTTATCCTGATTATTTAAATGAGTGGACTCGTTATAAGAAGATTGGTGATTGTATTCAGCAAGGGAAAGTATTTAATTTGATCACCAAGGAACGATATTATCAGAAACCCACATATAGATCACTTGCGACAGCATTAATTGAAATGAGAGATTTGTGTTATGAAATCCAAGTTGATAAGCTGGCTATGCCAATGATTGGATGCGGACTGGATAGATTAGAGTGGATCAAGGTTAGAGACCTGATTGATGATATCTTCAGAGGAATGGACATCAAGATATTGGTTTGCATGAAATAAATTTTTCAATCTAATAATGAAAGGCATAAAGGATGAAGATAAAAATAATTAGCAGAGCGAATGGTAATTGGTACAACATCGGAGAAATCTATGACGTGAGAGACGCTGACAAATATTCTGTTATTGGAGTACAAGTATGGAATTCGCACGAAGACAATAAACACCCAGACGTTGTTATGCATGGAGATTATGAGTATATATAACATGTTGATAAAGGAGAAAATATGACAAGCAACCTAATTAGCAGATCAGTGCTTATAAAAGAAATTGAAGACAATTATGATTGTAACTTTGGAGAAATATTAATTGATCCGAGACATTTTCTTGATTTAGTAGATGAGCAAGGCACGATAGAAATTAAGACAAATAACAAAGAAATTTCGATGAAAATTAATCGTCATGAATCTAATTACGGGAGAGGTGGAAGTTTAGTGGCGGTTTTCCCTCATTGTCCTGTTTGTGACAAATGGTTTCCAATTGGTCATAGGCAAAATTATTGTGATAAATGTGGTCAAAAGTTAGATTTTAAATTATAAAAGAGGGATTTTTAAAGGGAATATATTTGGGGGTGCGGAAGTTGAAATGAGCTTAGAAGAAGCTATTAAACATTGTGAAGATAAAGCAAGGGAGTTAGGCTGCTCAGAGTGAGCAAAAGAACATTTACAGCTTGCAGACTGGCTAAGGGAGCTTAAACAACTAAGAAGAATGCTATGTAACTGAAATTAATTAATACCTAATCATAGCCAGAGAATTAGTATTTCCAGAGTACCGGGAGAAAGGAAATCATGGGTAATACAGATGTAAAGAGAAAAGCAATCCCTAAAAAGATACGAAAAAGGGTCTATGAAAAATATAATGGGCATTGTGCCTATTGTGGCTGCGAGATGGAGCTTAGTGAAATGCAAGTTGATCATGTGGAATCTTTATACTGGTATGGCGGAGCTGATGATTTAAGTAATTATATGCCAGCGTGTAGGGCATGTAATTTTTACAAAAGCACTTTGCCGTTAGAAGAGTTTAGAGAACATGTAAAGACTATTCCGGAACGTTTGGAGAAGGAATTTATTTATCGTCTCTCTAAAAAATACGGCATTGTTCACGAAATAGATAAGCCGGTGAAGTTTTATTTTGAGACTGTAACCCCAAAGTTTGATTGCTGAAAGGAGGTATAGAAGTGGAGAATGAAAATTTAAATAAAGCAGTTTGTGTATTACAAGACGCACTGAAATATATGAAAATAAACGATGTAAGGATTGACTCGATAGAATTTAAAATTGGAAGCGATTTTTTTAAAGCAAGTATGCCGAAAAATTATACAGTATCATATAACTTAGAAATGAACGGTGAACATATTAGAATGGCGGAAGGAAGTACATTATGTAGGGGAGATGGCAGGTGTTATGAATGCGGACACTGCTTATAGTAAACAGATAAAAGGTTGTATTCATTTTGTATAAGCCGAAGCACAGAAGAGGAAAAGGAACTCTATTTAGAGTCCCTTGATTCACGGATTGCATTCTTCACTGCTTTTTTTATAACAAAGTACAAAATTACAAAAAATAAAATTGGGCCAACAATTATAAGTAAAAGATTGATAATAGTAACTAAACTGCCAAATAGCAAACTGGTATCCATATCTACACCTCCTTATAATCCATCAAGTATATCATAATTATGGGGTATGAGAAGAATAGTAGTTTTGAAAATTGTTAAAAAAGTCTAGGAGAGCTTCGACTTTTGTCTATTTGTTACAGAAAATAGTTGAAGATTAAAACCATCGTTTCAATGGAGGATAAAAATGAGTTGCAAAGACTGTGAACTTTATTTCTTGAAGAGTACAAAGGATAGACCATTATGCTGCCACAGATGTGAATTACATAGATTATGGCACGAATTAATCCCAAACTTACCGGGATATAATTTATTAATTAAAGTGTGCGATTGGTTGAATGGCGCACTCGGACTAATTGAAAAGTTTATAAAAACAAAAAACAAATCTTTCAAATAGAAAAGGAGAAAATTATGAGAGAAGAAGTAGTTTATGTTGCAAATGATGGTACAAAGTTTTTAAAGAAAGATGATTGTTTAGCACATGATAAAAAATTGGAAGAGCGTGAAGTACTGACTAAAGCCAAGAGAGAAGCGTTAGAGAAAATAAAAAATAGTCAGGCAATGCTTATTGAAGATATTAATTTATATGAAAAGAAGTATGGGGAGAGAATTGACTTTATGTCTAACTATATGCCGTTAGATATTTTAAAAAGCATTTTAGAAATATGTTAGGTTGAAATGCGACTTTCATGGGAGGTGACAAATTTGCATTTAATTAATACAGATGATTTATTAAAGAAATGGGATAAAACATCAACAAGAGGTAGAACTGAATTTGACCAAGTTATAATGGAACAACCTACTTATTTTGATATGGATACAGTTCTTGATCAGCTTGAAGATTGTGGGAAATACAAAGGTATTTTAAAACTCGACAATGATAGTTGCGAGAATTACATTTCCGTATCAGTTGCAAAGCAGATTGTAAAAGGCAGAGGATTAGGCGGAGTTCTTGGATACTTGAAGGAGAATAAAGAGGAAGTCAAAGACTGTTCAACTTGCAAGAATAATGTGGAATATCCACCGCCACACACTTGTGATATTTGTACAAGTCTTGACCAGGAAGAAGAATATGAAATGTGGGAGGAAAGATAATGGCAAAAGAGCTAATTTGGGTAGAAGCGGAATTAGTCCCGAAGATTGAGATTATTCAAGATATTTTGAAATTAAAAGGAGAAGATATCAGTAAGGCGATTGATAAACTTGCAAATGACACGAGTTGCATTACAACAGATAGTATCGATACTTCCTTACTGGAAATTAAATTACATGCTGCTAAAGTTAGGGATACATACAAAGAGCTTGTGGATAAAGAAATTGAAGAAACAGGGAAATTATGGGAAGACTGTGATGACCGTATATATGAAAGTAGAACAAAGATTAAGCAAGTGGAGAATAGTTTTAGAGAATTATCAAGTAGCATAAAATCATGTGCTGATAATTTAGATAGATGGGAAATGAATAAATTCTCAGAGGCTATGGATTTAATTGATAGATTCAAGGGGTATTCAAATAAGGAAAGGGAATTATTAAAGGAATTATTGAAAGCCAATTAAACGTGTCTTTCATGTGGAGCTGTAGTGAGATAACTATAAATTAAATGGAGAATAAATAAGTGTACGTACAAACAAAATAGAGGAGGACGGTAGTTCCTAGGATAAAATTGCAATGCTTCCTTTAAAAATGAAAAGAAGAAAACTAACAGAATTGGACAAAGATATTATAGGGAATAAATGTTCAAATTGTGGATGCGACAAAGATTTGGAATATCACCATATTATTCCATTAGCATGTGGAGGTAATGACATTAATAGTAACATGGTTTGCTTATGTGGGAAGTGCCATTCTATAATTCACGGATTACAAAAAGACGGATATAATCTAGCACATAGTATTTTAATCAAAAATGGTATCAAGAGGGCAAGACATAAAGGTACTGTACTGGGGAGACCGAAGACAGGTGTTCCGAAATTATTTAAAGATGAATATGTGAAGTTTTTAAATAAAGAAGGAGTGTATTCTAATTGCTCAACATCACATTTCGCCTTTTTAAATGATATTGCTATTTCTACATATTACAAATACATTTCTGTATTAAAGAATGATCCAGTATGGAAGGAGCTTATAGAAGCTAAACTGGATTAAAACTTCGATTCTATTTAGAGAATATAAGAATATGAAAGGTGGTGAATAAGGTGTCACAGATGGAAGTACATATTGGACGGCTGTTAAAAGTAGATCGTTGTGAAGAAGAACCGATAGAAAATTGGTGTAAAGAATATTGCAATCAAAATGGAGTTTCAAAGCTTAATAGTTATTATGACTCATGGGAAGAATGTTTTACAGATGAATTTAGTAAAGAATTTGTTATTTCTAATAATAATATTTATCGGATAATTGAAGATAAAGAGTTTGATGGTGATGATATTTTTGAAGCAAGCAAAAATGAATTTGGACAGATTCAGTATTGTTTGAGTTACTACAATGGTGGTTGCGGTTTTACAGAAGCAATTGAAACAGCATTAAAGAGAATGGAGAATAAATAATGGAGGTGCCAAAGTGGATGCTGTTAAAACAGTAAAAGAGAATTACATAATTGATCTGGCTTCTATTAAACCAAAGAATATCAAGAAGTCAGACAAGTATAGTAAGGCAATTTATAAGTATCTCAAAAATAATCCATATTACAGAAAGGTTTATTTTGACGAATCAAAATATGATAGCGATTCCGAGAACTATATCAAGGTAAAATTTGATGTAAATAATATGGATTTAAGAAATCTGTATTTCGGTGAACCGGAGGGATTAGGCTCCAATTGTATTACTGGAAAGTGTATCAATAGCTTAATTGTGGGTGGTCAATGTTCGCAAACGACATTCTGTTATATGTGTAATGCTAATTCAAGTTTTATTGATGTGACAAAGGAATTCTACGAAAAATACATTGAGATTGGTCGTTGCATTTACGGTCACGGGGTCTGGATTAGTGATGACGAAGAAAGATTTACATACATTGATCCAGAACATAGAAGATGTAACTGGTGTGGTGAGGAAGAACGTCTTGAAAAGAAAGTAATTACTTATACAAGAGATGTCTGGGTTGAAGATATACCGTGAAAATTCCTGATTCAAAGGAGAATTATAATGTACATAGAAAATGTAGTAATTGGTAAACCATTAGCAAATCCAGTAGATATGTTTTCAATTGACGAGACAGATTGGAATCAGATGGAAAGAGAGAAGACCTACTGTACAGAAGAGCGTTTTCTTCCAAGAATATTGGTTGATTTGGGTATTTATCCATCAATCAGTGAAATAAGAAGAAATAAACCTGAGTTGATGATTTCGCTAGACAGTGTTGACTTTATTGACAATTTAAAAGTCAGTAAGAAACGAAGATTGTGGATTCTCGTTGGAGAATAAATAAGTAACACCCATCAAAATTGGTTTGGCGGCCAATGAGATGACAACAAAGTTTTACATTACATAAATTCATATCAATTTAAAATTCCAATATTTAAAAACTGAACAGAGAATATCTGTATGGGTGCGGAAATAGCTCACCCTTGGGAGAGTTCGCCCATAAATAGCTATTTTAACATAGATGTTCATATAGAGAGAACATATGTTATCACTTTTTAGTGTTCACATAAATACTTATCGTTGAAATAAAAAGGAGGAATTGAATGTCAGAAAATTATTTTAAGGAACTTTACAACGTTGATGTTAAGGAAAAAGTGAAGCAGAAGAATGGATTAAATTATTTATCCTGGGCAGCTTGCTGGGCAGAGGTGAAAAAACTTCATCCAGATGCTACATATCGCATCTATGAGGAAGTCCTTTCTTATGCTCCCGATGGAACAACTCCAATGAAAACCCGTCCTTGGTTTGACGATGGAAGAACCGGCTGGGTAAAGACGGGAGTTACAATCAATGAGATTGAGCATATTGAGGACTTGCCCATCATGGATTTCAAAAACAAGGCTATCTCGTCAGAAAGCATCTCTTCTTCTGAAGCCAACAAAGCAATTCAGAGGTCGCTGACAAAAGCCTGTGCGAGACATGGACTGGGATTATACATATATGAAGGTGAAGACCTCCCGGAAGAGAGTAAGGAACTAGAGAAACTTAGGACAGAGTGTTATAAATTAGTTACTGAAAAAGCCAAATGGTCAGAAGCTGTTAAAGCCAAGGTCGCTGAATTTTGCAAGTCTGCCGATGAAAAAGCAAACGGAGATCCGAGAATTATGGAAGACATTGAAACGTTAAAGGCACTTAAAACACAGCTTATGGGAATTAGAAAATAGGAGGATATTACATATGGGATTCAGAAGTGGAGCTTATGCAAAGATTTGGAGCATTGAAAAGGGCAAGGGAAATTATTATGTGGCCGACATGTCTACAAGTAAAAAAGCAAAAGACCGTGAAGGCAAAGAGATTCAAGAGAACGGTAAAACAAAGTATGAAACCGACTGGTCAAATAAGTTTGTAAGGCTAGTTGGAACGGCTGCTAAACAGGCAGAGACTTTAAATAACGGAGATTCCGTAAAGATTGAATCGTGTGATGTTACTAGCAAGTGGTCTAAGGAGCAGAACAAAGAATTTGTCAATTATGTAATCTTTGCTTTTGATAATAGTCAGAATAATGCTGCGAAGCCTAGTTCATCGGGAGGAGATGGTTTTATGAATATCCCCGATGGAGTAGAAGATGAAGGGTTACCATTTAACTAAGAGGTGAATTATGTCAGAGAAAACATATAAATGTGCCTTTAAACACTGTAAACATGAGTCCTGCGAGATTTCGCAGGACGATGCTGTAAGAGTAGGAAATAGATATATGCATTTGGACTGTTCAAAAATCAGTGAAAACATTACAAAAGTGAGAGATTACTATTTTGAGAATATAAGCAAGACGGTAGTAATGAAGCAGTTAGTAAGCGTTATAAATAATCTGGTTTTTACAAAAGGAATTGATTCAGAATATCTATTATTTTCATTAACTCATGCTGTATCAGCAAAGATCCCTGTTAAAAGTCCATATGGATTACATTATCTTGTGGATAATCAAAGAATAAAAGCACTATGGGAAAAGAAGAAAGCTTCTGAAATTGCAGAGGAAATTAAAAGAGACGCTGATTCTGATAATGAAGAACCTGTGAAATTTACTGGGTTTAATTACAGTTCATCAGATAAGAGTGGCTTTGGAGGAATTTTGAAGGGAGGAAATTAGTGGAGTTAAGCGAAATTTCTGACTACAAGGCAGAGGCGGGAGTGATATCTACTTTAGTATATCATCCGGAATTTATTTTACATAGCAATTATTTACATGAGAGATATTTTTACAACGTTGACAATGCTTGTATTTATTGGGCAATCAAAGAGCTTTTTTCACAAAAAATAACCAACATTACTGCATTGAATATTGAGCAAATGCTTGATTCGAATAAAGCAGTTAGAAAGAAAATTCAAGAATATAATTTGCCAAGTATTCAAGAATATATTGACCTCTGTTTTAATACAAAAAGAGACAGCGTAGAAGAATATTTGTTATTGGTTAATCGAGTGGTTGAATTTGCGTTTAAGCGTGATTTCTATAAAAAAGCCAACGATTGGCAAAGACTGTGTTTAGATGATGATGTCCATTTAGACGACATGAGCAACACTGTTTATAAAGAGCTTAATGATATGACTACCAGTTTTGTTACAGATGGAGAGATAACAACTTTTGGGTCAAAAATTAAAGATATTTGGAAGAAGATAAAAGAGAAAAAGGATAGGGGAGAGTCTTACGGATTGCCATCATTTTTCCCTAGCGTCAATGATTTCTTTACGTATGAAGAAACGGAACTTGTTGTCGTTGAAGCCAGAATGAAAAAGGGCAAGAGTTGGCTTGCCATGATTGAAGCCTTGCATAAGGCTATGAATGGCGTTCCCACTTTCGTTCAAGATAGCGAAATGAGTGATGAGAACTGGTATGTAAGAGCCTTATCATATTTAAGCGGAATCCCTGTTTCAAGGATCAAAAACAGCACATTAACGAAAGAAGAGGAATCTAAGATAGAAGAAACAAATGACTATCTTGAAAAGTTACCTTTATTCCATAATTTTGATCCTTATATAACAAAGGAAAGATTTTACTCAATATGCGCCCAGAAAAAGATTGAGATGGGATTGAAGTTTGTTGTGTGGGATTACATAAAATGTGATGATTCAATATTAAGTTCTTCCGAAAGAAGTGCATACATGGCAGGAGTCACTAACTGGTTAAAAAATATTATTGCCGGGGATTTAAGGATGTCGGTGTTAGCTTTTTGCCAGTTGAATCGTTCTAACGAGGTGGCTGAATCGGACGGGATAGAGAAATATTGTTCAGTCGCGGTCAAATGGGAAGAAAAGTCTAATGAAGAGATCATTTCAGATGGGAAAGAATGCGGTACACACAAACTAACAGTAAAACTCAATAGGCTTGGTAAGCAGCATATGGGAGAAAGTGACTATATAGATATGATGTTTACAACCGGAAGGGTCGGAATTAAAGAGGCGAAACAGCATATTGAATCCACGCCATTTAATTAGGAGGTGAATTTTGTGGCTCTATATGATGAAGATATGCTAGAGGAGATTAATAACAATGTTGATCTACTTGACTATATTAGCAACGATATTGAATTAAAACAACGTGGTAGGGATTATTTTGGACGCTGCACTTTACATATAGATCGCACACCTTCATTTTCTGTTACTCCATCAAAAAATAGATTCTACTGTTTTAGTTGCGGGGCCGGTGGCGGCATTATTCAATACTTATTTTTATACGAAAAATTGAGTTTTGATGAAGCCGTTGCAAAAGCCTCACTCTTGGCTAATGTAGATCTAAAGACAATGTGTCAATCTGAAACCGTAAAACTTAATAAATCTATCCGCAAAATACAGGACAATAAAACAGAGAACGATTCCACACATACGTACTTAGACAAAGACGAGTTATTGAAATACCATGACACGATCATTTCTGAATGGGTCAATGAGGGAATTAGTGCAGAGACGCTAAACACTTTTGAAATAAGGATAGATCATAGAGGGAATAGGATAGTTTATCCTGTTTATGATATGGAGGGAAACCTAATCAATATAAAGGGTAGAACTTTATGTAAGGATTATAAGCTATTTGGAATTCAAAAATACATCAATTACTATCCGGTTGGTGTAGTAGATTATTTTCAAGGCATGAATATTACATTCCCCTACATATGCAAATCTGGTGAAGTGAAAATATTTGAAAGCCTAAAGAGTGTTATGAAATTGTATACATGGGGAACTAAGGATGGTGCATCTGCCGAAAAACACACCTTAACTCCTGAACAAATAAAAATCTTGATATCGACCAGAGAAATAAAAAGTGTCGTATTTTGCTATGACTCTGACGTGTCTTATAGGGAAAGAAAAGTTAAAGAAAATATAGATTTGCTCAAAAAGTTTGTAAACGTATTTGTGATTATTGATAAAGAAAATCTTCTTGGAGGAAAAGAGTCCAAAAATGCACCTGTAGATTTAGGTAAGGAGATATGGGAATATCTATATTCAACAAAAGTGAAAATTAAATAAGGAGGAAGTATTTGGAAGAATATAAAAAGAAGATTCAAGATATGAGGTTTTCATTTAGCCGTTGTCATTCGTTTGAGGGGTGTAAATATGAATGGTACTTAAACTACCTGTTAAGAGATGAAGATGGCAATAGGATATATAAGAACGAACAAAATTTCTATGCTGCTTTTGGACACTTTTGTCACAGCATATTAGAAAAGATATTTCTCAAAGAGATAGATGCAGACGAAGCTGTTGAATACTACAAAGATAAGTTTGATGAAGAAGTTCTATGTTGGGACGTTCCTGAAACCACTAGAGAAAAATACTTCTTTCAAGGCTTAGATTATTTTGCAACTTTAGATATTGAATGGCTTGAAAAATATAAGATTCTTGGAGTAGAGAAAAAGTGTGAGTTTGTTATCGGAGATAGAAACTTCATTGGATATATAGATTTGCTCCTTCAAGATAAGGAAACATGTGGAATTATAGTATTAGACCACAAATCAAGTGAATATCCACTTGGCAAAAGAGGGCAAGTTTTAAAGAAAAAAATTGCTGACTACGAAAGTTACAAAAGACAGTTGTACATATATAGCGTACAGGTGATCAACGAATATGGTGTGTATCCAGAAAAGATAATATGGAACTACTTTAGAGATAAAAGGTGGTTAGAATTGCCTTTTATTAAGGAAGAGTTTGATGAGGCTATTACGTGGGTCAATACTGTAATAGAAAACATAGAGGAAGAAGAAAATTTTGTCCCTAAAATGGACTATTTTTACTGTCGGAACTTATGTGGGTTTAGAAACTCATGCGATTACAAACTGATGGGAGGTGAGTAATTGTCCTTACTTGAAGATGCGAAAGTGGCAGAATCAAGGCTTAAATTCAAATTTCCATATAACGTAGATGTGTGGATAAATGAAATGAATATGCTTATGGAGAATTACCATAAACACACTACATGGTCAGATTTAATACAAATTGATTCTGCAACAGATATATATGAGTTTATGGAATTATCTAATTCATATGGGTGTCAATGCTATTTTTCTGGAGAACATGGTTATCCGGGGGAGTGGTTGTATGTATACGATATATGCAAGAATTCGCAGGATAAAGATTATCGTAGCAAACATGGGTTGTCAAAAGAAATAAAATTTCGATATTCTGCCGAAGTATACTGGGTTAAAGACATTAATGAAACAATTAGTGAAGAATATATTGACAAGAAAGGAAGTACCCAGGTTAGAGAAAGACGAGACAAAACAAATTGTCATATGGTAATTGTTGCTCGTACATATCATGCAATGAGAAAGTTAAATTATATTATCTCGTGCGCCCACGATGAGGGGTTTTATGCAAAACCAAGAATTGATTTAAACTTACTATTTCAGCTAGACAAAGATGATGTATATATCACATCTGCGTGCATTGCTGGTTGGAAATACGAAAATGCAGAAGAGATATGGTTGAAAATTTGGGAACATTTTGGGAATAATTTCTTTCTTGAATATCAGACCCATAATACTATTGCACAAAAATTATTGAATGACAGAATTTATAAGATGTCAAAAAAATATGGGATTCAAACTATTGTGGGTTTGGATACTCATTACATAAATGAAGAGGATAGAATTAAGAGAGAAAATCTTCTGCAACGAAAGGGACAGCATTATGACGATGAAGACGGTTGGTATATGGATTTCCCTATCGGCAAAGAGACATATAGAAGGTTAATTGAACAAGCAGTTTTACCATCTGAAGAAATTCTTTATGCAATGATGAATACTCATGTTTTTATTGAAGGGTGTGAGGATTTAACATATAAGACGAACTTTAAAATACCAATCGCTCCGATGTATGAACAGTACAACTACGATGAAAGAGTAAAAATTCTTAATGATATTTTATATGAGAAATATGGTGAAGAAGATTCGGAGCATAGAACCAAAGATAGAGAAGATGGAATGTTATATGAACATGGAGAGATTGAATCTAGTGGTACTGCTGATTATTTTTTAACTAACTATGAACTGGTGAAATTGGCTATTAATAAATATCATGGTCAGTTAACTACGACATCAAGAGGAAGTGCAAGTTCTTATTACTCAAGCAAATTATTGGGATTCACCACAATGGACAGGTTTGAGTCAGAAGTTCCAATATATCCGGAACGATTTATTACAAAGGATAGGATACTATCTTCCCATCAGATGCCAGATATAGATTTTAATGTTTCAAACCAAGAGCCATTTGTACTTGCTGGTAGGGAGTTAGTTGGTGAACATGGCTGCTATCCACTATTGGCTGTCGGTAAATTGGGTGAAAAGTCTGGATTTAAACTTTATGCAGATATAAAGGGACTTGAACCTATCGTAGCAAATGAGATTACTTCTTCCATTGACCAGTACAACGAGGCTCTAAAACAGGTTGACGATGAAGAAGATAAGAAAGATATTCATATTGAGGACTATATAACGGACAAAGATCACCTGAAAATATTCAATGACAGTAAGCCATATCAGGGAATCATTGAACAAGCAAAAGTACATGCTTGTGGTTTTTTCTTATTTAATGGCAATAGAGAAGAGCAAGATGTGATTGGATATGGAGACATCCGTTACGAGATAGGATTAATAAGGTGCCATTCCGAAAGTACAGGAAAATCAACAGTTGTTGCAAACATTGAGGGTGGGTTACTTGATTCATACGGATATGTAAAAGATGATTTTCTTATTGTTGACGTTGTTGGAATTATCCACAAACTTTATGAGAGCATAGGAAGAAAAGTTCCTACCGTTGCGGAACTGCGAAAGATGGTAAGTGGTGACGAAAAAGTTTGGAACCTATATGAAATTGGAGCTACATGCTGTCTTAACCAGTGTGAGAAAGCAAGCACCACAAAGAAAGTAATGAAGTTTAAACCTAAGAATATCAAAGAATTGGCTGCATTTATTGCCGGTATTCGCCCAGGATTTAAGTCCCTAATTGATGGATTCCTAAATAGGATTGAATATAGCAATGGAGAAAAGGCTATTGATAAGCTCCTAGAAGACTGTTTTCACTATATGCTGTATCAGGAAGCGGTCATGAAAATCTTTTCATATCTTGGTATTCCGATGAAGGATAGTTATGACACGATTAAGAAGATTAGCAAAAAGAAGTTAAAGGGCGAGGCTCTTGCAAAAGTTGAGTCTAGTCTAAAAGAGCATTGGTTACAAAATATCGGCAATCTGGATAATTTCGAACCGGTGTATAAAGTTATTAAAGATAGTGCCAGATATAGCTTTAATGCTCCTCATGCTCTGGCTATGGCAAACGATTCACTTTATGAGGCATGGCCAAAAGCTCATTTTCTTTCCAAATTCTATGAGGTGACATTAAATCATTATCAGGATAAAGGAGATAAAAATAAGGTAGCTGCGCTTACGAAAGAAGCCATGACAGTGTTTGGATATACTATGGGAACTTATGAATATGGAAAAGATAATACTAAATTCACAGTTGACGATGAAAATAAAATTATCTACCCTAATTTATCAAGTGTTAAAGGCATTGGAGAAAAAGCCGTTCGTGCAATTATGGATATCTATGAACAAGGCATTGATGATTTTGTAGAAATTTATGTATCTATTAAAGGAACCAATATCAATTCAACAGTATTCAAAGATTTGGTGAAGATAGGATATTTCAAGAAGTTTGGCTCGATAAAGAAGCTTCTTGCAATTACTGAAATCGTTGATTATTGGCGAGGGAGTCAGGGGACTGGTAGAAAAACGATTAAAAAATCAGAGATCACGGAACTCCACGTTACTGAAGATACTGTAAAAAAGTATGCTACCGATAAATTAGCCTCTGGAAAAAATAGCAATTCTCAATATAGTAATTTGGATTGGGTGGGGTTATGTAAGGAACTGGCTTGTTTTGTTGATGATGGTGAGTTTGGAATAATTCAACTCGTGAAATTCCAATATGAAGTGTTGGGATATGTTGATTATATAGAAGATTCTCTTGATTGGAGATATGTGGTAATTACAGATATAAACACAACCTATTCACCTAAATTCAACGCTTACAGTATCGGCAAGGGAAAGACGACTGAGATGAAGATACACAAAACAATCAACAAAAGAGATAAGTCTATCGCGGTAAGTTTTAATGAGATCCCGGTTGAAGATGGAGATATCATCTACATTAAAGAAGTCAAAAAGCAGCCTAAAAAGCAAAAGGTGAACGATGAGTGGCAAATAGTCCCCGATGTTTATGAGTGGTGGATTAAAGATTATATAAAAATGGCATAGGACGGTGAATCATATTAAGAATTATTATACAGATAAGAAATACAAAGAGTTATTATCTCATATGGTCATTTTGTGCGATACGCAGGAAAAGAGCAATGAGCATATAACTCAATATTTTGAAGAAAACGGGATTGCTTATAAAAAACGGTCACTTAAAACGGGAGACTATTCAATAATGATTGAAGCATGTCCTGAATTAGGCTTTCTGGTGGATACATATTTTACAGATGAATTGATAGTTGAACGGAAGAATGGATTAAAAGAATTGGCTGGGAATCTTGCTAACAATCAAGATGATGACCGTTTTATGAAAGAATTGAATCGCATGATTAATATTTCAAATGTTTACCTTGTCGTGGAGAATGGTAGATTAGACGATATTATGGAACATAATTATGAATCAAAGTATAACGAGGTATCATTTTTAAGAACTTTATTGACATGGCAGAAACGTAGCAATTTCTATTTGAATTTTGTTAATCGTGATAATATAGGAAAATTCATTTATGAGATATGTAAAAACTGCTTAGATAACAGTATTTTAAAATAGGAGGATAAAATTTGAAGAAGGAAATGTTTGAAAAAGAATTAGGCTATATTGTAACAGAAGAAATTAAAAAAATGGTTGAGGTTGGATTAGAGAACTTACCGGATTATTTCTTTTCAATGCCAGCATCTACTACGGGGAAGTATCACCCATCTTATGCTCTGGGAGAAGGTGGACTTGTAAGGCATACAAAAGCAGTAGCATTATTTGCTAATTACATATGCCAGCTAGAACAGACCCAAAATGATTTTACTCAGGAAGAACGAGACTGCATGATTGCGGGTTGTATTCTTCACGATGGATTCAAAGAGGGGAACGGAGGAAGTAAATTTACAGTTCATGAACACCCTCAAATTTGTGCAGATTGGATTCGTGATAGTAATATTTTTAAAGATTTTAATCAAGAATATAAGAATATGATATCAGAGGTCGTATCCTCACATATGGGTCAATGGAACGAGAATAAACGTAGTAAGGTCGTGTTAAGAAAGCCAACCAGTCCAATGCAGAAAATCGTACATTTGTGTGATTATCTAGCATCAAGGAAAGATGTCGAGGTATTATTCGATTCTGAAACATCAGTTTCAAAGCCAGATATTAACACATATGCGTTTACTTTTGGCAAATATAAAGGACAACTGATTACTGATGTTGCAAAAGACCACAAGGACTACTTGGTTTGGATGAGAGAAAATATGACGCTGAAGGAACCATTAAAGACTTTTGTTTTGGAACTGGCGAAATAATGAACCCAGAATGGATAAATGGACTTCCATTTTACAGTCCGTCGAATGAAAAGGGGAAAGAAATGAATATAGGTGAACTTATTGAAGAATTAATATATCTGAAAAGAGAATATGGTATAGACTACCCAAATGACAACATAATTAACGATACGTGTAACATTTTATCAAGATTACCGAGGAATTGTGACGTTACGGAATGGCTTATTCTAAACCCAAAACCGGAGGGATAAGCCAATAAAACATATTTTTGATTGGAGAAAGAGAGGTAGTGAAACATGATAATTGAGAGTAAAAAATATGCAATAGCAACTAAGGGGTTTCCGTTATTATTCGATGATGGAGAAGGAAATAATGTAAGCAATTTTGAAGAAGCTTTTCTGGGTTCATATGAAAACACTGAGGCTGAATTGAAGTGCTATGATGAACCAGACAAATATCAAATTTTAGAAGTTAAGGTGACATATGAATTTTAAATAGTACGGAGGTGATCCATATCAATACCATAGAAAAATTCAAACAGAATTTTGAAAAGTGTAGAAATTTAGAAGATAACTTACCTATGCAGAAACTTCGAGAAGACTTGCATAAATTATATGACCCATTTTTAAAAGAAGTTAATGCGATTAAAGAGAAATATGGAGTATCAGACAATCAAGCTGCTTGTTATATATCGAATTATTCCGATGAGTATATCTGCAAAAGATTTAATGGCGGTTGTAAAGATATTTCATTATGCGAAAGGATGTCAATTGACAATGATGAATGATAATTGGACTTTATTAAAAGATGAAAAACCAAAAGCCGGTGAAGCGGTATTATTCCAAGCAGAACGCGACGAACATATGTATATCGGATATATTACCACCTACGGAGGAGTCAAGTGTATAACAGCAAGAAATTCTACTGTAACTGGCATGAAACCTATTGCTTGGATGGAGTTGCCTGAAAAATATAAAAGGTAATAGAACAGTGGTTTCATAGGGAAAGCTAATCAATATATAGTATGTGTAATAAATATAAACTACTATATATTGTACATTAATGAGAGGGTAAAATGACTTATAAAGAAGAAAAACAAGATTTATTCTCTGTGCCAGATGACTATTATCTGGCACATTGTATCAGTGCAGATTTTGGAATGGGTAAGGGGATTGTGGTTGAGTTCAACAAGCGTTTTGATATGAAGAGTATTTTACAATCCAAGTACCCAGACTACCTGAATCAATTCACAAGACATAGAGTTGGCGGTGACTGTATTTTTGAAGGAAGAGTGTTGAATCTTATTACCAAGGAAAGATATTTTCATAAGCCAACTATTATTACTATGAGAATTGCTTTACAGAAGATGAAGCAAATTTGTTTGGAGAATAATATTACTAAGATAGCAATGCCGACTATTGGAGCAGGACTTGACCGATTGAGTTGGAATGATGTAGTTACGCAGATCAAAAACATATTCACTGATACAGATATAGAAATTTTGGTATGTAAAATATGATAGTTAAACTTTAGAAAGCGAGGATATTAAATTGAAAGATATATTAAATAGTATTGATGAGTCAATTATAAAAATAGCATCAGAAATTACAAGATTAGAAAAGAATAGACAGAGTCTACTTGAATCCAAAAATATATTGTTTGAGACAAATAATATATGTCCAGATTGTATGGGAAAAGGATATTACTATAAGAAATCTAGTGGCGGAGATCCATATGAAAGGTCTTCTGACTTACAAGAAGATTGCAATAGATGTAAAGGAACGGGTACATACATAATACAACAATGAAAGCCGATTTGTTCGGGAGAATGAAATATGGAGGTGTAAATTACGGAATTTTTTAATCTTAGGGATTATGAGCAAAGGGATTTACAACAACTTCTGTACGATCATAAGATGTGGAATGGATATACACTTGTGAAACTAAACAGATTGGACAAAATAATTTCAAGAGAGCATTACTACGGTGCAAATAGAATGTGTATATTTGGTCTTTGGACAATGTGCGGAATATTCGTTCCATTATGGATTGTTTTAATGATGTTTGGAATCAGTCCACTTGTTTCATTTATAGGATGTGTAAACGTGGGTATCATTGGAGAAATAGTATATCAGAACAGTTGCGACAAAATAGATTACGATTATTTGGTATCTAATAATCAGCAATTAAATTTATTCAAAGATTGTGGTATGAGTTATACAAATTAAACGAGTATTTCATATGGAATGGAGGCGATTATTTGCTTGGATTTATAAGTAAAAAGAAGCATAAGAAGTATGTAGAAAATATTAGATCTCACATCAGTACATACGTTAATGCCAATTTTGACCTACGAAACAAAAATGAGGTTTTACAAAAGCAGTTGGAATTAGAAAATCGTAGAGCTGTTTACTGGAAAATGAAATTTCTTCAACCAGAAAATGAACCAGTTATTTTAGGCAGTCAAAGCGATATTGAATATATTAAAAGTTAAGGAGGATTTGATTGAACAAAGCAGATAGAATTAGAGAATTAATAGAAGAACTTAATAGAGCTGCTAATGCCTATTACAAATACGATAATCCCATTATGACAGATAAACAATATGATGATTTGTATGATGAATTATCCAGTCTCGAAAAAGAGACTGGTTACATATTAACTGGATCTCCAACACAGAAAGTTCAAGGAGATGTTGTTGACTTTCTTGAAAAGGTGGAACATAAATATCCAATGCTCTCTGCTAACAAAACAAAGGATCTGGATATGGTTCGTAAGTTTATTGGAAATAGAGATGTAATTCAGTCATGGAAGATGGACGGATGTTTTAGTTCGGAGACAAAAATATCAATGGCTGATGGTACCACGAAAAGAATATCAGATATTAAGGTGGGTGACAAGGTATTATCTTTTGATGAAAATACAAAGAAATTATGCTCATCGAGTGTTATTAATACATATTATAATGGTAAAAAAGAATGGGATATGTGGTTAAGGCTTACTATTAATAAGACAGGAACTAACGGAAATAAGTATAACCTAAAGTGTACTAAAAATCATAAAATATTTACTCCAAACGGTTGGAAGAAAGCAAATGAAGTGTCCGTTGGTAATCCCGTATATTATGACGATTACATTTTATCCAAGTCTCAAGAGAGTTTTATACTGGGATCTTTGTTGGGTGATGGACACTTTGTATGTAGAGGAAGGAACCTACATCAACATTTAGAACTATATTATACTAAAACAAATAAACCAAAATATAAAGAAATGATAAAATATACGAATGAACTGTTTGCATATAATCACCCTAAAATTTCTAAACGCAAATCTGGATATGGTAGTGATATTCTGGTTCAAAATTTCCATAGCATTAAAGTCCCCGAATACATTTATAATGTCAAGAACCAACTCAGATGTGGATTAACATTCACAAGAGAAATATGTGATAATCTTACACCTCTAGCGTTGGCAATATTATATATAGATGATGGCTCTAAATGTCCAAACAAAGATGACGGGTATGCCGCAAAGAACAAAAGAGTAAGGGCTACAATTGCTACAAATAGACACAGAGTCAATAATGTAAAAATATTTAGTGAATGGTTAAATAATAATGGATTCCATAACGCCATCATGTTTGAAAAATCAGTAAAATCAAAAGATGGTGGAGATGGGTATATTATAAAATTTACAGCTGATGGTACTGAAAAATTCTTTGATAATATTTGTCAGCATATCCCAAAGGAATTAAGGGAAATAAAATTGGGGTTAAAAGATAAATGGCAAAATGCTCCGAGTAATTATTGGTGGAAGGATATTGGTGACTATGGATTGTGTGTTGGATATATTACTCATATACGAAATGGATTCAGTAATAAATTACCTAATACAATAAGAATCAACCAAAAATCATATTTAAATTCTTATGATTTAGAAATAGAAGGAACACATACATATTTTGCAAACGGATATGCTGTCCATAATTGCACCATCGTAGCGGAATACAAAAGTGGCGAATTATACAAAGCGGTCACTAGAGGGAGCGGTACGGTCGGAGAAGATGTTACTCACACGTTTAAGCATTGTGTTAATCTTCCGGTTAGATTGAGAAAACCTGTAGATATTACTTTCCGTGGTGAGTGCGTGATTCCATGGGATACATTTGAGAGAATTAATTCTGAATTAGAGGAACCTTATTCCCACCCGCGTAATCTTGCAGCTGGGACACTTAGGCAATTAGATGCTAATATCGCCATTGAACGAAAACTGGAATACTACGTATTTGATATTGTAGACGGATTTGATTGTGGAAATCTAATAGGGGATTACGTCTATGCTTCAGGTTTGGATATGACGGTTGTAGAACATTGTATAGTTAGAGATTTAGGAGAATATTTCAATAAATTTAATCCAGAGAATTTCAGACTTCCCGTCGATGGTCTGATTTACCGCTACGATGATACTGAATATGGAAAATCACTTGGAACTACATCACATCACCCACTTAATATGTTGGCTTTAAAATGGCAGGATCAGTTATATGAGACAATATTGACAGATATCGAGTGGAACACGTCTAAGACAGGCTTAATAAATCCCGTTGCTATTTTTAAACCCGTAGACCTTGATGGAGCTATTACCACAAGAGCCACATTACACAACGTATCTTATATAGAAGATTTGGAACTTGGCATCGGTGACTCAATTATGGTGTATCGGGCAAATATGGTAATTCCTAAAGTTCACGAAAATCTTACTAAGAGTAATACGTGGAAATTGCCTGATAAGTGTCCGTGTTGTGGTGGAGAAGTAGAAATTCACAATGAGAACGGCAGTAAAACACTCCATTGTTGCAATGATCGCTGCCAGGCCAAGTTATTATCAAGGCTTACTCATTATGTTAGCAAGAATGCTTTAAATATTGAAAACCTTTCAGAAGCTACGATAGAAAAGTTTATGAAGATGGGGTGGTTGACGAGATTATCCGACATTTATACTCTTCAAGAACACAAAAATGAGATGATGGTTCTTGATGGATTTGGAAAGAAATCAACAGAGAAGCTATTGGCTGCCATTGAAAAATCTAAGATGACAACACTGGAAAGATATCTGTATGGTATTTATATTCCGTTAATTGGCAGAACGGCCAGTAAAACTATCAGTAAATATTTCAAGGGCGTCTATGTAAAATTTATCGAAGCGTTGGAAGATAGATTTGACTTTTCTCAGCTAGAAGATTTTGGAATTACCATGAATAAGAGTATCTATGATTGGTATGAAAAATACAGCGATACAGAAGACGCCTATATTCCCACGTTGTTAGATTTTGATAAACTCAAAGAAGTTTCTGACGTAGATAGTATGGACGAATTAACCGGGAAAGTGTTTGTGATCACCGGAAGCCTTTTGCATTATGCAAACAGGAATGAGCTTGTGGCGGAGATTGAGGGGCTTGGCGGTAAAGTGTCGGGATCGGTATCCGCTAAGACTAATTATCTCATCAACAATGATAGTATGAGTAGTTCATCAAAGAACAAAAAGGCGAATGAGCTGAAAGTCCCTATTATCGCGGAAGAGGATTTTTTACGATTAATCGGTAAGTGAATGGAGAATTAGTAAACAGCAAGGAAATACTTGGTTTATAGGAGGAAATTAAATGAAAGTAAAAAGAGCTACTTTTTGCTACAATACTAATCTACTCAATAGAATCTGCTCGGGCGAGAGTAATTATGCTGTATTAGGGCATTGTTTCACTGATACACTTTCCGTAGGCGATAGTATAAAACTTATAGGAGAAGAAACAAGTGCTATAGTCAAAATAACTTATATCGACCCAAAAGACTGTAATGGAAACTGCGGAACAGGCGTGAAGTTGTTAAAAGTTGTATCAGGAGAACTGGATATAGAATATGAGATTGTATAGATAAAATACGAGATTCATTGGCTTTTTTGAAAACCATTTGTTACCGAATTATAGTAACTGGCTAAGAACCATAGCCTCTATCTCATTGCTAATATAGCGTTTGAGAATACCTTTGAGGGAGATAAGGACTATTCCTTATCTTTACCCTCGAAATAATCCTTGATTAATCTTTCAAGAAATTCTGCAACACTTATATCCAATTGGATAGCTTCAATTTTTGCCTTCTTTAAAAGGTCTGTATCAAGTGTTGTTGTAAATTTTGACTTTGCCATATTTATCACCTCAATAGTATATTACCATGTATACGTATGTAAGTCAATACGTAAAAACTTATAATTTTGCTTGACTTATACGTGTATACGTATTACAATAAAATACGTAATGAGGTATTGAATATGAAGGTAAGCAGAGTGGAGCAGCAAATAATCAAAAAGAATAATTCTATATGGGAAGTAGTAGATCAGCATTGCTTCTATTCAAAAAATGTTTATAATCAAGCGAATTATATTATACGACAAGAATTTATAAACAATGGAAATAAATTGAGTGCATATGAAGTCCAAAAGATTATGCAACCAATGGATTGCTATAAGGAGTGTGGCTCACAAGCGGCCCAAAAATCTATTCAATTATTAGATAAAATGTGGAAATCATATTTCGTATCAATTAAGGATTGGAAGAAAAATCCAAGTAAATATCTTGGAATGCCTAAATTACCGAGATATCTTCCAAAAGACGGTAGACAAGTATTTATGTTAAAGAATATTCAGTGTTCATTAAAAGATGGTCTATTTAGAATTTCTTATAAACCATTTAAACAATATACAGTTCCGACACATGCTAACGGAAAATTGATACAATGTCGATTTGTTCCGAAACCCAATTATTATGTAATGGAAATCGTATATGAAATTGAAGTGCCGGATATTTTAGAAGAGAGAAATAGAATTTGCAGTATTGATTTGGGAACAGAGAATTTAATAACAATGGTAAATAATTTTAGAGAGCAGCCAGTGATTATTAAGGGTGGTGATATTAAATCAGCTAATCAATTTTATAATAAGAAGAAAGCCGAATTACAGTCACAATTAAAGAAAGAAACAGGTAAAGATTGGAGCAACAAACTTCAAAAACTGACTAATAAGAGAAATGAGAAAATTAAATATCTTATGCATTGTGTAAGCAAACAAGTGATTGATTATTGTGTTCTTTATAATGTCGACACTTTTATAATTGGATTGAATAAAAAGTGGAAACAAGAAAATTGTAGTAAACAGAACTTTACTTATATTCCATATGATATGTTTATTAATCAGCTAAAAAGTAAATGTGAAGAAAATGGAATAGCTGTGATAACAACGGAAGAGTCCTACACTTCTGGAACATCATTCATTGATGAAGAACAGCCAGTAAAAGAGAATTACAATAAGGATAGACGAGTTCATAGAGGGTTATTTATAAGCAATCAAGGCAAAAAGATTAATGCTGATGTAAACGGTGCTTATCAAATTATGAAAAAGGTAATTCCTGATGTCTTTGACGAGGGAATAGAGGGTGCAGGTTTACACCCAATACGGCTGAAAGCTGTATAAATGGCAATATAAAAGCCAATGAATCTCCGCTTTCATCTAGAAATAATCACTTGGATCTGGGTCGCCATAATCATCATAATCACCTTGCGCATATAATTCATATCGCTTACGGATGCATTCTTTGTGAGCGAGGTCCCAATTATCAAAGTAACCTATATTGTCTTTATCTCTATCGTCTAACATGTGACCACAAATAGGGCATTTATGCATATGACTCATAATTAACACTCCTTTTATGGGATTGATTATGTAATACAAAATTATCAATTAATAAAGTTTACAAAATTAAATATAACACAAATAATAGCAATTCACAACAGTACCATACATTAAATTAAAGTTTCTAATAGAGAATTAAAACTAACAAGTACATGATTGCAACATGTAAAAATAAAAGAAAGGGTAGAGGTTTCTCGCGAGGTAACAGTACTGTACCCTTAATTATGAATGGAAAACAATATTAGAGAGAATACAAGAAGACCAGTAAAGTGTGAAATATATCGTGACTCAATGCAGAATTACAAAAAGTATGGTATCAGACCTGCTCAATTAATCATTGCAGATATCCCATACAACGTAGGAAATAACTTCTATGGTTCAAACCCTATGTGGTATAAGAACGGAGACAGCTCAAATGGAGAAAGCAAACTTGCTGGAAAAGCAGCTTTTAACTCTGATTTTAATTTCAATCTTTATGAATACTTTCATTTTTGTTCCAAGATGTTAAAGAAGGATGATAATAGACCAGTTCCAAGAGGAAGAAGTTCAGACAGCCCTTGTATGATTGTATTTTGCTCCTTTGAACAGATTCAGACATTGATTGATGCAGCAAAGAAACATGGATTTGTAAATTACATACCACTGGTTTTTGTTAAGAATTACAGCCCACAGGTTTTAAAAGCAAACATGCGTGTTGTTGGGGCGACTGAATATGCCCTATTGTTTTATCGTAATAAACTTCCGAAATTCAGAAATGGATTGCAGATTGACGAGAATGGGAAGAACATTCGCGGGACAGGGCATATGGTCTTTAACTGGTTTACATGGGAGAAAGATGGGAAAAACATTCCTAAAATTCATCCAGCACAAAAACCGGTAGGTGTGTTGAAAAAGTTAATTGAAACATTTACTGATCCAGGAGATGTTGTGATAGATCCCTGTTGTGGTTCAGGAGCAACTTTGAGGGCAGCTCACGAACTAGGAAGATCGGCTTATGGCTTTGAAATTGATAGAAACTTTTTCACCAGAGCAAAAGATGAAATGCTTGTATTTGCAGATGAGAAATAAGAATACATAGAATGAAAATTTGATTGGAGAAGTCATGGAAGGATATTGTCAACAATGCGTGTATGCAGATAGACAAAAGCCACATAAAGAGTTTCAGAATTACAAAATCATGATTTATTGTACTAAAAAGAAACATGATGTTAATTGCTATGGTAAGGAAAAATGTTTCATAGAAAATAGAGATTGGCAACATTTGAATGATTAAATATTAAGAGAGGAGAAATGGTTTGTGCGCACAATAAACTGCAGTTTCTCCAAGAAGATAAATGTTAGAAATCAATCAGCTTTACAACGTCGATTGCCTTGAAGGAATGAAGGAAATTGATGATAAGTCTATACACCTGATTGTTCCAGATTTACCTTATGGACAAAAATCCAGAAATTCATGGGATTCGGTTATACCATTTAATGACTATATTTTGATGGGCAATAGAGTGATTTATGAAAAAGATGTGTGGAAGGTATGTCTCGATCTTGGAAAGTCTATTCAAGAAGGACTCGATTGGTTCCATAAAAACAAGGAGCCAGGACTATGGACTCACTATGAAAGAATAATTAAAGATAATGGAGCAATTATCTTATTTGCGAATGGAATGTTCACTGCCGATTTGATGCAAAGTAACCGTAAATTATGGAGATATAACCTGATATGGGAGAAGACTCAACCAACAGGATTTTATAATTCTAAGAAAATGCCTTTAAGATCACATGAAGACATCTGTATTTTCTATAAGAAGCCGCCTACATATAATCCTCAAAAGACAACTGGACATACTAGGAAGGTCAGTAAGGCAGAACATAAGGTTAATTGTAAACAGTCAACGGATTATGGCGTGGGCGGACTTACTACATATGACAGTACGGAAAGATATCCAAAATCAGTATGGACTTTTGCAAAAGATATTCAAAAATCAGCCTTACATCCGACACAAAAACCCGTGGCTCTGATAGAGGAATTAATTAAGACTTATACAAACGAAGGGGATTTAGTGCTAGATAATTGTGCCGGGAGTATGACTACTGCCGTTGCAGCCATCAATACAGGAAGAAGTTACATTTGTATGGAGAAAGATAAAGAGATATTTGAAATAGGAAGGGAGAGGGTGGAAAATCATGCACAGTAAAAAATGTAATGTTTGTGGAAAAGGTATTTATAAGTATGGTTCTGGTTTGTATGACTATTATTCATGTAATCATGCGTATGAGAAACCGTTAAATTCTACCGATAAAGGTAGATGGATACATTATCCCTCACCTTACGAAAATGAAAACTAAGAATGTCTAAATAAATGAATGATTTCATATGGATATTTTTTATCCAAGTTCTTCTATACTCAGCCCCAAACATTTTTTATTGCAATATATCCAAGTGGCAAATACATAAATAGCAAATTTATTCTTTGCCATAACCCCTCTTTTGCCACGATTGTTTTCTGTAATTCTGGCTTATCTGCCATGATAAACAACACGAAGAACAGAAGAGCGAGCACAAAAGAAATTGCAGCTATCATTCCTGTTGTTTTATCATTTGCCTTGAACGAGAGTATTGCTAAAAACAACGGCACAAACAAAAACAGCATAAAGCCGATGGCTGACCCAGCACCATGTATTTTTGAGGCGGTAGTAACTACATCTTTTGTTTCATTTACACTGAAAAAGCAGGTAAATATACACGCTCCCACAGCGAAGATTGTAATAAATAAAATAGATACCATGATTAAAGGCTTTGACACCTGATAGTAGGCGTTATAAATTGCAGGAGTGGATATTAAAAACAATAAACCAACAAGTAACATCCATAAGTTAAATGGTAGTCTAACAGGACTATGGTTATTTCCCAACGTACTGATTACCATTGTAGTATGACTATATCCTTTATAAAAAGGGGCAAGGACAATTGGTATAATTATCTCGCCAACAACAGCGATCAACAAGGCATGCCATCCGTATTTGATAATCGTATTCATAAAATAACCATTCCTCCCCATATCCCCATTACATAGTATTTGATAAATAAAATTCTAATTATAGAATACAGTGATTTTTGATAATTATCAATATATTCTTTAATATTTAATATTCTATCAAATTGATATTTATGATGAAAGAGAGGTTTTAATGCGAAAGGAGATTATTTGTGTTTATTGAAGCAGACGAAGAAAGGGTGTTAAACCCAATAGATATTGCATATATGACAGGAAAATCTAAAACACCGATTGATCATAATTTAAAAACTGAAAAAGAAATCTTAGATAATCTCGTAGCTGCATGGAATGCATTCGTAAAACTTCCGGTAACTCACCCAATGGAATTGGGAGATTTTTGCGACGGAATACATAGGTGCCAGTACGTGTTAATGGCAAGAGAAGCTAGGAGAAGTAGACCAGATATTTATCCGATTAAGGAGAAGGAGAAATAACAATGAATAAATTATTAGAAAAGAACAAAGATGGATCAATTGATGTTTTAGATGAATACGGATATTCAAAATATCGAATCGAAAAAGATGAGGCAGGTATTATCTCTTATCTAGCAAATAGACTGTTAGATTACGAAACAGGAATGGATAAGGATAATCTAGTATCAGTCCTGAATGACTATTTCAGCATTTACACGGATACATACGCCTACAACCTTACAAGAGATAAATCTGCATTTTCTCATGGAACTATGGCAATGGACGACTTTGAAGAGTTTACAGAAGAAACAACAACTGATCTTGCAGAGCATCTTATCAACAAGGTATTTTAAGATAAGATGAAAGTAACGTTTTAACGGAGAATTATAAAATAAGAAGGAGGTAAGGTCGGCAGCCGATAAAAGATTAATCTACCTCTAAGCTGATTGTTAGAATTAAAAAGAGTAAAAAGGTCCGATGTAGATGTTCAATATTTAATGTCTATTCACTATTCACATCCTAAAGGATTCGTTGGAAGACAGTTGATATATAAAATATATGATGATAATGATTTTGTGGGTGTAATTGTGGGAGGTAGCGCTACCTTACATTTACCGGGAAGAAATGAATTTTTTAAAGATAATTATTACATAAACGGAATTATAAACAATAACTTTTTTCACCTAATTGATAATCATGGAGATAAAAATTTAGGCACAAAAGTATTATCTAGATGGAGAAAACAAATAGTAGTTGATTGGGAAGGAAAGTATGAAGATAAGGTTGTAGGGTTTGAGAGCCTTGTAGAATTACCGAGATCTGGTGCCATGTATAAAGCTGACAACTGGACACTTGTTGGACAGACAAAAGGATATACTTGTAGAAGAGTACCTGGAAAAGAAACGGGTGTATTTACGGGAGGTAAAAGAGTTTGGAATACAAATTTGGATGAATTAAAGCCCAAGTTGGTATTCTGTAAGATGAAATAATACTTTCAAATGGAAAGAAAGGAGAAAGATGTATTTAACCAGAAAAATTAAATTTCATAATGGAAAATGTACCGATGGAATAAATGGAAAGATGAATAAAGATACTTACTTGTTTTCTGAACATATTGATAAGTTATGTGTTGAAGCTAATTTACAATATGGAGTTAGAGCAAAATTCATTGGTATAAAAGAAGATAGTGATAATAACTGGACGATAAAAATTAAGGTAAATAACAAAGATTATTTTAATGTAATTGCGCTGAACTTTATAAAATATTTCAACGATGTTATCTCAGCAGTTGAATACTAATAAAACAAACCTTTCAATCAGAAAAGAGGTGATTAATATATACGGAAATGTCGGTGAAAAGTGGGTTCAAATTAAAGAATTAAAATTAGGAGCTTTAGACCTCAAAGAGATAGGAACTGAATTTACAATAAAGGATTACTATTCTGTGCCACACGGCTTTGCTTCAATTGATTATAAGGGTGTTCTGTTATTCATTCCTGATAAAATATTTGAGGAACATTTTGTTAAGTGGAGTAAGTATAAACAGTATTATCAGTTGGGAGACCGGATAATGATTAATGCTAACGGAAATTTAAGTACATACACCATTGAATACATAAAAGGTGAAGGAAACTGTGTGACATTAGATCTAAAACAGGATTGAGGTTTTGATGGATAGAAAATATCAAAGAAGGATAGAAGCCAGAGAATGCCCATTCTGTGGAGATAAATGGATTGAGGTATATGAAAGCAGATACGGAGGATTCTTTGTAGAGTGTCAGAACTGTGGTGCTGAGATTGGGAATCCTGATTGTGAAGAATGGGCTATTGAGAGTTGGAATAACAGATGGGAGGAATGAATGAGTAATTTAGGTTGGATTATTATAATAGCAATTCTTGTTACAGGTTCATGTGTTGAAATGATATGTGATGCATATAAGGAAACTCATAAAAAAGACAAAGATGAATAACATTGAAATCAACATTTAATGGGACAAAATAGATGAAGATTTATTACAATTTTCGAGAAGAAATATCGCTAAGTTAAGCATATGTTCCTTCTCGAAAATACTAGAAATTTACTAACTATTTAAAATCATATTTAATGGAAAATATGATGAACAAAAGTCAGGCTTCAATCCCTGCCTTTTATAAAATCTTATTGCAGATTGATAATCGCTCATTTGGTTATAAGCATCTGCAAATAGAACATAATGCTTATTATATTTCAATGGGTCGTCTCGTAATTCTGGGGTACCATATGCGAACTCTTGATTATGTATCCAGTTGCCATAATTGTCTCTTAAGTACCTATAAACCTTGCTCCATTCTGAATACTCCATAATGCCAGGGTATGGTTTGACAATTTTGTCAAGCTCATCACTAAACTCACCGGGTGTCATATGATTAAATGCAAATCCCATTGTGATAAGACATTTTAAATTTAAGTCTTTATAAAACTCCCTAGCATCGATATTATTACTCTCTTTATCAATTAAGCTTTTAAAATAATCGATCAACATTATTAAATTTACAAACTCTATGCTTCCGAATTCACCCATTATGGGAATTAAATTTGAAGAACCCTTGTACGTATTGTAATAGTATAGAACTTTTGCTTTAAAATCATCTTTTGATAAAGAGGTAGTATAATAATAAAATTTTTCATTGATTTCAGTAGTTATTTTATTGGGATTATTAGAGATTATTGATTCGTTATCTCCACCAGTCTTAATAAACTCATCCTCTTCGGCATATGGGTCAACCTCAATAAGTTTTATACGTTCGTCTTCTCTGGTTGCCTTAAGCTTTTTATACAATGTAGAGGCCCCTCTATTTGCTACCAATTTATCTAAGTCAGTGTGATGACCATACACAGTTGTATTAAAGGTGAATTCTAAGATTTTATAAACATTATTAGCAAGTATTCCATTTGATTCAAAGTCAAGAAACAATTTGAACTTTTCGGACACCCTATAAATCCATAAACGTAGCGCAAAAATATATGAAAAAAATAACTTAATAACATCTAAATATTCAACTAACTTTGCTTCGGTTTCATTATCACTTTTATAAAAAAATAAATTACTATCTTCAATACATTCTATAAAAATTTTATTAATATCGCTAACTTTTACTATACCTTTACAGCTATAAAGAGTAATGATTCTAGACCAAGACCTCAAATTATGTTTCCTAATACAGTCTGTGGCTTCGCGCAATCCTTTTATGATACTTAATAGTTTCTTGTCCTCTGTTTCAAACGATAAGTCTTTTCTGGTTTTAAGTTCAACATTTGAATAATAGTTAGCGACCTCAGAACCTGTAATCCTCATTTCGTTTATATAACTATCAAGTATTGGAGCAACGTTTTCTTCGCACCATATTTTAATGGCTTCTTGTATGTCTGTAGCTGAACCATCGCGATATGATTTAATTTTTTTCCAAGAGAACGATAAGGTGTTCATATTTAGGAATCCCTTTCCTGTGTTTTTATCTTTATCACATGTTTAAAAGTTGAAACTAACTTTTAAATAATATTATCACAGGAATGTTGAATTTTCAATTAAAACGGAGAATATTATACAATTAATTGGCAAGTGTTAAAGGTTAAATATACTGTGAGGTTAATTCAATTGAGTGGAAATTTGAATAAAGCGAAAAAACTATAGGTGTTTAAAAATACAAAAAGTTAATTTGAAAGGAGAAAAAACAATATGAGCAATAAAAATTTAGAGAATTTGATTCAAAAAACAGCGGAAGATACGGTGAGCAAAGTTAGATTGGCTGGTATGAGAGCTGGCGCCACTGGTATCCTGGGCGCTGTGTTAAACATGTGTAATGAGGGAAAGAGCGTTACTGACATTAAATCGTTTTGTGAAAAGTCATTAAACTTAGAAGGAATGAAAGGGGATATGTAATTTGAGATATATTTCAGATGAGGACTACAAGAGAATTATGAAGAGAATGGTGGATATTGATAAGGTTCAAATCTTTAGTTCTGAAAAGGAGTGTTTAGATTACGAAAAGGCTTTAAATGAAGAAAGACTCAAACGAGAAAGATTGATTGCTGAAAAGAACAAGCGTAAAGATGAAGTTACGAAGGCATACGATATTTTTACTGAACTGTTGAAAAAATATGCAGATGATTATAACGAACCAGTGACATTAAACAATGTTACATATCCATTGGATAGACTATTTCCCAGAGGGATTTGTCGACTGTAAAGCAAAGGTTGAAACGGAAGTTTCATTGAGAGAGGAGAACATTTGGAGGATATTTTAGGAAGAGAATTACATGATGGTGATATTTGTGTTGGTAAAGGAACTGGCAGGTACGTAAGAGGAATGGATATTGGGGTATGGTCGGGGAAATCCATTGCTTTTAAAGGTGGAAACAAAAGATCGATGGGTGACGTATTCCTTATAGTTAATCCAACAGAAGAAGAACTAGCGATTAAGAGCGAGATTGAAAAATCGCTTATTGATATCGAAAACGAAAGACGAGAAAAAGATTCTGTGAAAACAATACCACTGAGTAAACTTGAAATAGGTGGCATCTATAATTGTAATAATGGACACTCATACATATATCTCGGTATACGCAAAGTTACATTTGAAAACTTATATTATAGAGGTTCGGCTCCCAAGATTCAAGAAGGACATTGTTTTGTTTTCGTATGTGGCGAAGACGATGAAAAGGTTAAAAATGACATTGTTAAAATTGGCACATATCATGGGAACCACAGTGTTGAAGTTTTGAAAGGAAATAAAAAGCTCGTGGAATTAATTCGAAAAGTTGATTTGAATTTTCCTATGGTTAATGAAGTTCAAAACAGTAGTAGTTATAAGTATAGTATAAACTACCATTATAAATTAACAATCGAATAGTCATAGAATTGGGAATTCAAAGGAGGATAAGATACTATGAATTGTGTTTGTCCTGGTTGTGGCAAGCTGTTGTCAGAGCAGTTCCCACATCGACATGATCCGAAAACTGGTATTTTAATAATTGAACAGCCATACGAGATTGTATTATGTGCTGGTTGTGCTAAGAAATTAGAGGATTCTATTAAAGGAGAATAAGATTTTGACGAATAAGGAAGCAATAGAATCTTTACAAAATATCGTTGAATATTGGAGTATGCGTCCGTCAGAACAGGAGGCGGCAAGATTAGCAATTAAAGCATTAGAACAGCAAAACGATAACTGTGTTTATAAGATTATGTTGACAGATTCTTATCGTGAGACGCCTAGAGAAATTTCAGATTTAATTTTTTCTTCATATGATAGTGCTGAGCAGTATAGAAGAGAAAATAGTTTGCAAAATGGATGGTGGTCAATAGAAAAAATTAAACCACTTTAATAGGGTCAATGATATTGAAATGAAACTGGACTTTCAACAGTAAAATGATTTAAAAGTGGGTAATTAGTTGGCAGCTTATTACTTACAAAACTTACAGACTTATACATTACTTTTCAACAATTTTTAAAATCGAATATAGGAGGCAAAGAATATTAAAGGAATTATTTATGCCGAAGATTTGGCGCGGGAACTAATGAAATATCCCAGGGCTTATGTTTGTGCTGGGAAAAATGGATCAGATACATACAGAGACGATAGAAAAATCATGAATGTGTTTCTTAGAGATGGGGATACCCTTGTCTTAGATACAGATAATTATGATGGAAATGGATTATTAAAATATTATAGGTAGGAGGAATAACGTATGCAGAAAACGTTTTTTAATTGGTTCGGAGATGATTGGAAACGTGTAAAAAATCATTGTAGAACAACAGACAATAAAAATTTCACAGAAAATGATGTTACGGATAATTTTAAAAAGAAACTATTGATTTCTGAACACTCGCCTATTAGATTACTTGAAGTTGATTGGTCATGGAGAGGAATTAAATACTGGTTGAGTACAGAATGGTCACGACATAAATTTGAAAAATTTATTAGCACACAGAGAAATGATAGATTGGTCGATAATATTTCTCGCGATAAAAAGCCACAAGATGTACCCGTAAACTTTGATGGTTATGCGAATATGCAAAATCTTATTGATGCTTGGAGAAAGAGATTATGTTTTATGGCGGCAAAGGAAGCTAGAGAGCTCGCTGAAGATTTTAAGATTGAACTAAACAAAACCCATCCAATTGAGGCTGGTGTCCTTCAAAAAAATTGTATATATAGGTGTGGTTGCCCAGAATTTAAAAGTTGTGGATATTGGGAATCTTTTTGTAATCGAAATAAAGATAAAAATTTACTAGATATTGAAACGAGATACGGGTTGGCTGATAACGATTTTTATCAGTAATAAAATTAGAGGAAATTATTGTTGGGTAAAGAATTAGACATTATTGGTAATATTTATGGAGATATGGAGGTTATTGATTATATAAGTAAAACTAAAAATTTTGTTAAAATTTACAGAGTAAAATGTAGGATTTGTAATAAAGAAAAGAACATTCAGCTAGCAAGATTAAATCGCATGGAAACGGTTTATCACAATAACAAAGAGAGTTATTTAGCAGAAAGAGATGGAAATATCGGATTAAAGGTTAATGATTACACCATCATTGAAAGATGTAAGGATAACCAGGAGTATTATGTTGCTAAGTGTGATATTTGTGGAGTTTCCTTTCGTACAACTATAGGCAACTTCAAAAAAGAATATGGAACTAGACATGAAATGTGTACGTTCCATCTACCGGATTCTCCATATCTAAAGAGGTTCAGAAAAATATATAGCTGTATGAGATATAGAACAACTAATCCCAAATACAATGAGTTCTATTTATATGGTGGCAGAGGAATTAAATCTGAATATTTTGAGGATTTTATTGTATTCTATCGTGATATGTTTAATTCATATATTGCGCATTGTGAATTATGTGGTGAAAATAATACTACAATTGACAGAATTGATGTGAATGGTGACTATACTAAAGATAATTGTAGATGGACAACATATAAAACTCAAGCTAATAACACGAGATTCAATAAATATTTTAAATATGATAATAAAATATTTACGTTGAAGCAGCTATGCGAATTATTAAATCTACAATACGGAACAATTTTTAATAGACTAGTTAATTTGAAGTGGGGAATTTATGAAAGTTTCGGCATTAGCCCAAAGGATCATACATTGATATATCTTAATAATTATAAAGGAGATGAACAATGAACTGCATAGATTGTGATGCTTGTAAGCAAGGATTCTTTAAATCTAAACCAGGAATGTATGTTTGTACAGGAACTAAAGAACCGTTTGTGATAGAAAATATTGGTCATCAATGCACTGAGTATCCGGATAAAAATATCAATATGGAGAATAAGTATATGAAGGAGGTTATTAAAACATTGACAGAAAAAGAGCAGGTAAACCACCCGTCCCATTATGGAGGGAAAAATAATCCATATGAAGCCAGAAAGGTTATAAAAGCATGGGGATTAAATTTTAATCTTGGTAACGTTGCAAAATACATAAGCAGAGCCGGTAAAAAAGATTTAAAAGGTGATGTGCTGAAGTCTACGATTGAAGATTTAGGTAAGGCAAAACAGTATATTGAGTTTGAGATTGAAGAACTCAACGAGCAGTTAGAAGCAATTGCCTGTCAAGATTAAGGAGATAGAAGATGGTTTTCAATGAAAGAATGTTGAGCGAGTATAAAGGATTATCAAACGCTATGGGATTTATTAAAGGCCATATTTACGAAATCGAGATTGAGCAGATGAAGCATGGATATGAAGTATCAGTTTTCTACGATACAATACTGAACCATGAACTAAAGCGGTTAAATGTACTCTATAGTAGTGAATCAAGCTTGAAATCAAATTGGGACTTATAGGAAGGGAGGAGTGAAATGAAACATGTTTGGTTATGTGGAGCATCAGAAAAGGTCAATTTTGAAGACAGTAACTGGTGGAGGGAAAGTTGCATTAAATGGTTTGAAAATAATTCTGACTCTTTTAGGGCTTGGAATCCAAACAATTACTATAATTACCGTGAGCAACTTCATAAGTCTGATACTGAAATCCTTAGATTTTGTGATAACAGGGTTGAAAAGGCTGATGTAGTATTAGTAAATCTTCAAAGTATAAGGCAATCGGTAGGAAGTATTATGGAAGTTGCTTGGGCATGGAAAGCAAGAAAACCAATTATCGGATTCCTGGAAGATGATGAGATTGAGATTGGTGGTGGTACATTACCATTAGATTTAAAGAAAGTATGTCACCCGTTTGTGGTTGAGTGTTGTAATAGGATTGAAACAGGGTATGACGCAAGGTTAGATGCTTTGGAGTACATAGATAAATATTACGGAGAATAGGAGGAGGATTGAGTCTTGCAAATCAAATTATATTCTACACATTGTCCAAGGTGTGAAGTTTTAAAAAAGAAGTTAATCGAAAAAAGTGTTGTCTTTGAAGAAATTAATGATACGAGCATTATGTTAGAGAAGGGGTTCCTATCGGCCCCTATGTTAGAAGTAGATGATGTAGTTATTGACTTTTTAGAAGCAACAAAATGGATGAAAACAATGGAGCAAGGAGATACAAATGGACATTAATATCAAACTGAATAAAAATTTTACCACGGCATTTAATAAAATGCTTAATGAGTATGGAGAAGAAATGGCGAGACTGAATGGATTTTCAGAAGCTCAACTTAGCTATACTGATTTCATTGATAATTTCGTAGATAAACAGACTGTGGCAGATGCAAGTATAGATGGCAATGCCAATGCAGGGACAAAAGATATCTGCTCTCTAGAAGCAGAAATGAATAAACCTCACTCAAAGTTGCTTGCATTCAACAAGATCTATTACGAGTTAAACAAGAAATATGGATTCAAGACAGCAAACGAATGGTTGAAAGCTGAGTGGGACGGACATTTTTATTTACATGATGCTGCTAGCTCCACAATGAAACCATATTGCTTTGCTTATGATATTGAACGCTTGGTGAAGAAAGGTCTATATTTTATTGACAACTTTAATGCCCAGCCTCCAAAACACTTAGTTACATATACTGATTTTGTCGGTGAATTTGTAAGCTGGACAAGTAATAGAACATCTGGGGCTTGCGGACTACCTAGCTTCTTAATTTACTCATTTTATTTCTGGAAAAAGGATGTAGAAGATGGTTATTATACCGGTACACCAGAAAGATACCGAGATCAGGAATTCCAAAGGATTATTTACAAACTGAATCAGCCATATTTGAGAGTAAATCAGTCAGCATTTACGAATTTCTCTGTCTTTGATCATCCATATATGGAATCTTTATATGGCGGTAAAGAATTTCCGGACGGTACATTTATCATTGACTATATTGATGAATTGATAGAGTACCAGAAGAGTTTTATGGAAGTGGTAAGCGAAGTTAGAAGTAAGAACATGATGACTTTTCCTGTACTTTCATATTCGTTGCTCCGCAAAGATGGAAAATTTGTAGACGAAGATTTCGCTAAGTGGTGTTGTAAGCATAATATGAAGTGGGCTGACAGTAACTTTTTTGTAAGTGATGATATTACCTCATTAAGTAACTGCTGTCGTCTGATTAGCGATGTTAAGAACCTAGGTTATTTTAATTCTATAGGAGGTACGGCTCTAGAAGTAGGTAGTATTAAGGTAAACACTGTAAACCTTGCTAGGATTGCATATGAAAATAGTACAAAAGAAGATTACTTAGTTGCATTGAAGGATTTAGTGATTCTTAACCTTCAGGCTCTTGATTGTGTAAGGGGTATTATTGAAAGAAATATAAAGAAAGGGTTGTTACCAAATTATTCAAAAGATGTAATGTCTATGGAGTCTCAATATAACACAATTGGCATCATTGGTGTTTATGAAGCCTTACAGAAGTTTGGATATACCAATAAAGACGAGTTTGGCAACACATTCTACTCTACTGATGGCATAGAGTTTGCAAAAGACATTCTGAAAATGATTACAGATACAAAGAATGATTTTGGGACTAATAAAGACTATCAGATAAATATTGAAGAAATACCTGCTGAGAGAGCGGCAGCGATTCTTATGGAAAAAGATAGATTCTTTTATCCAGATGAAGCATATGAACTCCCCCTATATGGCAACCAGTGGATTCCACTTGGCGTGAAAACTACATTGCAGGAGAAAATAAGACTTAGTGCTATTCTTGATAAGGCTTGTTCAGGTGGAAGTATAGCACATATTAATTTAGACGCTCCATTGGAGAACTTTGATACAGCCTGGGATATGCTAAATTATGTCGCAGATCAAGGTGTGGTTTATTTTGCTTTCTGTTTGAGAATTAGTACATGTAAAAATAATCACGGATTTTACGGAACAATATGCCCATACTGTGGGGAACCGGTTGAAACTACATGGCAAAGAATCGTTGGATTCTTAACTCCTGAAAAAACATATTCCAAAGAAAGAAAATCAGAGTTTGTAAAAAGAGATTGGTTTGAAATGGATAGAATGAGGGAGATAGGTTAAATGAGAATCAAGGGGTTACGAGATGAGGATTTTGTAAATTACAAAAAGCCTTCATTGTTTATAGGTTCTATCGTCTGCGATTGGAAATGCTGCAATGAGCAATGTCTTGACAAGTCCGTGTGTCAAAACTCATCACTTGCAACCTCTAAAATTATTAATATGTCTACTGATGAAATATTCCGTAGATATATTAATAATTCAATTACAAAAGCGATAGTTATTGGAGGCTTGGAGCCGTTTTTACAGTTTGAAGAAGTGGTTAATTTAGTGGACCATTTTAGGGCGAACAAATGCAATGATGATTTTGTTATATATACGGGTTATTACAGAGATGAGATTATTAAACAAATAGATTGTTTACAACAATACGAGAACGTAATAGTAAAATTTGGCAGATATATACCTGGCCATGAAAAACACTATGATGATGCATTGGGTGTTTATTTAGCAAGTAACAATCAATATGCAGAAAAAATAAGCTAAGAAAATTATTATAAGGAGAAATAGATTATGTGGTTTATAGTAGGATTATTTGTCGGTGCACTACTAGGACTAATCTTAACATCTTTGTGTGTAGCTAGTTCTAGAAATTGGGATACAGATGACGAATAGAAGGAGAATTAAATGATAGTAAGTACCAACAAATTATTATGGGCAAAGGTTAAACCAAACGCAATTATACCAACGAAAAGGACTGAAGACGCAGGATATGACATTTACCCTTGTTTTGAAGAGGACTATATTATAGTTCCCACTCATGAAACGAAATTAATCCCAACAGGAATTGCAAGTGCGTTTTCAAATGATTATGTTGCCGTATTAAAAGAAAGGGGATCTACAGGGACAAAAGGAATCGCCCAGAGATCGGGAATTATAGATAGTGGCTTCAGGAATGAATGGCTATGTCCTATTACGAACACAACCAATAAAGAAATGATTATTTCTAAATTTTCCTTAAAGGAACTTACAGATATATATGGCGTTTATGACGAATATGGAGGAATATACATAGACGATTTTGAATGTCGTATATATTTAAAAGTAGATGGATTAGACATTGAAGAAAATCCAACAATTATCTACCCATATTCTAAAGCAATATGCCAAGCGCTAATATTACCAATTCCTAAAATGATCTCAAAAGAAATCTCGTATGATGAACTTAAATCCATTACTAGTGAACGTGGTATGGGTATGCTAGGAAGTAGCTATAAGTAGTTAGTAACATACTGAGCGCCTGTGGTTGCAAACATAGGCTTTACATAAATCAATTTTAAACTATAGGATACCGGTATCCTTCAAATCGAAAATTTGGAGGATTGTAATGAGAAAATTAATAACAGTAGGCATGACATCATTCTGTCTCGCCTTTACGATGCCCATGGCGACATGGGCGAATTATGTAGAAGAAACCGCTACTGCGGCACAGTTTGAATCAGAATTACCATATACTACAGATTTTACGTTGAAATTTGCTAATCAAGCAGGAGTAAACATTAGAGAAGAACCTAATACAAGATCAAAAATTTTAGGTCATACACTCTTAAACACAACATTTGAGGTTGTACTGGATATCGGAGGTTGGAGTATGATTACTACCGAAGATGGATATTCATACATAAAATCAGAATTTCTAAACGATGAAGAAGTGAAATACACCACTGAAGATTTATACATAATGGCACACGTACTAGCTGGTGAAGCACAATTCTGTGATGATACAGAGCAAAGATATGTTGGATCAGTTGTATTAAATCGTGTTGCTCATTCCGAGTACCCAGACACGATTAAAGGAGTGGTATTTGAGAAAAAACAGTATTCCAGTGTAGCCGATGGCAATTATAATCGAAAGCCTACGGAAAGTAATTGGGCAAATGCAAAATGGTTGCTTGAAAACGGAAGCATACTTCCTGGATATGTTATCTTCCAATCGAAGGGTAAACAAGGGAATGGTGTGTATTTGAAGACTAAATGGCATCAGTATTGCTATTAAGAAGGAGATAAGTTGACTGTTTCTGAGAAAAAGAAACGTGAATTACATAGAATTTATAATGCGCTTACTGAATATGAATTGACAGCACTTGATGAAAACAAATGGCTTGATTTAGTGGACTGTGGTATAATTGATCCGTACACGATGCTAAAACAAGTTAATATGATTAAAGAAAAGAAAGTTAAATCAGTTCACCCATATGCATTTACACCTTGCTCAGATGGGCGGATTACTACATGGCTAGCTGATGAGACAAAACCAAAAGGTAGACGGAATGTAAGATCGTCTGATTATGATTCACTAATTGACAAGCTATATGAACATTACTTCGGACATGGACTGCAAGAAAAACAGCTAAAGTTTTGCGATATTTTTGAAGAATGGCTTTCTTACAAGGGGAAGAAGAAAAACAACTCAGACGAAACAATAAAGCAAAACAGAGCAAGTTATCAGAAATATGTTCAGGGAACAGATATTGATAATATGCCATTAGCAAAGATTAAAACAATCGATCTTGAGAACTGGGCTATTGATGTATTAATCAATACTCCTATGACCGCAAAGGGCTTTAATACTCATAAGATTGTTGTCACTGGCACCCTTCGTTATGCAAAAAGAATGGGAGTTATTCCGGATGACCCTTGGAAAAAAGAAGAGTTAGAATATACTCATCTATTTAAGTCTACAAGACGTAAACCTTCTGCCGATATGGTGTTTTATCCAGATGAAATTGAAGACCTCATTGAAGAATTTGACAGAGGTTATGAACTAAATGGAAACGTAGCCAATTTAGGTCTAAAGGGTAATTTTGAGTTAGGATTAAGAATAGGTGAATTATGTGCCTTAAAATGGTCTGATATTAACTGGCAAAATGAAACTGTTTTTATTCAGCGAATGGAAGATAGTTCTGGACAAGTCGTTGATTACGTGAAATCGGATGCTGAAACTGGATATAGGGAATTAAATCTGAGTGATGAGCTGATTGATATATTCAAGAAAATCAGGAGAAGTAGTGATGTTTTATCCGAGTATGTTTTCCTCAAAGCAGATGGAAGCCGGGCAGATAAAATGGTCTTTGTACATCGTCTTGAAAAAGCTGAGATTACTTTAGGTTGGAAAGAATCTGGGAACATGAAGCGTTCTCACTGTATCAGACGTACCGTAGCAAGCAGAATGAATGCTAATGGTTGGGCACTAGATGAGATTAGACGTTGGCTTGGTCATACTATGACATCTACCACTTTAACGTATATTTATAATCCATTTAGAGAGAGTGAGACACAGAAAAAGGTCAAGAAGTTATCGATATTGCACACAAATAAGAGCTGTCAACAATTGTCAACAAAATATGATACTACAATTTCAGAAATAAAAATGCTGGAAGCTTAGTAAATTAAGGCTTCCAGCACATCACAAATAATCGGAGTAACAGGATTTGAAC